TAATATATATAGAAAGTTAAGGAAAGGATTTTTAAAAATCCTTTCCAATACTCAATAAATTATCTTAATTGATAATTTATAAAAAATATTATATAATATATATGTAATAAATAATTAAAAGGAATTGATACTAATGGGACGAAGAAATGGAAAAATGATAATCAATGATTTTTATTGTATGAATTGCGGTCATAAGAATATGAGTTTACCACGTCGTAATAGTCATCAGCATGGTAGATTTCATAGAAAGAAAATGTACTGTGTATTCTGCAAACAAGAAGTAAATCATATTGAATGTAAATCATATGAAGATGTTCTTGAGTTTAAAGAAAATTTTGAAAATGGGGTGTATAAAGATGAAGCACAAGATTCTCTTTCTTATGTGCGGTCCTGCGGGATCAGGGAAGACGACTTACGTCAAGAAGGAAATGGCACAGGCAACAACTTACAAGTGTGTACATGTGTCAAGAGATGAAGTAAGAGCTGAGTTTTTAAACGAAGATGATAAAAACATCTTCAAATATGAAGATGATGTCTTTGATGAGTTCTGTAATAGAATTAAAAATGCTTTAAATGAAGCAACTGATGATATTGCAGTTTTCGCAGACGCAACTCATCTGAGTGAGAAAGCGAGAAATCGAGTTCTTGATAGACTTGATTTGGATGGAGTAGATATTATTCCAGTTGTATTTAATTTACCACTTACTCAGATTCTTGCTCAGAATGAGAATCGAAAAGGAATGGGACGTGCATATGTTCCAAGAGGAACAATCAGAAGAATGTTTTATACTTTTGATAAACCAACTTACAATGAAAAATATACCTACAAACATATTTTGATTGTAGGAGATGCTGATAAGGAGTATGTAGAATGATTTATGTTACTTCAGACCTTCATTTTCGTCATGATAAAGGTTTTATCTACGAACCAAGAGGTTTTCCGAATATTGTTGACCATGATGAAGAAATTATTAGAAGATGGAATGAGCTGGTGCAGCCAGAAGATGAAGTGTATATCTTAGGCGATTTAATGCTGAAAGATAATGAACACGGACTTGAATGTTTAAAACGGCTGAATGGTAAAAAGTATTTTATTATTGGAAACCATGATACAAATACAAGAGTTAATCTTTATAAAGAAAATGGTCTTGAATGTCTTGGATATTCGACAGTTTTAAAATATAGGAAATATAATTTCTATATGAGTCATTATCCAACATTAACTGGTAATGTTGATGATTCAGGATTGCATCATATGACCTTAAATTTATTTGGTCATACACATCAAAAAGATAATTTTTATGAAGATAACTTTTTCATGTATCATGTAGGAATTGATTCTCATAACTGTTATCCAGTTTCACTTGATACAGTTATTGAAGATATAAAAAATAAATATGAGGAGTGTAAAGATATGCTATGAGCCATTTAATTGGGTATAAGAGCTATGACAGCTCTATAAAAGAATCCCAAATTTTACGAGATTTAAACAGTTTTGCTTATGACCCGCAAGAATCAAGTGGGTATCATGGAAATTTAACTTTTCATAAAAATGCAGTTTATAGAAATAAAAATGAAGCTGTTCAAAAACTTAAAAGTTTGGTAACAACGTCATATGATGACCATGCTGTTCTTTATAAAGAAGATGGCAAAGAATATTGGCTAGTGAAATATGAGTATCATTGTTGAACCTTGAAAATTAAATAAATTATTATAAGAGAAGAAGGAGTTAAGTACATGAATATTTTAAGTTCAATTCTTCCATTTATCCCTGTAATTGTTATTGCAGTGGTATTGATTGCGGTCCTTGCAACAGGATATGTAAAGTCCTCACCGGATGTGGCTTACATCATCTCTGGTCCGCACAAGAAACCTCGAATCTTGATTGGCAAATCTGGTATTAAGATTCCATTCTTTGAGAAACTTGATAAGTTGTCTCTTGGTGCGATTCAGATTGATGTAAAAACTCGTACCGCCGTTCCAACAGCAGAGTACATTAACGTAAAAGTTGATTCTACTGTTTCTGTACAGGTTGGAAGAACTGATGAAATGATTGCACTTGCGGCTCAGAACTTCTTGAATGTTAAACGTGAAGTAATTGCAGAAAGAGTTAATGACCTCCTGGAAGGTAATATTCGTGAAATCGTTGGTCAGATGAAACTGACTGAGATGGTATCTGATAGAAAAGCGTTTAGTGAAAAAGTTCAGCAGAATGTAGTTCCTGACCTTGCGAGATTCGGACTTGAGCTTGTTTCCTTTAATGTTCAGAACTTTTCTGATGAGGGTGGCGTTATTGATAACTTAGGTATTGATAACGTTGAGCAGATTAGAAAGAATGCAGCAATCGCTAAATCTGATGCACAGAGAGAAATCGCTGTTGCTGAAGCAGCTAACGCAAAGAAGTCTAATGATGCTAAAGTTCAGGCAGCTGAGGAAATCGCAGTTCGTAACAACGAGTTCGAAATGAAGCAGGCAGACCTCAAAAAGACTGCTGATACTGCAAAGGCTCAGGCTAATGCGGCACAGGCAATTGAGGAAGAGAAACAGCGTCAGTTAAGAGACGTTGCTGCTACTGAAGCAGATATTGCTCGTCAGGAAAAGCAGATTGAACTGAAAGAAAGAGAAGTTGCTATTAAAGAGCGTGCTCTGGAAGCTGAAGTTAAGAAAACTGCTGAAGCTGAGAAGTATGCAGTACAGCAGAGAGCAGATGCTAAACTGTATGAGACTCAGAAGAAATCTGAGGCTGAGCTGTTCGAAAGAACAAAACAGGCAGAGGCTGCTCTTGCAGAAGCACAGAGAGATGCAGATGCTAAGAAAGCTCTTGCAGAAGCCGTAAAAGCACAGGGCGAAGCTGATGCAGCTGCAGCCCAGGCAAAAGGTGAAGCAGAAGCTGCCGCTATTAGAGCTAAACTTGAAGCTGAGGCTGAAGGTCTTCAGAAGAAGGCAGAAGCTATGAAACAGTATGGTGAAGCTGCTAAGCAGGATATGCAGTTACAGGCACTTAAAGTATACTTTGAGCAGTTACCGGCAATCGCTGAAGCTGTTGGTAAAGGATACACAAATGTTGATAAGATTATGATGTTTGGTGGAGACACCTCTAAGCTTGCCGGCGACATCATGACCAATGTAACTCAGGTATCTGAAGGACTGAGCGAATCTCTTGGAATCGACCTGAAGACTCTTCTGGCTGGTTTCATGGGTGGTAACTTAGCCGCAAACAAAGGTGTAACTATTAACGCTGATACAGTTGTTGCTCCGACTGAAGAGTAATTAACTGGGAGGGGCTTAAAAGCCCCTCTTTTTTTTATAAGAAGGAATTAAGTATGGAAATTATTTATTTTGAAGTTAATGATTGGAGTCCAGGAAAAGATTGTCCAGATTGTGAACCATTTGATACTTGGTTAGATGTTGACAATTTAACTTTTAGAAAAGAACCTTGGCTGATAGAAAATAAAATTATTGTAGTTGAAACAATAATTGATATGTCATTAAATTATTGCGTTACAGCTCCAAAAGAATGGGTTGAGAAAAACTGTCCTTGTATTTTAAACTCTAAGTTTATTAGAGAACCAAATGAGAATAATGAAGTGTTTGGAAGATTTGGATGTCCTTTTAAACCTTATACTGAAGAGAATTTAGGATATTGGTTTGCGGGCTGGGATGAGTTTGGAAAGTGGAATCCCAAACGAGAATTTATGTAATAAGATAAAATAGAGTCTTTTAAGACTCTATTTTTTTTTGTGCCAGAAAATTCGGGCTCGTAGGCGCCCTCAGCGACCGTTGCCGCTTAAAAATCGCACCCACCAATTTTTTTTAGCAAAATGTCCCCTTTTTGATTTTCCCTTATTTTTGTGATATAATATTTTTATATAATATAAGGAGGACTTTATATGAAACAACAACCTAAGTTCTACTGGGATGATACTACTAAAACTGCAACTTGCATTTTGGCAGATGGAAATAATATATTTACAGGTATTGCTAGCGCACATCCAGATGATATAGATATGGCTAACGAAAAGACTGGTTATCAGATTGCTTTGTGGAGAGCAGAGATTAAATATTATACTCATATTCGTGACAATGAATTAAAACCAGCTTTAAAAGCATTGAAAAAAGTATTAGATGAAATGAAATATAGTAAACGATTTAATCCAAAATCTTACGAAAATAGAGCTTTATTAAGAAACTTCTATCAAGTAGAATCTGACTTAGATACAATTCGTTATTTATTAGCTAATACTAAGAAAAAACTTAAACAGTACATCTCTGAAAAAGATAAGTTTTATCAAAGAATTAGAGCCAATAGAACAAAGAAAGACAATGTAGGACAAAAACCTTCAATTTAATCTCTCTATTTTCAAATATATATAAGGAGTTAAAAAGGAGGAACAAATGATTCAAAACTTAATATTTTTTATTTTAGGAATAATTTTTATTGAATTAATAATTCCTGTAATAGAGGCTCTAACAATAGTAATTGTCACTGCTTTAGAAGTTGCTAAAGGCAAACTAAACATGATAATTTCTAATTATAATATACGAATCCAAAAGATGGCAGAAGAACTTGAGCCAGAAAATACACATGCCATTGGGTTTGTAGTACAAAATAATGAACCAGAGGAAGAAGAGGAAGACGAATGAAATTTTATGACACATGTGCATTATTGGACAACTTTGAAGCTATGCCAGAAGAGAAGTTCATCATATCTTCTATTACATTAGCGGAACTTGAAAAGATTAAAACATCAACTTCTAAAGATTCTGAAGTTAAATATATCGCAAGAAAAATCTTATCTTTTTTAAATGCAAATCCCGCAAAATATGAAGTTGTATTGTATAAAACATTTTTTACTTATCCTTTTACTGAAAAAGGATTTGAAATAAATAATGATATCAAAATCTTAGCAACTGCATATTCTTATTTTAATAATTTAAAAATAAGTGAGAGAGAAGACTTTTTCTTTGTAACGAATGATTTAACTTTAAAAGTTACTGCTGCCGCATTTTTACCAGTGCAATGTATTATATCTATGTACCCTCCAAAAGATGATTACAGCGGATATAAAGAAATTATAATGGATGATGAAATGATGTCTAATTTTTATTCTAATCCTACTGAAAATACTTATGACTTAAAAGTAAACGAATATATTATTGTAAAAAATAAAGATGGACAAATCGTTGATTCAGCCGTATGGACAGGTTCTGAATATCGCCATACTCAGTTTAGAAGTTTTAATTCTAAATGGTTTGGTGAAGTTAAACCTCTTAAAGGAGATATTTATCAAACACTTGTCGCAGATAGTTTTACAAATAATAAGATAACTCTGGTAAAAGGACCTGCGGGCTCAGGTAAAACATATCTATCTCTTGGATATTTAATGAGTCAATTAGAACGTGGCAAGATTGATAAAATTATTATTTTCTGTAATACAGTTGCTACAAAAAATTCTGCTAAATTAGGATATTTACCAGGTACTAAAGATGAAAAACTTTTAGATTCACAAATCGGAAATGTCCTTGCAAGTAAAATAGGAAGTAGAATCGAATTAGAAAGATTAATGGATGAAGAACAAATTGTTTTACTTCCATTTTCTGATATTAGAGGTTATGACACTACTGGAATGAATGCTGGGATATATATTTCAGAAGCTCAAAATCTTGATATTACACTTATGAAACTTGCTTTACAAAGAATTGGTGAAGATAGTATATGTATTATAGATGGAGATGAAAAAGCACAAGTTGATGACATCGCATTTGCTGGAAATAATAATGGTATGAGACGGGTATCAAAAGTCTATCGAGGCGAAGATATATATGGTGAAATTGAATTAAAAATGATTCATCGTTCTAAAATTGCTAAAATTGCAGAAAGATTATAATATAAACCAGAAGAGATTAATATCTCTTCTGGTTTTTTTATTTATAATGGAAAAACCTTTGAAGGAGATATTTTGGAAGAGGAGGTTTATATAAATGGCTTCAATTGAAAAAAATATTTGGGATTATCTAATTAAAGAAATTAATAATCCATATGGTGTTGCCGGATTAATGGGTAATATCTATGCTGAATCTGGTATGATTCCAAATAGAGTAGAAGTTTTATGCTTGAACAGATTAAAAGAACATGGACAAGTATGGAATGATTCTACTTATACTTCGGCAGTTGATAGTGGAAAAATCTCAAGAGAGACTTTTTTACATCCACTTCCTAATAAACAATATGGATATGGGCTTTGTCAATGGACAAGTCCAGGTCGTAAAGCAGGATTATATGATTTAGCAAAAATGAAACGAGCTTCTATTGGCAATGAATTAATTCAATTGCAATGGCTTATAACTGAATTAAAAAATAATTATTCTACAGTTTTATCAACTTTAAAAAATGCAACAAGCGTAAGACAAGCTTCTGATATGGTTTTAACTCGTTTTGAGTGTCCTGCTAATACAGGTGAAACTGTTAAAGCAACAAGAGCTAAATATGGTCAGAAGTATTATGATGCATATGCATCTAATAAAGGAGGAAACTCAATAGTGGCAAATTATAATAAATATATTAATTCTACTGGTACTCACTATATTTCTAATTCAGGTTCAGATGAAAATGGTGGATATCATAGCGGAAGAGCTGGTGACCAGACTGGTAGAGAATGGTATTTGCGCTCTTGGTATAATAGACCATGGAATTGTGTATTAAGATATGAAAAAGATCCAAGAGTTGGTCAAAAAATGGCTGAATTAAGCTGTGCCGCAGCTCTTAATGATTTAGTTGGTTATGACCAATATGAAAGAGATACTTATTGGGCTCATTTAAAAGCATCTAATTATGACCCTGCTCAAATTACTATTGCATGTGAAGCAGATTGTTCTGCCGGTGTAATTGCTAATATTAGAGCAGTAGGATATTTACTTGGTATTCCAGCTTTACAAAATATTCGTGCAACTTATACAGGCGATATGAGAGCTGCTTTCAAGGCTGCTGGATTTACTGTTTTAACCGCAGATAAATATCTTTCTGGATATGATTATTTACTTCCTGGAGATGTTTTACTTAATGATGCTCATCATACAGCAACAAATGTTACAAGAGGACGTTTAGCAGCTAATTCTAACTCACCACAACCAAGCCCAGTTCCAGCAAAAACTAATACTGCTTATGTTGGAAAAGGAATTGGTACTGCAACTGCAAAAACTGAGATGAATATTAGAAGTAATTCCAATACAAATAGTTCTTCTTATGGAACCATTTCCAAAGGAACTAAAGTAGAAGTATTAGAGATTTTATCTAATGGTTGGTATAAGATTGTATGGCCAGGTGCTTCATGTGGCTATGCTTATACTTCTAATTCTACTAAAACTTATTATTCATATGTAGCTAAAAAGAAAGCTCCTACAGCTACTAAACCAAAACCATCCAGTAGTAAAAATATGACTGCAAAAGAAGGCGCAACTGGATTTAATAAATCTCTTGCAGGTACATATCGCACAACAGCTGATTTAAATATCCGCCATGGAGCAGGTACATCTAAAGCTCTTATGGTTACAATTCCAAAAGGAACAAAAGTAGCTAATTATGGATATTACTCAGTTAGCAATGGTTGTAAATGGCTCTATGTCCAATTCACATATAAGAACGTAACTTATACAGGATTTGCTTCAAGCACATATTTACGTAAATAATTATGACTAAAGAAGAACATGAAATAACTATCAAAGAACATCGCTGGCAAAGAGAAAAAGAAGTTCTTGAAAGAAAATATAAATTAAAACAAGAAAAAAGAGAATTTAAAAAACAATTCCTTCCTAAAATATCTACTTCAAAACTCCTTATTCTTTTCTTGTTTATAAATTGCACAATTATAGAACTTTTCACAGGCTTTGTAACTTTAAAAAGTCTTGATTTAACAACTCTTACCATGGCGAATCCAGATTTCACTCCATTAGTCGCATTAATAGGTGCGGTCGTGAGTGAGGTCGTAGGATATGCGGTCTATGCATTGAAGTCCGCAAAAGAGAATACCGCAGGTGGTATTACATATGAAACAGCAATGCGTCAAATTGACGAAGATAAAGCTAAAGGATAATTGATTTTTAACCCTAAAAGAGAAGATTTTCTCTTTTAGGGTATTTTTTTTTGACCGTAACTAGAATTTTAAGAATTGATTTTATTATTTTTTTATGCTATAATATATATATGATAAGAAAAAATGATGATTTTAAAGTTGAAAGGAGATTTATATGTCTGAGAACTATGGTGTAAAAGACATAAAAACTTTGGAAGGTATTGAAGCGATTCGATTACGTGCTGGAATGTATATCGGTAGTGTGGGGCCTGCTGGAGTTAGACATATTACTCTTGAAATTATTTCCAATGTAATTGATGAATACTTAAATGGATATTGTACAAAGTGTAATATTGAAGTAACAGAAGACGATATTGTAACAGTAGTAGATGATGGACGTGGTGTTCCTTTTGGAAAAGCCGCAGATGGTTCAGAAACTCTTGAAAATATTTTTACTAAACTTCATACAGGAGCTAAATTTGATAGTTCTGGTAAAACTGGATATAATACATCTGGTGGTATGAATGGTGTTGGCGCAAAAGCAACAAATGCATTGTCAGATAAATTTATTGTCACTTCCAAAAGAGATGGTAAAATTGCAACAATGACATTTGAAAAAGGTGATAGAAAAGATTTTAAAGTTGAAAAGTATGCGGGAAAGGATACTGGAACAACTATTACTTTTCATCCAGATATTGAGATTTTTAAAGAGGGAATCTCACTTGATTATGACGAATTAAAAAGACAGATTCAGGAATTAGCATATCTTTCTCCTGGATTGACTTTTACATTAAAATATAAAGATAAAGCTGAAGATGTAATTGTTTCTCAGAATGGTATTCTGGATTATATTCAAGATTTGAATAAAAAGAAAAATACTATTACATCTGTTTTTTATGCCGAAGCTTCCGAAGATAGAATTGGTGTAAAATTAGCAATGTTGTATAACGATAGTTATACTGATACTTATAAATTATATACAAACTCAATTCCAAATACAGCTGGAACTCATCTTACTGGATTTAGAACTGCATTAACTTCTGCAATTAATAATTACGCAAGAGAGAATAAACTTCTTAAAGAGAAGGATTCTAATATTGTAGGCGATGAGTTAAAAGAGGGTCTTGTATTGGTTCTTTCTTTTGTGATGCCAGACCCAGTCTTTTCTGGTCAGACAAAAGAGAAACTTGATTCAAGTGAAGGACGTACAATGGTCCAGAAGCTGGTATCAAAAGAAATTGCAATTTGGCTTGATAGTCATCCTAATGACGCAAAAGCAATTATTAATAAGGCTTTATTGGCACGTGCCGCAAGAGAAAAAGCTAAAAAAGCTAAAGAAACAGTTCGTAAAGCAGATGTTAAGAAGAGAGCAGTAATGCCTGGTACATTAGCAGATGCGAGTTCTCGAAATAGAGCTTCTTGTGAAGTATTTATTGTAGAGGGAAAATCTGCGGCCGGTTCAACAAAAGAAGCAAGAGATAGAGCTACCCAGGCTGTGTTCCCCGTAAGAGGAAAGATTCTTAACGTATTGAAGGCAGACCTTGCGAAGGCGTTAAAGAATGCAGAAATTGATGGGATGATTACCGCTTTTGGACTTGAAATTAAAGATGGAAAAGTAATTGTAAATAAAGATAAATTGCGTTACGGTAAAATTGTTATTACAGCCGATGCGGATGTAGATGGTCAAATGTGGGCCAGTGAAAAACTTTTCGCTTAATCATCAAAGCGGGTATAAAATTTTTTGGTCAGAGATATTATATGTGATATGTACATTCATCATATAATATTGAGAAGAAAAGATTTTATGCTAACGGGGAAGGGTTATTAACTTAATCCCGTGGGAAACTTATATTAATCCTTTCTTCTTAATATAATAATTAAGGAGAAATAAAAGTGATAGGTATATATAAAATTACAAACCTTGTAAATGGTAAAACTTATATTGGACAAAGTAATAATATAGAAAGAAGATTTAAAGAACATCAACAAAAAGGAGAATCGAGTAGAATTCCAGTTGATATTGCAATTAAAAAATATGGAAAAGATATGTTTTCTTATGATATAGTTGAAGAATGTAAGTTAGAAGAATTAAATGAAAAAGAAACATATTGGATAAAAAAATATCATACAAAAGAAGATGGATATAATTGCAATGACGGTGGGAGTTCTCAATCTTCTGGAGAAAATAATGGTAGAAGTAAATTAACCGAAAAAGATGTTATTTTAATTAGAAAAGCTTATAACAATCATAAGAAACAATCTGAAGTATATGAATTATTTTCTGATAAAATTTCTTTTGGACATTTCCAAAATGTTTGGCAAGGAAGGATTTGGAGTAATGTAATGCCAGAAGTTTTTACAGAAGAAAATAAAAATTATTATATCTATAAAAATAGTCAAGGACAAAATGGAAAAAATTCTAATCTTACAGATGAAGAAGTTATAAAAATAAGAAAAAGATATGTTAAAGAATCTGCAAGAGAGATTTATGAAGACTATAAGGATATAATGTCTTATCAAACTTTACAGCAATTATTATGGGGAAGACATTATTCTCATTTACCAATTTACAAGAAAAAAGAGAAAAAATGGATTAATATTTGAACCTGTATCGACTATCCCCCAGGCCTTTTGGGCGGGGGAGTAGGGCTGCTATTGATACGCAGCCAGGTTTTAGGAAACGAAGCCTGTTAAAAGCCGAAATGGTTTCCTTGATAAAATAAAATTTATCAAGTAAAAGATAGTCAGTGCCAATAGTAATATTGGAATAAATGTCACATATTAGAGCATTGTTTTTAACATTCATTTGGAAGTTTGCTCCGCAGTTGATTGAAGATGGATACATTTATGCGGCAGTTCCTCCACTTTATAAAGTTACACAGGGAACTAAGATTACTTATCTGAAAGATGATGCGGCTCTTGAAGAGTTCAGAAAGACAGCTAAAAAATCTTTTGAGCTGGGTCGTATGAAAGGTTTGGGCGAGATGGACCCGTCCGAAATGGCAGAAACAGTTATGAACCCAGAGACCAGAACTCTTAAACAGATATGCATGGAAGATGCAGAAGAAGCTGCTAAAACTTTTATGGGATTGATGGGTGAGTCAGTTGTTTACAGAAAGAAATTTATCGAAGAAAATGCGTGGAGAGCAAATATTGACGTATAATGATGCAATGTATCTGGCCGTTGGAGTTGAAGACGGCTGGATACATGTAACTCCAAAAGTGTGGAAAGATTATTTAAAAGCTAAAGAGGTTATTAAATGGAAACAAAAATATTTGAATTTGTACCAGAAGAGTCAGAACACTTTGAACCCCAATTTTTAAAATGGTATGAAGCGGGCAAACCTAAAAATAATTTTAGTGATGTTTATGATTATGGTACAATAACTCAATTTCTTATATGGGAATATGGATTATCAGATGAGTCATATGATGAACCTCGTAGATGGAATCAAATTGTAGAAGGGGTTGTTTGTATTAATGGACGCTATTTTTCTGTTTGCTATGACAGAGGCTTAACAGAAATGCAAGAAGATTATTATGACTTTGATGATAATATTACTGAAGTTGAAAAATGTACAGTTTTAAAAGAGGTAACAGAATGGAAGAAAAAAAGATAATTGAATTAGCTGGAGATTTTTCTCAGAAACCAGACATGGCTGCAATTACTAAAATAACGCCTATAAAAGATGGGGATAAAATAATTTTACATTTTGATGTAAGTAAATTTGATTTAGATATAGATACTGTTGCTGAACAATTTAAGTTATGGCAGCAATATTTTCCGCACAATGATGTAATTGGAGATTTGTGCAATACAGGTATTGAAGTAAAGGAGTAAATATGATATTTTATACAGACGGTTCTGCAAGCCCAAATCCAGGTCCAGGTGGCTTTGGAGTTGTTCAAGTTGATACAGAAGGCAATATTTTAAGTACATATTCCAGTAGACAAGATAATACAACTAATAATGAGCAGGAAATGAAAGCTATTCTTTATGCGGCCTGTCAAGGAGTATTAGCTAAAGAAGATGTATTAATTTACTCTGATTCTGCATATGCAATTAATACTTTTTCAAACTGGATGTATAATTGGGAAAAGAATGGATGGGTTAAAGGAGATGGAAAAACGCCTGAAAATTTAGAGGTTGTGCAGGCTTTTTTTGAAGTATCTAAAATGATTGAAGTTACTTTTGTAAAAGTAAAAGGTCATTCTAAAAATCCATTTAATGAGCTGGCAGATAATCTGGCAACAGGCAAGATTAAACCTGGTAACTATTTGACAATTTAATTTTTTTATGGTAATATATTATATATGGATAAAAATAAAGAGCAGTTAAAAAAACAATTACTACAATTTGTTAAATCAGTTGAAGAACCTATGACGAAAGAAGAGTATGATAAATATATGAAAGAATATCGTACACAAAATCCTCTTTTAAATACTGGTTCTGGTTATTTATATGTTCCATCAGAAGATGTTGTTGTTAGCGCTGATTCAATTTATACTTTTATAGAAAGAGTTATAGATGAAAGTTTGATGGATGTAAAAATGCAATATTATAAAGAATTATTTGATAAGGGAGAGTTTTAATGAGTGAGAATATTATTCAAGTAAATATTAAAGATGAAATTGAACAGAGTTTACTTGATTATGGAATGAGTATTATTTCAGATCGAGCTTTACCTTCAGCAGAGGATGGATTAAAACCTGTTAATAGACGTATTTTATATGATATGTTTGATAAAGGTTTTATGAATAATAAGAAATTTGTAAAGTGCGCTCAGCCAGTCGGAGATACAATGGGTAGATTTCACCCACATGGTGATAGTTCTATTTATGGTGCATTAGTATGGATGTCACAAGAGTGGAATATGAGATATCCACTTATTTCTTGGCATGGTAATAATGGAAGTCGAGATGGTGATGAACCAGCTGCATACAGGTATACAGAGTGTAAGCTTTCTAAACTCGGAGAAGAAATGCTTGCAGATATTAAAAAGAATACAGTAGATTGGATGAATGCTTATACAGATGAAGAGCAGGAGCCAATTTATTTACCTGGCCGCATTCCAAATCTTATTGTAAATGGTACTTCTGGAATTGCATGGGCAATGGCTTGTTCATTTGCTCCGCATAATTTATCAGAAGTTATGGATGCAGCTATTCATCTTTTGGAAAATCCAGAATGTGATATTAGAGAACTTTTAAATTATATTAAAGGTCCAGACTTTCCAACAGGTGGATTACTTATTAACAAGGATGAACTTGAAACAGCTTATCTTACAGGAAAAGGACGTGCCAGAATCCGAGGAGAGTATGTAATAGAGTCATCTAAGGCTGGAGATAGTATTGTTTTTACTTCAATGCCTTATAAGGTTTCAAAGGAGGACTTAACTGTTGAAATTGACAACCTTTGCGAACAAGGTGAGATTAATGGCATTACAACGATTCGCGATGAATCAAACCAAAAAGGTGTCAGGTTTGTCATTGAATTGGGAAAAGGAGTGTCAGCAGCTCCAATTATTGCAAAACTTTTTAAGTCCACAAGACTTGAAAGTACGTATTCATTCAACCAAGTTGCATTGGTTGACAAAAAGCCAAGACTTCTTAATATCAAACAATTATTAGAGAACTATATTGAGCATCAAAAAGATGTTCTTTTAAGAAAAACTAAATTTGATATTGAAAAAGTTCAGGCTAAAATTCATATTCTTGAAGGATTGCTTATTGCTTTAGAAGATATTGATAATATCATTTCACTTATTAAGAAGTCTGCAAGTGCGGCTGAAGCAAAAGTTGTTCTTATGAATAAATATAATCTTAGTGAAGCACAGTCTAAAGCAATTTTGGATATGAAATTATCTCGTTTAGCAAAATTAGAGTCTGTTGAAATAAGGAATGAAAAAGATTCTTTATTAATTAAAGAAGGTGAATTGAATCAGATTCTTTTAAATCCAGTTCCAGAGATGAAAAAGAATTTCACTGAGATTAAAACCTCATATGGAGATGCTCGTAGAACTACAATCACACAGGTGAATATCACAAAAGAGGAAAAAGAAATTGCATATGTAGAACCAGAAAAATGTGTTGTTGTAATGACAGAAGATGGTTTAATTAAACGTATTCCTTCTGCAAGTTTTAGAACTCAAAGGAGAAATGGTAAAGGTGTTAAAACACAAGGCGATGTTGTAAAAACTACAATCCGTACTAATACTATTGATTCTCTTATGGTATTTACAACAAAAGGAAAAATGTATCGTATCCTTGTAAATGATATTCCAGTAGGTACAAATGTGTCTAAAGGTCAGTCAATTAAGTCTTTGATTGCAATGGATATGGATGAAGAGCCTAATTTAATCTATTCTATTTATAGAGATACTGATGCAAAATATTTATTATTTGTAACAAAAAATGGAATTACAAAGAAAACTTCATTAGAGGAATATACAAATACAAAGAAAAAGACTGGAATTATTGCTATTAATCTTAAAGAGGATGACACATTGGTATCTGTAAATCTTGTTAAAGATGAAGATTTAGTTCTTTTAACTTCTAATGGTATGGGAATTAAGATTAATTCTGGAGAAATTTCAGCTTCTGGTAGAGCAACAGCCGGTGTTAAAGGAATCACTTTAAAGAAAGATGATTTTGTAGTTGCGGCATTGCCAGTTCGTAATAAAACAGATTACATTGCAATCTTTTCTTCTAAAGGTCTCGGAAAGAAGATTGAAATGGATGAATTAGTTCTTCAAAAACGTGCGGGAAAAGGTTTGATTATTTATAAGCCAACAGATGAAACAGGAACAGTTGTTTCTGGTGCTTTAGTTGCGGACGAGGATAATATTCTTGTTGTTGGCAAATTAAGTTCAATCTGTATTTCCGCAAAAGATATTCCTCTCGCAAGTAGAATTGCAACTGGTAATCAGTTAATTAAGAACGGAGAAATTACTTCTGTGACAAAAATTTAAGTGGGATTTATTTCCCACTTATCTTTTCCAAAAGGAGAATAAATAATGAATGAAATGAATAATATTATTCAAACTTTAAATAATTGGACAAAAGCATATGATGAAGGACATCCAGAAGTATCAGATAAAGAATGGGATGAACTATATTTTAAATTAAAAGAGATGGAAAAAGAAACTGGTATTGTTCTCCCAAACTCTCCTACAAATGGAATTTCATATGAAGTAATATCTGGGTTACAGAAAGTCAAGCATAACCATAAAATGTTGTCTTTGGATAAAACTAAAGATTGGGATGAATTTGTTAGCTATTTTGCTAATCTTAATCCATTTACAGAAGTTTGTGAAATGTTGAAAATGGATGGATTAACTTGTAGTTTAAGATATGTTGATGGTAAACTTGTATCTGCGGAAACCCGCGGAGACGGAATCATTGGTGAGGACATTCTTCATAATGCCCGCACAGTAAGGTCTATTCCACAGGCTATTGATTATAAAGATGAATTTATAATTGATGGTGAAGTAATTTGTACATATAAGGATTTTAAGCCATTTGAAGATGAGTATAAAAATCCTCGTAATTTTGCATCTGGAAGTATTCGTCTTTTGGATGCAAATGAATGTAAAAAACGTAATTTGACTTTTGTAGCTTGGAATGTTATAAAAGGATTTGATGAAGAAAACTCTTTTATGAAAAAGCTTGAATCTGCAAGAGATTTAGGTTTTACTATAGTTCCATTTACTCCAAGTTTTGATTGGGATTCAAGAGAGTATCTTATTGAATTAGCTAAGACTCTTGGCTATCCAATAGACGGAATAGTTGGAAGATTTGATGATATTTCATATGGTCAAAGTTTAGGTGAAACTATTCATCATGTTCGTGCGGCATATGCTTTTAAATTTTATGACGAGGAATATGAAACCACTCTTGATAATATTGAATGGAGTATGGGCAGAACTGGCGTATATACACCTGTGGCTATTTTTGAATCAGTTGAAGCAGATGGTTCTGTTATTTCAAGAGCAAGTTTGCATAATTTAAGTGTCTTAAAAGAGGTTTTAAAGACTCCTTTTAGAGGACAAAAAATTAAAGTAGCAAAAATGAATATGATTATTCCGCAAGTTACATGGGCAGAACATCCTGAACATATTGAAGCTAAATATCGTATTCGTATGCCATTAAGATGCTCTTGTTGTGATGAACCATTAATTACCAAAGAGTCTGATTCTGGTGTAGAAAATGTATATTGCCCAAATCCTAATTGTGAAGGAAAATTATCTACTCGATTAGACCATTTTGCAGGTAAAAAAGGTTTAGATATAAAGGGAGTTTCAAAAGCTACCATTGAAAAATTAATTGATTGGGGCTGGATTAATTCTATTGGAGATATCTTTGAATTAAAACAGTACAGAGAAGAGTGGATTAAAAAACCGGGTTTTGGTGTAAAATCCGTTGATAATATTTTAAATGCAATAGAAAAATCTAAAGTGGTTTCTTTAGATAGATTTATTGCGGCTCTTGGTATCCCGTTAATTGGAAATAACGTAGCAAAAGAGCTTACAAAATATATTAAGTCATATTCTGATTTTAGAGATAAGGTTGATAATAGATTTGATTTTGCTCAATTTGAAGGCTTTGCAGATAGTAAGACTTTAGCTATTTGGAAATTTGATTATTCTGAAGCAGATAGGATTTATAATAACTATATTTCTATTCCAGAAGTAGAAGAAGTTGAAGAATTTGCGGCACAGACTCTTGATGGTATTACTGTAGTTATTACAGGTAAATTAACTATGTTTAAAAATCGTGCGGCATTGCAGTCTGCTATTGAATCTGCTGGTGGCAAGGTGGTAGGTTCTATTAGTAAAAATGTAAAATATCTTATTAATAATGATGTAAATTCAACATCTTCTAAAAACTTAGCAGCCAAAAAGCTTGAAATTCCTATTCTTTCGGAACGGGATTTCGTAAAAAAGTTTTTTGACTTAATTTAAAAAAAATGTTATAATTAAATTGTAATAAAGATAAGGATAGAAAAAAAATATGAATAAGAAAGAAATCAAGAATTTGGCTAAACAAATCGCAAAGGCTGAATTAACTATTCAGAATTCCACTGATCAAAAGGAAAGAACATATGCGATGGATACAATAATTGCTTTATCCAGTAAACTCTCCTCATTAGAGGAAATGGAACGCGTCGATGAGATGGTTCAGAAAATTTTAGAAAAATAATTCTTGACTTAAAAATATTTTTTTGATATAATAATTACATAAGCTAAGAGAGCTTAGAAAATTACACAAACAATAAAATTATTTAATTAAAAGGAGATTTGTTATTATGGCAAAAATGAAAGAAAATTCACGTAAAGTATTTGAGTATTTAAAGACTATCGGAGATGCAAAGGTTACAGCAGCAGATGTAGCGGAGGCACTCGGAATTGAGAAGAAACGTGTAGATGGAATCTTTACTTCCGCTATTCAGAGAAAAGGTCTTGGAGTTCGTACTCCTGCAGAAGTTGAGCTTGAGGACGGAAGTCATAAGGCAGTTAAGTTCTTGTCTCTTACACCAGCTGGCATGAGCTTCGACCCAGACGCTGAAGATGAAGCTGAGTAATTAAATTATTTTTGTAATATAAATTAAAAGAGATAAGGTAATACTTATCTCTTTTTTTAACAAAAATATGATTACTGCAATTATAGCAATTTTTTGTCTTATATTGGGGGCTGGGTTAGTATATCTGTTTATGCAACCAAAAGTCAAAGTTACTCAAGAGGAAGATAAAGAAATTCTTGAAAAGAATAAAGCCGTTCAATTTGAGTTACAAGCAATGGAGCAAAGAACGGATTACTTAAAAGAACAATATGAACAAAAATTGCAAGAATATAAACAATTAAAACAAGATGTTGATAAAGAATATAAGACTTCAGAAGAAAGTGCGAAAAAATATTATCAACAAATGCTTGATTTTTATAAACAAAAATTTCATACTGATACAGAAGAAATTCATGCTATTTTTATGGACACTAAACATAGCTTAGAAGATAGCTATGAAGAATTAGCCAAAGATTTGGTACAGGATTATTTGGATAAAGAACAAGAAAGTGTCCAAAAGATAAAGAAATTAAATGAAAAAATTCAATTTGAAGAATCTCAGTTAGAGGATTTGCGGCATAAGGTAGAGGCCGCAGTTGCATATGATAAACGCAATGAAGAGAATAAGAATAAAACTAATTTTTATAAATTAAATTTAACTCAAGATGATTTAGATGAAATTTGTGAATTAAGAAAAATTATTTCTCATTTTAGAAATCCTGAGCCTGTTAATAAGGTTATATGGAAAACATATTATGAAAAGCCATATACTGATTTAATTGGTAGAGTAATTGGTTCTGGCGTTCATTGCGGCATTTATAAAATCACAAATTTACAAAATAATATGTGTTATGTCGGACAGAGTACGAATATTGCTGAACGTTGGAAACAGCATATTAAGCGTGGATTGGGCGCAGATACTCCGACCCGCAATAAACTTTATCCTATTATGCAGACTGTTGGAGTTGAAAATTTTTCATTTGAAATTATTGAAGAATGTACAAAATCTCAATTAAATGATAGAGAAGATTATTGGCAAGATTTTTTTAAGGCAAAAGAATTTGGTTATAGTATTAAATAAAGGAGAAAATTGTTATGTATAGAATTATTGATGGACGAGGAACAGGAAAAACTTCTCGATTATTTTTACTTGCAAAAGAAGCCGGTATTCCAATTATTTGTCAGTGTCCGCAAGATATGAGAGAAAGAGCTTATTCTTATGGAATTACTGGGATTGATTTTATTAGTTATCAAGAAGCCATTACAACAGGAGATAAATCTGATACTGCTAAAGAGGTCTTTGTTGATAATATTGAACAATTTTCTTATTATATATTAATGAAAAATCATTTTAAGTTGAAAGGATTCACAGTATCAAATGAAGATTAAAGTATTTACAACTGACCAAAAAGGTTATATTACTTTAACGCAGAAAGAGCTTCAAGACCTTTTAAATGAAGCTTATTGGGAAGGTTATCACGAAGGAGAGAAACCAATACCAACTTATCCGATTCGTCCAAGTCCTTACTATTGGACAACTGCTACAAATGGTAATGTAACTTTATTAAATAATCCAGATGTTGTAACAACCACAACTACTACTGGAAATTTATCAATTAAAGCGGAAGATATGAAACCATATTCAATTAGTTATGATACAAAAATCAGAGGTAAATAAAGAATGAAATTTGAAAATGTTAGAGTTTATAATTTTGAAAATGCTTTAAGAGGAATGAGAAATCCAAAAAATTCTTGGAATTTAAGTGATAGTTATTTTGGGCTTATCAATATAGATGATGATGAGCATGATTATGAAGTTGCTGAAGAGTGGGTTCAGAAAAAATTTCCTAATTATCCATGTGACGCAGATAATGAGGCTCTTATGGCTCAAGAGGAATATGATAGATGGCTGTTAAATAATGGTATTCTTGAAATTAATTTAGACCATCAATTAGCTAATGTTGCTTTTATTGGTCCGAATGATATGAAGCTTGCTAAGACTCTTATTCATGCTGGTTCCGAACATAGAAAATTTTTGAGACAAATTATGGTAACAGTTGACATTACAGCCCCACTTTTCTGGTGGAAGGAATTTGATACTTACAAAGTAGGTACTACAGCTAATTCTACTTCTACAATGCATAAACTTACAAGCAAGCCAATCACAAAAGATTGTTTTGAAATTGATGATTATGACCAAGATTTATCTGTTGATTTTACAGACCAATCTCTTGCTGGAGAAAATGGTTTTACTGACCATTGGCATATGGATATGTTTGTTGATGACCTTATTGATAGATTAGAAGAACTGAGACTTGCTTATTTACAAACTAAAGATAAACGCTATTGGAAAGAACTTGTTCGTTGGTTACCAGAGTCTTGGCTTCAAACAAGAACTGTTACAATGAATTATGAAAATGTTTTAGCCATGGTACATCAAAGAGGCCATCATAAACTTACAGAATGGTCTGGAAATGGCGAAGAGTTTGTAACAGAGAGTTTTATTAAATTCGCTCATCTTTTACCTTATTCTGATGATTTTATCTTTATAGATAACAATACAACAGAAAGTAAGTAAAACAATATTGATTTTTATTTAAAAAAATGTTATAATATACTTATAAGATGAAAGATGAAAGCGAGTTAAAAGAAATGAGTAAAAAAGAAAAATTTATTGAATGTATAGATTCATTATTTGCAGATTTAGATATGGCAGATATTGACCCAGATGTAATTGCTTATTGGGAGGCTTTTAAAGGTAAAGGTATTTCTGATAAACCATTATTTACTGATAATGGAAAGATGATTTTAAAATATATGCAGGAGCATGTTTCTGATATGCCAATGGGTAAAGCAAAAGATATTGCGGAAGGAATGTTTGTTTCTTCAAGAACTGTATCTGGTGCAATTCAGAAACTTGTTAAAGATGGCTATGTTGAGAAGATTGGGTCAGACCCAGTTGTCTATGCTTTAACAGATAATGGAAAAACAGTTAATATTAATGACTAATTAAATAAAAAGAATAAATATAATTAAGGAGAATAGAATAATATGAAGAGTATGGTGAATAGAAGTCACATCGAAGGGTTTATTTATGAGCATGACTTACAGTTAAGAGAGTCTGGTGCAAATTCAAAACATCCAGGAACTAAATTTATCATGGGTAATCTTAGTATTGCTACTGACAATGATATGACAAATATTGTACCTGTTCATTTTACATATGTAACAGCAACAACTGCAAAAGGAAATTCCAATGCAACATTTGGTATTCTTAATCAGATTATCAATGGAGAACTTGGTTCTGTAATGGAGCATGGTAAAGAGAATGCAGCAAAAGTTCGTGTTGATTCCGCAGTTGGCTTAAATGAGTTTTATTCTGATAAAAATGGTGAAGAGAAGCTTGTTTCTGTTAAAAGAAATGAGGGTGGATTTGTTCATACTTGTGTTGATTTGAATGAAGACGAGAAAATGAGAAATACTTTCGAAGCTGATATTCTTATCACAAATGTAAGAACTATTGATGCAAATGAGGAGCAGAATACTCCTGAGAAAGCTATCATCAAAGGTGCGATTTTTGATTTCAGAGGCGCGGTTCTTCCTGTTGAATTTTCAGCAATTAATCCAGGAGCTATCTCTTACTTTGAGGGACTTGGTGCTTCTGCAAAAGAGCCTGTATTTACAAAAGTAAAAGGTCGTCAGGTATCTGAGGTTATTTCTCGTACAATTACTGAAGAGTCTGCATTTGGTGAGCCTTATGTAAGAACTGTTCAATCCAATAGAAAAGATTGGGTTATTACTTGGGCTCTTCCAGACCCATATGTATGGGATGATGCAAGCACAATTACTGCGGCAGAGCTGACTGAAGCTCTTGCTAATAGAGAAGTTTATCTTGCTGATGTAAAGAAACGTCAAGATGAGTATAAAGCTTCTAAAGGACAGGCAGCTGCTCCAGCTTCTGCAACTCCTGCAAAGGGCGGCGGCGCCTTTAACTTCTAATGACAGTTTCTGAATTAATTATTTTACTACAGTCGTATCCAAAAGATGCGATTGTAGTAAATGATATAGGAATCATATCAAAAGAAGATATTTATATACAAAATGAATTTTATAATGGTGACAGTGCAAATCCTAATTGTGAAATTTTAAAAGATGTTGTAAGAATTAATTAAAATAAAAATTGCGGGTGGTCGGATGCCAATGCCGCAAGAAGGAGAAAAGAATGGGAATTAATTTATTAAATATTGAGCCACATAAGGTTAGTAAAGATTTAAGTGGATATATTACTTATATCTATGGGGCTCCTAAAACAGGAAAAACAACTTTAGCAGTTCAGATGCCAAAAACACTTTTACTCGCTTTTGAACGTGGATATAACGCATTACCTGGTGTAATCGCTCAGGATGTTACTTCTTGGGGAGATATGAAACAGGTCATGAGAGAGCTTAAAAAGCCAGAGGTTAAGGCTAATTTTGATGCCGTAGTTGTTGATACTATTGATATTGCTTCTGATTTTTGTCAGAAATATATTTGTCAGCAAAAAGGTATTGAGGCTCTTGGAGACCTTGGATATGGAAAAGGTTGGACTGCTTTCAAAGATGAATTTAATGATGTATTTAGAGGTTTAACTCAGTTAGGATATGCAGTATTTTTCATCGGTCACCACAAAGAGCAGACAATTACAAATGATGATGGAACAGAAAAAATTGTAATTCGTCCTGCACTTAGTAATTCAACAAGACAGGTTATTGAAGGTATGGCTGATATTTATGGATATGCTCATCAATCTAATAAGAATGAAATGTCTGTATTAACACTTCGTTGTCCAGATGATTCTATTAGCTGTGGTGGTCGTTTTAAATATATCGCAAGTGAGTTTCCAATGAGTTATGATAATCTCGTAGAAGAGATTCATAGAGCTATTGATAAAGAAGCTCTTGAGCATGGTAATCAGTATGTTACAGATGAACGTGAAAAACCTGTTGAGAAAGAGGAATTAAATTATGATGCATTAATGAATAAGTTCCAGGAGTTAGTTGGTAATTTAATGCAAGCTTCTGAAGCTAATGGACCTAAAATTACAAAGATTATTGAGAAATATCTTGGTAAAGGTCGTAAAATTGCGGATGCAACTCCAGAGCAAGTTGAGATGATTAACTTAATTGTAACTGAGATTGAAGATGAATTAATGCATAGCTAAGATATATAATCTTAAAGTCAATCCAAGTTATATCCTTGGATTGACTTTTTTATTGAAAAATGATATAATATTATTATAGATTGGGAGAAAGGAGTAAGAATATTTGGCACATAAAGTAAAATGTATATATTGTCATCAAACGTTTGATAGAGATAAATATTCTTTTGTTCAAGTCTCACCAAGAAGATATGCTCATACTGAATGTGCAAGTAAAGAGCAAAGTCGATTAAAACAAGAAGAAGCTGATAAAATAGCTTTAGAAGAATATATCATTAAATTGTTGGGCGATGACTTTATAACTCCAAGAGTTAGAAAACAAATAAATACATACATTGAACAATACCAATATACTTATTCAGGAATTAGAAAAGCTTTAGTTTATTTTTATGAGATAAAGGGCAATTCTACAGAAAAGGCAAATGGCGGCATAGGTATCGTTCCTTATGTTTATAAAGATGCTTTTAATTACTATTATTCTATTTGGGAAGCGAATCAAAAGAATCAGAATAAAGATGTTCAAAAATTTGTTTCAAAAGAAAAAGTTATAAAAATCGAACCCCCAAAAAGGAATTTGAGAAAACGGAGATTATTTGCATTTTTAGACGAGGAGGAAGCTGAAGGTGGCGAGTAAGTATGTCGATGTGACTGCAATAATGCAGGTAATTGGATGTGTTTATAATAATCCTCAGATTTTGGAGTTTGAAGATAAATATACTATTACAGATGAAGATTTTCCAGATGAATTTCATCGAACTGTATTTGGTGCTATTTATAAGATTTATGAACTTGGAGCAAAAACCATCACGTTAGAAAACTTAGCGGATTTTTTAAGTTCAAGACCAAAATCTGCGGCAATATATAAAAAGAATGATGGCGATAAATGGTTATTAAAAGTATCTGATGTCGCATCTCAGTTGTCTTTTGATTTCTATTATAATAGATTAAAAAAGATGACATTGTTAAGAGCATATGATAATTATGGCGTAGATGTTTCTGATATCTACGACCCAGATAATATTTTAGATATAAAAAAGAAACAACTCCAAGAGGATTTATTAGATAATTCTTCTTTAGAGGAAATTGCGGATAAGGTTGACCGCAAGATAAGTGATATTCGTTTAAAATATGTTGATGATACTACTGGAGAAGCTATTCAAGCTGGAAAAGGCGTTTTACAATTAATTCAGAAATTTAAAGACCATCCAGAAGTAGGAGTTCCTCTTTATGGAAGATTGGTAAATACAGTTACTCGTGGAGCAAGATTAAAGAAGTTTTATTTGCGGTCTGCGGCAACTGGTATAGGTAAGACTCGTTCAATGATTGCCGATGCTTGTAATATAGCTTGTAATAAAATATATGATGAGTCTTTTGGATGGATTAAGAATGGTACATCTGAACCAACTTTGTTTATTACAACAGAGCAGGAGCTTGAAGAAATTCAAACAATGATGTTAGCTTTTCTTTCTAATGTAAACGAAGAACATATCATTAATGGTGAATATGAGGGCGATGAAGAAGAGCGAGTTATTAAAGCTGGAGAGATTCTTGAAAACAGTCCATTGTATGTAGAAGAATTACCAGACTTTTCTTTAAAAGATGTTGAGAATACAATTAAGAAAAATATTCGTGACCATGATGTTAAATATATTTTTCACGATTATATTCATACCAGTTTGAAAATTTTGGAAGAAATTACAAAAAGAAGTGGTGGCGTTAAACTTCGTGAAGATAATATCTTATTTATGTTATCAAATAAATTAAAAGATATTTGTAATCAATATGGAGTCTTTATTATGTCTGCAACGCAGTTAAATGGAGATTATCAAGAAGCAAAAACTCCTGACCAAAATTTACTTCGTGGTGCAAAATCTATTGCAGATAAGATTGACTATGGTTCAATTTTATTAAGCGTTAAAGAAGAAGATATTGATGCTCTTGATTCAATTCTTTCTTCAAGTATTTTTGAAAAGCCTACTATTAAAATGTCTGTTTATAAGAATAGACGTGGTAGATATAAAGGAATTATTATGTGGTGTAAAGCAGATTTAGGAACTTGTAGAATCCAGCCTATGTTCTGTACTACATATGATTATGAACTTATTAAAATGGATGATGTAAAAATTATTGTAGAGAAAGGTGCTTGGGACGATGATGAAGAGTGAAAAGAATTATAGTAAGAAAAATTATAAAGTGAACAATTTTATAAAGAAGAAACCTAAAAAGAAAGAAAGCAGAGTGGCGAAAGTTGCTCGTCAGTATGTAGCTCCAAAAGAAATCAGAGCTGGCATGCAGTTTGAATATAAAATGCCTATTCCTATGTATGAGGATATTCTTAAAGAGTGTAAGAAAGACGGCGGAGAGGCTCAGGTATATCTTTGTAACTGGGTCAATGAACAGTTTGGATTGCTTGGAACTTGTGTAAGAGTTATTCCAGGTTAATGTTATGGATAAACGGGAAATAACAATCTTTAGACTCATGGGACAAGATAAATTCGTTGCTGGCAGAAAATTAACTCTGCCAGCAGATGAATGTAAAATAACTGGTCCAATAAAAGAGTTTAAAGAGGAAACAGGAATAGATTTGACCGCAATAACAGATTTAACATTCTTTTGGCCAGAAAGTGAAAAGTAAATGATTAATTATGATAAGAGCGAAATTAGAGAAGTCTTAGAGTTAGAAAATATATTTGAGTTATTGCAAGAGTGGGGAGGAGACCCAGAGTATACTGGCTTTGGAATCCTCTCTTCTACTATATGTCATAATGAACCAGGAGAAGGAAGTCGTAAACTATATTATTATAGTAATTCAGGCTTATTTAGATGTTATACTGGTTGTGATAGTTATTTTGATATTTTTGAATTAACCAGAAAAGTTGCTAAAATCCAATGGTCAGAAGAATATGACCTAAATGATGCGGTTCGTTGGGTCGCAAGAAGATTTGGCATTGCGGGAAGAAATGAAGACGGCTCTGAAGCTGATGATAAAATTGAAGATTGGAAACTTTTAGCGAATTATGAGAAAATAAAAGAAATAGAATTAAGAGAAAATAAAATAGAATTAAAAGAATTTTGTACAGATATTTTAACACGATTTAATTATAATGTTATTATTATGCCTTGGATAAAAGAAGGAATAACTAATGAAGTTATGAAGCTTGCTCAAATAGGTTATTATCCAGGAGCAGACCAAATTACAATTCCGCATTTTGATGTTGATGGTAGGTTTATTGGTTTAAGAGGTCGAACCTTAATTGCGGATGAAGCTGAAATATATGGAAAATATAGACCTATGCGAGTCAATAAATTACTATATAATCATCCTCTTGGAATGAACTTATATGGTTTAAATTGGAGTAAGGATAATATTAAAACAATGGGAAAAGCTATTGTTTTTGAATCTGAAAAATCTGTATTAATGTATGCAAGTTATTTTGGTTGGAATAATAACATTTCAGTTGCTTGTTGCGGTTCAAGCTTATCAGCAAGACAAATTCAATTATTAAAAGAAGCTGGAGCAAAAGAAATTATTATTGCTTTTGATAGACAGTTTCAAGAAATTGGAGACAAAGAATTTAAACATTTAACAAGAAACCTTACAAGAATTAATGAAAAATATAAGAATGATGTAAATATTAGCTTTATATTTGATAAGAATATGATTACTGGATATAAAGCAAGTCCAATAGATGAAGGGTCTGAAAAATTTCTTATATTATTTAAAGAAAGGATTTTATTATGATAGTAGATGAACCTTTTAACCCTAATAAATACCCATTAAGAGATTACGCAGGATTTAGTATAGAAGTACCTGTTCATGGAGATAAATATGGTGCTAGATGTAAATTTTCTCGGATGCATAGAGAGGTATTAGACATAATTGATGCAAATATGATTAGCTTTACTTTCCAAGATTATTGGGAATTCAATGAATTTGTAGATATGATAAATCAAATGAAAAAATCCCTTGATGAAAAAGCTGGATATGGAAAAGAAATTAGTTCAATAAATAAAATTAATTTCGATAAGGGGGAGTGATGAAGAAATGAAAGGAGGTTGAAATCAACTATGGATTATCAACTAAAAACACCATTGCTCCCAATTAAAAATGAATATACAGTGGTAGAGCGGGTATTTGCAACTAGAGGAGTAGACCCAAAAGATATTCCTCATTATCTTAATACAACTAAAGAAGATATTTTAGATCCTGGCTTAATTATGAATATAGATGAAGGAGTAAAAATGTTGGCAAGACATATTAGCCAACAGGATAAGATTTATATTCAAGTAGATAGTGACTGTGACGGTTTTACATCTGCGGCATTCCTTATTAATTATTTAAACCGATTATTTCCAGGGTATACTCAAACAAAAATTTCATATGGATTACACTCTGGTAAACAACACGGACTTTATGAAGAATTTATTCCAGATTTTGTAAATGAAGATTACAAATTAATTATTGCGCCAGATTCATCAAGCAATAATTATGAAGTACATAAAAAGCTTAAAGAGCTTGGGATTGATGTATTGGTTATTGACCACCATGAAGCTGAAAAAGTTTCAGAAGATGCATGTGTAATAAATAATCAATTATGTGATTATCCAACTAAGTCATTATCTGGTGTAGGTATGGTTTATAAATTTTGCTCTTATTTTGATTCAATCATGGGAACAGATTGGGCAAGTTATTATCTTGATTTAGCAGCGCTTGGAATCATTGCAGATATGATGGATATTCGAGATTTTGAAACAAGAGAAATTATTAATCTTGGTTTAGCATCTGTTGAAAATCCATTCTTTAAAGAAATGGTAAAAGTGCAAGATTATTCCATTAGTAGAGCAGGAGGATTATGTCCATTTGCAGTTAGTTTTTATATTGCGCCGCAAATAAATGGAACTATTCGTATGGGTTCTGCAAATGAAAAACTTATGCTTTTTGAATCTATGTTAGATTTTAAGGCTTATGACCAAATCTCTTCTACTAAAAGAGGATGTAAAGGTCAGTTTGAAACTCGTGTAGAGCAGGCTTGTCGCAATTGCACAAATATTAAACGTAATCAATCTAAAGCTATTGACGCAAGTCTTCAAACAATTGAAGGAATTATAAAGGATAAATCTCTTGAAAAAAATAAAATTATTGCAGTTAAGCTTGCTGCTGGAGCAATAAATAAAAACTTAACTGGACTTATTGCAAACCAGTTAATGGCTAAATACAATCATCCATTTCTTATTCTTATGGAGCATCCACAAGAAGATGGTAGTATTAGTTTAGAAGGTTCTGGTAGAAGTTATGAAACTTCTAATTTTAATGATTTAAGAACATTTATTCGAGATAGTGGTTATGCCAGTCTTGCAGAAGGTCATCCTAATGCATTTGGTGCAGTTATTCCAGAAGATAAGTTTAGTGATTTTATTCAATATTCAAATGAAGCTTTAAAAGAATGTTCATTTACTCCATGTCAGAAGGTTGATTTTATTTGGGATGCAAATGATTTTAAAGCAAGTGATATTATTGATTTAGCTGAATTGAACACTATTTGGGGACAAGAACTTGCGGAACCAGTTGTTGTAATTAAAAATATTAAAGTGACTAAAGATAATTTATCTTACATGGGGAAAGGCGGCAGATGTCCTTCATTTAAAATTACTTTACCTAATGGAACAAGTTTAATTAAATTCAGAATTACTGATGAAGAGTTTGATTCATTGCTTCCTGCTAGTTCTACTGGTAGTAAAAATGTTACAGTTATAGGAACTTGTGCAATTAATGAATGGAATGGTCGTATAACTCCTCAGATTAAAGTTAGCGATTATGAAATTACAGGAGAGACTAAATACTATTTTTAAAATTATATGGCGTATATAATGTACGCCATATTTTTGTACCCATATGCGAGAATAGCAGATCTTCCGGCGGTGATGGGTCCTAACAACCGTAATCCAAAACAAAAAGTGGTCTTAGAAATTTTTCACCAAAAATGCCCTATATTGATTTTTTACTTAAAAAATGGTATAATATTTATATAATAAAAAGGGATGGTATATATTATGACAAGAGAAGTTGAAGAGTTAAAAAATAAATTAGATGTAACAGTAATCAATAAAGACCAGTTAAATAAAATTTTACTTGAAAGAATTAATTTCGCTTTTGATAGCTTATATTTTCGATATGCTATGGCTATCAAAGAGCTTGGTGAATATAAAGAAAAAGAAGCATTAAAAGAAGGTAGACATTTTTCCCGTAAAACTTGGGAAAACGGTCAGTGTATGCATTTTTATAACGTATTAGAGGAGATATTAGAAGCCCATGCAGAAGACCACCCACTTCGATCAAACAAATAATAATTCAATTAGAGCTTTTAAATTAACTAAAAGCGATATATTCTCAATTTCCATGAAAACATATATGAAAAGTTCATATTTATGGAATGGAAATTTTAAGATAATGGGATTTAAAAAAGAACGAATATGTTTATATTGGCATTATCATAAAATTCCAACACCATTTAAACAGCAAATGGTTAGATTAATGTATATGAAAGAGAGTAATGAAGTAAATGGAATTAACTAGAAAACAAGAAGAGGGATTAAAAATTGCAGTTGAAAGATTTCATAATAATGAGAAATATACCGTAATAGCTGGGTACGCAGGTACTGGTAAGTCCACCCTCGTGAAATTCATTATCGAGGCTCTTGATGTCGAGCCAAGCAAAGTCGCATATGCCACTTTTACTGGTAAGGCAGCAGAAGTTCTTCGTAAAAAGGGAAATAAGAATGCTTGCACTTTACATAAATTACTTTATGAGCATATTCCCAGACCAGGTGGAGGTTTTTTTAGAAAACCAAAATCTACTATTGAATATAGTATTATTGTAGTGGATGAGATTTCAATGGTACCAGTAAGCATGATGCAACAGCTTTTTAAACATAAAGTATATGTCATTTGTTTAGGCGACCCATTCCAGATTCCTCCAATAGAGAAAGATCAAGATAATCACTTACTTGATAATCCTCATATCTTCTTAGATGAAATTATGCGGCAGGCCGCGGATTCTGAAATTATTAGATTAAGTATTGATATTCGAGAGATGAAGCCTTTAGAGTTATTTAAAGGAAAAAATGTTCAAGTAATTGACCAAAAGGATTATGAAACTGGTATGGTTCTTTGGGCTGATCAGATTATTTGTGGAACTAATGCCGCAGTTGAAGAAATTAATACTTATGCAAGAAATCTATTAGGAAGAGGCCCGCTTCCAGAAGATGGAGATAAAATTCTTTGTAGACAAAATTATTGGGAAGATATTAGTGATGACCATAATGCCTTAGTTAATGGCACTATTGGCTATTTAAAAAATCCTAAAAATAGATTTATTTATTTTCCATATTGGATTGGAGCTTCTGTTCCGTCAGTACAAGCCATTCAATGCGATATAGAGACTGATGAAGGAGATGTTTATAAAGATTTATACGTGGATAAAACTATGCTTACTCATGGAGCAAGATGTCTTGATAATAGAGATATTTATAAAATTGGTAAGTATCGTGAGAGAGTTGGAGATTTGGTTCCAAAATTCTTTACTTATGGATATGGAATTACTGGACATAAGGCTCAAGGTTCTGAATGGGATAATGTTTTAGTTCTTGAAGAGCCATTTCCAAGAGTAAGATTAGAACATGCAAGATGGCTTTATACTGCAATAACCAGAGCATCTGAAAAAGTAATTGTAAGGAGAAAATAATATGAATGTAGTTACAATAGATTTTGATATTATTATGGAACCAAGTATTAGTTTTTATAATAATATGGTGGATATTGAAGACCCAATGAAAGATTATGTAGATAAATTTTCATTTCTTACAAATATCCCTGCTGATTTATATATTTATGATTATCTAACTCGCTATATTGTACGTGCGGCAAAGCAAAATCAAGAAATTTATTTTGTGAATAGCCATGATAAAGTGATTGATATTCTTAAAACGATTCCACATGATGAACAGATTGATTTGTATAATATTGACCATCATCATGACTTAGGATATGATATGGAGTCTGCGGACTGGATGCGCCCAATGTTTAAATATGATTTAAGTAATTGGGTTAAGTATGCCAGAGACAAGAAAATGGTTGATACTTTTTATTGGGTTCATAATGAAAATTCTGACCCTTATCCAAACGAGGCCGCAAGATATGTTACAGAGGATTATATCTTAAAGGATTTCAATTTAGAAGATAACAAATATGCACCAGATGTTTTAATTATTTGTTCTTCTTTTGAATGGATTCCGCCAGTTTATCAACCATTATTTTATTCATGGAATACTATCTGTAGCGAAATCACAGGTAAAGAATATCCTTTTGACAGTATTGAAAAAATATGATATAATAATTATATAATTGAGAATAGTATAGATAGAGGAAGATAATAGATGAGCAAAAAGTGGTTTAATTGTCATAACCATACAGAGTATTCAAACTTACGTCTTTTGGATTCAACCAATCACCCAAAAGATTTAATTAATAAAGCAATCGAATTAGGACTTAGTGGTATCTGTATAACTGACCATGAAGCTCTTTGTGCGCACGTTGAAATAAATAAAATTGCGACAGAGTTAAGAGAAACAAATCCTAATTTTGTGATTGGGTTAGGAAATGAGATTTATTTAACTGATACAAGAAATCATGGTCAGAAATATTATCACTTTATTTTGATTGCTAAAGATGCAATTGGTCATAAAGCATTAAGAGAATTAAGTTCTACAGCTTGGTATTATTCATATATGGATAGAGGTATGGAAAGAGTTCCAACTTTAAAAGATGAATTAACTGAGATTGTAAAACATTATAAAGGTCATTTAATTGCAACAAGTGCATGTATTGGTGGAGAATTATCTTCATGGTCTTTATTATATGCAGAAGCTTTAAAAGTAAATGACCAAAAAATGGCGATGGAATTTCAGCAAAAAATTCAAGAGTTTATGGATTTTGTACTTGATTTATTTGGAGATGATTTTTATATTGAATGTGCTCCATCTAATAAAGAAGACCAAATGACTGTAAATTCTCAGTTGTTTAAAATTGCAACTGCATATAATGTTAAAATGGTTGTTGGAACTGACTCTCATTATTTAACAAAAGAAGATAGAATGGTTCATAAAGCATATCTTAATTCAAAAGGCGGAGAGCGTGAAGTTGATGACTTTTATGAATTTGCCAGACTTATGGATAGTGATGAAGTAGAAGAATTATTATCTCCATGTTTTCCAGATGGATATGTAGATGTAATTTTTGAAAACACCTTAGATTTACAGAATAAAATTGAATATTATAGTCTTTTTCATAAGCAGGATATTCCATCTGTAGAAGTTAAAGATTATCCAAAAGTAAGAGGATTTAGGCAGTATCCACATTTATCTGCAATGTTAATGGATGATGATATTCAGAATCGTTATTGGGTAAATGAATGTTTAAATCAGCTTGAAAAACTTGAAAAAATTAATGATAGACGTTATCTTGATGAGCTTGAGGAAGAGGCACGAGTTAAAAGTATCATTAGTGAAAAACTTGAAACAAATATGTTTCGTTATCCAAATACACTTCAGCATTATATTGACATGATTTGGGATTGCGGTTCAATAGTAGGTGCTGGTCGTGGTTCCAGTTGTGCCGCACTTAATCATTATCTTATGGGAATTACTCAGTTGGATCCAATCGAGTGGGACTTACCTTTTTTCCGTTATCTTAATGAAGAGAGAATCGAACTCGGTAGTCTGATATTGATATTGCCGAGTTGTAAATAAAAAACGTGAACCTTGCTAAAGGGTGTGCTGTTATAAAAACAGTGCTAACGGTATCAGCAAAATAAGGTATATTTAATTAATACACGAATCAGCTGACTAAGAGAGCGAGTGACCAGAAATGGTTGGACTTTGTAATACCGTGCTTTAAAAATAACAAAATATCTTGGTCAATGTTTGTCAAAGTCAATATCACCTTTATTATATAAAATATGAAAGGTGGTAGTGATATGGAATATTTTATTTATATGACAACAAATTTAATAAATGGACATAAATATATAGGTAAACATCATGGAGAATTAAATGATAGTTACTTAGGAAGTGGACTTTTATTAAAACAAGCGGTTAAAAAATATGGTAAAGAGAATTTTAAAAGAGAAATATTATATATTTCTAAAAATGAAGAAGAAAATTCTCAAAAAGAAAAAGAATTTATAAATGTTTATAATGCAGTAGAAGATAAAAACTTTTATAATATTCATGAAGGCGGTAATGGGGGTAATACAATCGCTGGATGGTCTTTAGAACAAAAAGCCGCTTATTCTCAAAAACTAAGTGAACAAAGAAAAGGAGATAAGAATCCTCGATACGGTGTTCATTTAACAGAAGAGACAAAAAATAAAATAAGACAAAATAGAGACACTTCATATATGCAAACAACAGAATATAAAAAAAATATGTCTAAGGCAGTTAGTGGAAAAAAGAATGGTATGTATGGTAAACATCACACAGAAGAATCAAAACGATTAATGTCTGAACATAGTAAAGGATTAAATTCTGGAGAAAAAAATGGCATGTATGGAAAAAGTAAAGATAATGCAATTAATGGCAAAAAAATCTATATGTATGATGAAAACAATAACTTAATTCGAGTTTTTAATGCAAAAACAGCTGCATTAGATTTTTTAGGATTAAAAGGGCATGTAGGATTAAATAAAGCTATTAAAGAGCATACAATGTATAAAGGTTATTTTTGGAGTGTAGAGACTAAATGAGAATTAAATATATTTTATATTCTCAAGAGGGATAGAGGATAAGCACTATTCCGTAGCGCGTTTTAGCAATAATTGAAGTAAAATATTCTCAGTAAATTATTGTGAAAGAGATAGTCCAATACTTTTAAAGTATATAATGGATATTGATATTGATATATGTCCATCTAAACGTCCAGAAATTCTTCGTAAAATTAAAGAAGAACGTGGAAAGATGTTTTATGATAATATTATGGAGTGGGCAAAGAAAAATCTTGGATGTACTCTTGTAGCAACTTTTGGTACAGAAGGAACTAAGTCTGCAATTCAAACAGCTTGTAGAGGTTATAGAAGTGAAGATTATCCAGAGGGAATTGATGTTGATGAAGCTCAGTATATGAGTTCATTAATTCCAGAAGAAAGAGGATTTTTATGGACAATTAAAGAAGTTGTTTATGGAAATCCAGAAAAAGGTCGTAAACCTGTTAAGACATTTGTTAATGAAGTAAATAAATATCCAGGTTTATTGGATATTATTGTAGCTATTGAAGGTCTTGTAAACCATAGAGGTTCTCATGCATCTGGCGTAATTTTATTTGGAGATGACCCATTTGAGCATAGTGCTTTTATGAAAACTCCAAAAGGTGAGATTACTACTCAGTTTGATTTACATGATGCCGAGTATATGGGATTAACAAAATATGATTTTCTTGTAACTGAAGTTCAAGATAAGTTGGTTCAAACTATTCAGTTACTCCAAGAGGATAATGAAATTGAACCAGAATTAAGTTTGCGGGAGGTCTATGATAAATATTTTCATCCTAATGTTTTACCTTTAACCGATCAAAAGATTTGGGACGCATTGGGTAAAGTATCTGTTATTAATACTTTTCAGTTTGATTCTCAGGTTGGTGCGCAGGTTGCGAAGAAATTAAAACCTCAGAATGTATTGGAAATGGCCGATGCGAATGGTCTGATGAGACTTATGGGCGAAGATGGAGAAGAGCGCCCAATGGATAAATATTATCGTTTTAAACAAAACATTCAATTATGGTATGATGAAATGACAAAATTTGGTCTTACCGAAGAAGAGCAGAAAACTCTTGAACCTTACTTTAAGAGTTCTTATGGAGTTCCGCCTTCACAGGAACAGTTAATGAGAATGTTAATGGATGATAAGATTTGTCACTTTAGTCTTGGAGAAGCAAATGCGGCTCGTAAGATTGTTGGTAAAAAACAAATGAATAAAATTCCAGCTTTACATGAAAAAGTATTGGCACAGGCGGCAAGTGAGAAGCTTGGACAGTATGTATGGAAATGTGGAGTTGGTCCGCAGATGGGTTATTCTTTTAGTGTTATTCATGCACTTGCTTATAGTTTCATTGGTGTTCAAACATTATATATTGCAACAAATTGGAATCCTATTTATTGGGATTGTGCATGCTTAATTGTAAATAGTGGTTCACTTGAAGATAATAGTAACTTAGAGATTGAAGAGGATGATGAATCTGAATCTATTTCTGTAAAGAAAACAGCTTCAACTGATTATGGAAAGATTGCAAAGGCGATGGGTGAAATTATATCAGCTGGAATTAAAATGAGTCTTGTTGATATAAATAATTCAGATTATGGATTTAAGCCTGATGCTAAAAATAATCAGATTCTTTATGGAATGAAAGGTTTATTGAATGTTAGTGATGCAGTAATTGATGACATTATTAAAAATAGACCTTATATTTCACCTAAAGACTTTTTATTAAAAGTGCGTCCAAATAAACAAGCGATGATTTCACTTATTAAAGGTGGAGCATTTGATACAATGATTGACCGCAAGATTTGTATGGGTTGGTATATTTGGGAAACTTGTGATAAAAAGAAACGAATTACATTACAAAATATGGGAGGTTTAATTAAGTATAATCTTCTTCCAGAAAAAAATGAACAACAGATTATGGCGAGAAGAGTTTATGAATTTAATCGTTATTTAAAATCTGTTTGTAAAATTAAGGGTGATACAACTAATTATCATATAGATGATAGAGCAATGAACTTTTTGATTGAAATGGAGCATGATGATTTATTAGAGGGTTATTCTTTAAATATGAAAGCATGGGACAAAGTATATCAAAAATGGATGGATATATTCAGAGATTGGATTGCGGAAGAAAAAGAACAAATTCTTCAGAACTTAAATGAAAAAATCTTTAAGGATGATTGGGATAAATATGCTCAAGGAACTTTATCAGCTTGGGAAATGCAAGCATTATGTTTCTATTACCATGAACATGAATTATCTCATGTTGATACTCAAAGATATGGTTTTGTTGATTTTGATAAATTGCCGCAAGAACCTATCATAGAAAGAACATTTACAAAAGGTGCAAAGCAAATTAACATATTCAAATTGAATAAAATTTGCGGCACTTGCATTGCTAAAAATAAAACTAAAAGTACAGTAACTATATTGACAACTTCTGGAGTAGTTAATGTTAAATTTAGAAAAGAATATTTCTCATTATTTGATAAGCAGATTTCTGAAAAACAAGAAGATGGAACTAAAAAGGTTCGAGAAAAATCTTGGTTCAATCGAGGAAATATGATTATAGTAATGGGCATTAGGTCAGGAGATGATTTTATCTCTAAGAAATATGCTTCTTCTAATGGACATCAATTATATAAAATTGATAAAATCAATGAAGATGGAAGTTTGGAAATTAGAAGCGATAGATACCAAGGAGAAGATGTTTTTTAACATCTTCTCTAATATATCAATAAAAAGGAGAATAAAGATATGAGTCAAGTAGTAAAAAGAGTTTGTGATTTATGTGGACATGAAATTACCGAGAATTTAGATACTGGTAATATTAATTTTAATTATGCTAATTCTATGGGCTATATGTGTAGTCATAATATGGACATTTGTAAAGAGTGCGCTCCAAAAATTGTTCCTGCTCTTCATAAAACTTTAACAGATTTGTTTAAATTAAAAGAAAGTGATAATGAGGTTTCTGATTTAAGTACATTCTTCCAGAGAGAAAGTATTATGCAAGAAGAAATGAGGAAATATCAGGAAGAGATGGATAAAGCAAATAAACCAGGTGAAAATACTAATGCAGGAGAGTCAACAGGTAAAGAGGAAGAAGCAAGCGTATGATAGGTTCTTATAAAATTCTTGCTATCATTGGAGAAGCTGGTAGCGGAAAAGATACTCTTATGCAAGAGGTTTTAAAAGTTAATCACAACCTCCATGAGATAGTTAGTTTTACAACAAGACCTCCAAGAGAGGGAGAAAAAGATGGAATTAATTATCATTTTATTTCTGGTGAAGAATTTGCAGAAAAGCTTCTGGCAGGTGAAATGCTGGAAGCTGCCTGTTTCAATGACTGGTTTTATGGAACTGGTTTTGGCTCATTACGTTCTGATTGTGTTAATATCGGAGTCTTTAATCCAGAAGGAATTGATAGTTTAATGGCTCATAAAAACATTGAGCTTGTAGTATATTATGTAACTGCCAAAGATAAGACTCGATTATTGCGGCAGTTGAATAGAGAAGAAAATCCAAATGTTGATGAAATTATCAGAAGATATAAAGCTGATAGAGAAGATTTTGCCGATTTAGATTTTCATTATAATGAATTAATAAATGAAGATAGAAAAAATATGGACTTCAATGTGAAAGTTGTATCTGCCGCGGCACAGCGGTTGGAGAACAGGATTGGATAATTTATCTATCGCAAAAACCATATATAGTGTTAAGACTTAAAAAATTTTACTAAATATAGATGGAGGGATACAATATGTTAGAAGTTCAAAAACGAAATGGTGATATTGTCCCATTTGATAAAGAAAAAATTATTGATGCAGTAAACAGAGCAATGATTGAAGTAGATAAAATCCTTTATGAAGCAGATACTTCAGAAGACATTGCTACTGAAATTGAAGAAATGGCTAAACGCTCTAAGACAACTATTTCTGTAGAAACTATTCAGGATTGTGTAGAAGATTTATTAATGCAATCTGAAAGAAGAGATGTCGCAAGAGCATATATTCGTTATAGATATAAACAAGAAGCAAAGAGAGAGCACGAGGCAGTTTTTGTTAAAACTTATAGTGAAAAATTGGAAGCCCGCAACGTTCAAAATCAAAATGCTAATGTAGATGAACATTCTTTTGGTGGACGTATGGGTGAAGCAAGTTCAGTTATGACAAAAAAATATGCTTTAGATTATATCGTATCTAAAATGTCAAGAGATAATCATTTAAACAATGAGATTTATATTCATGACTTAGATAGTTATGCTGTTGGAATGCATAATTGTTTGTCATTGCCTATAGATGATTTACTTAGAGATGGTTTTAATACTCGTCAGACGGATGTTCGTCCCGCGCAATCTGTTAATACAGCTTTTCAGCTTTTGGCAGTATTATTCCAGTTACAATCATTACAACAGTTTGGAGGAGTATCTGCTACTCACTTAGACTGGAGTATGGTTCCTTATGTTCGTAAAAGTTTTTATAAACATTTCTTAGAAGGTATTAAGTATTGTCAAAAAGATCAAATGCTTGGATTAGCTGGAACCTATGAAGATTTTGACTTATCTAATGCAAAAGAAATATGGATTAAGGCTGATGCTTCTATTAATGATGACGTATTTGTTAGAAATGAAGTAGCTTATAAATATGCTATAGATATGACAACAAAAGAAACTTATCAAGCCGTAGAAGGAATGTATCACAATCTTAATACATTACAATCTCGAAGCGGAAACCAATTACCTTTTACTTCTATTAATTATGGTACATGTACTTTACCAGAAGGAAGATTAGTAATAGAAGCTCTATTAAACGTATCTATTAAAGGTATTGGGAAGCTTCATAAAACTTCTATTTTCCCTTGCGGAATTTTTCAATGTATGAAAGGAGTTAATCGTGAAGAAGGAGACCCAAATTACGATTTATTTAAACTCGCATTACGTTCAACCGCCACAAGACTGTACCCAAATTATGCTAATGTCGACTGGTCTGGAAACGCAGGATATGACATCAACGACCCTCGTACCTACTTCTCTACAATGGGTAAGCGAAAACTCAGCCCATTTAAAATCTTTTGAACTGTGCTAACAGGTGTTTATATATTCTAATATATAAGCTAACGGTTAGGTCTTAATGACTTTGCAGTTTGTTGTTAAGATGAGACCGTGCTAAGATTCATTATAATATTCACACATAGGAGGAGGCTATATGTGGATATATAAAATAACAAATATTCAAAATAATAAAGTTTATATTGGTCAAACAATACGGCCAATAAATCAAAGATTTCATCGACATCTGAATGATGCTGTCAATAATATTTTAGATACACATTTTGCCAGAGCTATTAGGAAATATGGCAAAGACAGTTTTATCATAGAAGAAATTGATACCGCTCAAACTCAAGATGAATTAAACCAAAAAGAGCAATATTGGATTAGATTTTATAATTCAGTTGAAGAAGGATATAATGAAACAGATGCAATATCTAAATGCGGAGGCAATACATATCGTTCTAAAACTGAAGAAGAGATGGAAATTATCAAAGAAAAAATTCGACAAACAAAAATAGGTTCTAAAAACTCTATGGCACGAAAAGTTAAACGAACAAATATTATTACTAATGAAGTGGATATATTTGATACTGTTATTAGTTGTGCTAAAGCTTGTGGAATTAAAAATGGTAAAACATCTATTTCGGCCAGATTAAATGGACAAATAAAAAGTCCTTATAAAAATACTTGGATTTTTGAATATTATAATGAATAAAGTGTATCGACTATCCCTGATGAATGTATGGGAGTAGGGACGGAGATAAGCACCGTCGTTGTTTTAGGAAACGAAGCAACTGAGAACCGAAGCGGAAGACAACTCTATTTACTTTTAAATAGAATGATAATATAGTCAGTGCTGATGGTGACATCAGATAAACACGTGCAGAACTGCCAATGGGTACGATATTAACGGTTTTGGTCAGTTAAAAGATGGTCGTGGAAATATTTGTCCTGTAACAATTATCTTACCTACATTAGCAATGGAGGCTAAACAAAACTTTATGTCTCAATATGCTTTAACTGGTGAAGATGCAAAAGAAGCTTTTGCAATTGAGTATTTTATGACTCTTTTAGATGAAAAAATTCATCAGGCAAAAGATATGTTGATTGAACGCTTTGATTGGATTTGTTCTCAGGATGCTTCTGCTGCAACCTTCATGTATGAGAACGGTACAATGAAAGGATATATTCCAGAAGAAGGAATCAGAAGTGCATTGAAGCATGGGACTTTAGCAGTAGGTCAGTTAGGACTTGCTGAGACTCTTCAAATTCTTATTGGTACAGACCATACCACTCCAGAAGGAATGAAATTGGCTAAAAGAATTGAACAGTTATTTAAAGATAGATGTGCGGAATTTAAAGAAGAATATAAGCTTAATTTTGGAGTTTACTACACGCCGGCCGAAAACCTTTGCTATAAAGCTTTAAAAAACTTTAAAGCAAAATATGGAGTAATTGAAAATGTAAGTGATAAAGAATTCTTTACTAATTCAATTCACGTTCCTGTTTGGAAAGAAATGTCTCCATTTGAAAAAATTGATATTGAATCTCAATTAACTGGTTATTCATCTGCGGGATGTATTACTTATGTTGAATTAGATTCTGGTATTAAAAATAATCTTGAAGCATTAGAGCAAATTGTAAATTATGCTATGGATAAAGACATTCCATATTTTGCAGTTAATGTACCGAACGACACATGCCTTGAGTGCGGTTATACAGATGAATTTAATGATAGATGTCCTATTTGCGGAAGCACTCATATCCAACAGCTTAGAAGAGTTACTGGATATTTAACAGGAAATTATAAAACTGCTTTTAATCTTGGTAAGCAAGATGAAGTTGAACATCGTGTTAAACATGGAGGAAAAAGAGAATGGGCGCAGATAAAACCTGGCACGACAAAGAAGAATACTTAAAACAAGCAGAAGAATGTAGATATTGTAGAGAATTAGATGCAGATGATACTTTATATATGGCAAACGACTGGGATGGCGGAATAGGATTTGAATATATTCGACATATTAAATACTGCCCTATCTGCGGCCGCAAGCTTTTTGATTGGGAGGAATAATTATAATGCGTTATGCAGGAATTATTAAAAATGATTTTTCTGCGGCTCCTGGAGTAAGTGTAACTTTTTTTACACAAGGTTGCCCTCACAGATGTGAGGGTTGCCACAATCCAGAGACTTGGGACTTTGAAGGCGGAGAAGAAGTTACTCATGATACTATTTTAGACGTTATTGAAGCTATTACTGCTAATGGATTACACCGTAATTTATGTATTATGGGAGGAGAGCCTCTTTGTCCAGAAAATCAATTTTTAACTAATTTAATTATTAATTCTGTTAAAGAAAAACTTCCTGACACTAAAGTTTATTTATGGACAGGATATTATTTAAAAGATTTAGATTTTAATAATAATAGAATTGAACAAATTTTAGATAAAGTTGATTATATAATAGATGGACCTTTTGAGAAAGATAAAAGAGATATAACATTATTTATGAGGGGTTCATCTAATCAGCATATTCTTAAAAAAGGTATTGATTTTTAAAAAAAAATATGATATTATATAGATATAAAATAAAGGAGTTCTAATTAATATGGATTTAATTAAGATTACAACAACAAATGAATTAAATGATATAAAAGACCCTGTTGATGGACAGGTTGCTTATATAGAAAATGATAATGGCAATGAATATTTCCTTTATCAGAATAAAGCTTGGTTCCCAGTCCAAGGAGAAATGACTTCCAGTGGACTTCAGCTTAATCTTTATGAGCTGAATAGAAATATTATTTCTCAGCTCCCTGATTTTGAGGATAGCCAGTGGGAAGGCGCTGAAAGTGTTTTTAAAGAATGGTTAGAGGGAAAGACTTGTAAATATTTTATGCTTTATGGCAGAGAAATAAATTATTTTACAATCTTTAAAAAGAAAACTTTGTTAGATGAAAAAACAGATTTTGAGACTTTGTTTAAAGCTGTAAAAGAATGTTTGACGGCTTTAGGTCCAGTTAAATCTGTTGCGATTAATAAGTTCGAAGATGGTTCTGCTTCTTCTATTGAAATTTGGGTTAAATATGAAGATGTAGTTACCTGCATGTATTTATTTGATTATGAAGAAGGAATTGTAGTTTATGAACAGTAATGAGATTGTATGTTTTATTGATATATTTTCTATTTACCAAAAGGTTCAATACAGTGACGGTCAAGAAGAACAAATTTCTTTAGCAAACTTGCCTGGCTTTTTGCCACAAGTTTGCTCCGCAGAAAATATCAATAAAATTCATTTATATGGCGATACTGCTTTTTGTGATGGTGTTGCTGATAAAATTAGAGCAAGTGAAATTACAACATATGGAGAAAATAATTTAGAAATCGAGGTAAATTAATTTATGAATAAATATTTAATTAACAACACATTAGTATTTAGAGTTCCAACAGTAGAAGATGCTTTAGCTTTAAGAGATGAACTTTCTGAAAATCCTTACGGAGAATTAACAAATTTTAGTTATACAACTAAATACATTAAAGCTAAAGGTGAGATTATCGAAGAGTATCAGCTTGTAAAAGCTAAGATTGAATTTACTCCAGAAAAAGATCCAGAGCAGCATATCAATGTTACTTATGAGGAGGGAATCTAATTTGGCTAAATTTGAGTTAATTAAAAAATTTCAAGGCGAAAATGATTTACTTCCTAAAAGAAAGACTATAGAATCTGCTGGATATGACTTTATTGTAGCAGAAGATACAATAATTCTTCCATATCATTATCATTTTTCAAATCTTTCACAGGGTATTTTTGCAGAAATGCTGTCTAAAAAACTTGAAGAAAAATATCTTGAAAGACCTATGTCGCTTGATGAAGTTGCTGCTTTTACTAAAGAAACTTTATCAAAACCCACTTTAGTTCCAACAGGTGTTAAAGTTAAACTTGACCCTGGCACATATTTAGAGCTTTCAGTTCGTAGTTCTTGTCCACTTAAATATTGGTTAGTAATGGCTAATAGTGTAGGAATTATAGATGGTGATTATTATAATAATCCAGATAATGAGGGACATATCTTTTTTCAGATGATTAATTTTTCCCCAGTTCCTATTATCTTAAAGAAAGGTGACTGTATTGGTCAAGGTATTATTAAACCTTATTTAAAAACTGAGGATGATAATACAGTTGATTTGCGGGAAGGCGGTTTTGGTTCTACAGATGCGGCAAGTCAGCCAGTGCTGCAAGAAGCTTAATGAGCCGATTACTCGCATTAGACCAAGCAAGTCGAATTTCAGGCTGGGCCTTCTTCAATGAAGGTCAGCTTGAAGCTCATGGTAAATTTAATGCTACTCAAGAAGATATTGGGGAAAGACTTTTCTTCATTAAAAATGAAGTAAATAAACTTATTGAAGAATTTAATATTAATGAAGTAGCTTTTGAAGATATTCAACTTCAAGGAAATGTTACTAATAATGTTCAAACCTTTAAGGTTTTAGCAGAAGTGTTCGGAGTTATTTATGAATTAGTAACAGAATTAAAAATACCAAATAGTGCAACTTTAGCAAGTGTATGGAAATCTGCATTAAATATAAAAGGGCGCACTCGTCCTGAACAAAAAAGAAATGCTCAACAATATGTTCTTGATACATATGGAATAAAAGCTACTCAAGATGAATGTGACGCGATTTGTATTGGGACATATATTGTTAATGAAAAAGCAAGAGAAAAGATACATGACTGGTCTGATTAAAGAAAGTATTTTCTCTTTTTTTTCATTTCTTAAAAAGGAGAGAGAAAATTATGTATACTTTAATTATAAATAATGGCGAATTACAATGCCATATTAAAAGCTTTACAGAAGGCTTAGAAATAAGAGAATTACCAGATAATTCTGGTAAAAAAGAAACTACAGCGGCTTTATATATCACTACTTATATTTCCGCAGACAGTGGCGAAGAAGTAAATACTTTTGATAATATTAGTTTAGTAGATTTTCTTCCATATTTTAAAGTTGATAATTCTATTAAAAATATAACTATTAAAGATGGAGAAAAAATTGTTTTTGAAACTACTAAATATACAGCTATTTCAAATGCAAAAGGAGATTATGACCAAACCGCAGAAACTCCAGAATATTATATAGATATTTCTTTTCAAACAAATCCAAGACTTTAAAGAGAGGTGATTGAATGGCAAGAATAGTATATACAGGTCAGCCAATTCAAGCCTCTACTATTAAAGATTATTATGACAGATTGGACGCTATTAGAACTTGGAATGGTAGATATTCTGCTATTTCTAACCGAGGAAGCGTTGGATTTGGTGTTAAAATCACCAGCGCACAAATTATGAATGAAATTTTTGAAAGTGTTGTAAATACAAAAAATACTGTTTCATTTGTAAATGGCGTTTCAATCTTAGTTCCTGTTGGAGTTACTCAAGGTAGCTCCGCAATTGGAAAAAGGTCTATGGCTCAAATTGAAAAAAGTATTGGAATGATGGAACAAGCTTGCCGAGAGCATTTTTCAAGTCGTCGTGGAGGTTTTAATAGTTCTAATTATGGTATTTTTGGTAGTTTTAATGCCAATAGGTCTGGACATTATGGCGTACATAGAACTTCTAATGATACTACTTTTAATGTAATTGGTAACAGTGGTCACAGAAATGGTTATTTTGGTAGTCATAAAGATGGTTATTGTGGTGGTAATAGAACTAGTAATAATACTTCTAATAGAAGGGGCTATAATAATGCTTTTAGAAGCGGACATCATCATACTTTTAATAGTGGATTTTTTAGTACCAAATGGGCAACTAATGATGGTTCAAATTTTAGTTCTTTTGGAAGTAATAGTTCTAAATTTTCAAAAGTCCATAATGGTAATAAAAGTGGATTCGCAACTGGAAAATACCATCATCATTATTCTTATTGGGTATTTAATTGGGCCAGTAGTGGAAGTAAAGATGTTCAATTATCTGGTAATGCTATTAAAAGAGGTAATTTTGACGGACATAATGCTTCTAAATTTTCTGGAAATGGAACAAATAGCACTAACAGAACTACTGTTAATAATGCTAAAAGAAGCTCCTTCCATACAGGTGGATATACTGCAAATAATGATACTAAGTTTACTGGACATACAACAAGTTGTTCTGGAAATAATTCCACTCAGTTTACAAGTTTTGGTAGTAGCTGTGTAGGAGATAATGCTTCTAATTACTCTGGAAATGCTACTGGATATACAGGTTTCTTTACCAGTAACTGTCCAAGTAATTTTGCTACAAATGATTCTAGTGTAAATACTTGTCCAAGTGATTTCTCTGGAGTATTTAGTGGTAATTATTCTAATGTTAATACAAGTAACTTTAGTAATGTTGATAGAAAATGTTTTGTTGTCCATAGTAGTTATACAGTAGAGGGCGTTGATTTTTAATATATTTTTAAAGAGTAAAAGGAGTTATTAATGATAGAAAATAATGAAAAAATTTACTTTACAAATATAACTTTATTTACTACTGCTTTATGTAATCTTAATTGTGGATATTGTTATATTTGTAAGGATGCTACTGGGTGTTTAAAACAAATAGATGATGATTTGGCAAAAGATTTTGAAAATGGAAGCCAAATTAAACAAGTCTATGATGTTGACCCAGAAGCAGATAAACATATTAAACATATTACTTTATGGGGAGGAGAACCTTTTCTTCATATAGAACGTTTTATAGACCATTTTGAAGAATATTTAGAAGCTTTTCCAAACTTTAATGAAATAGATACTTCAACAAATTTTACTCTTCCAAACCAAGTTGAATCTTTAAAAAAATTGTTTGATACAATTATTAAACATTATCATGGTAATCAAAAATTTCATTTTGATCTTCAGGTCTCAATTGATGGGCCTGAAGAGATGAATGATTTTGGAAGAGGTAAAGGCGTTACTAAAAAGTTCTTAAAGAATTTTAGAGATTTATGCGAATTAGAATTTGATGATTCTAAAATTGATTTATACGTTCATACTAAACCAACTTTTTCAAAACCTACATTTCATTTTGTAGATACACCAGAAAAAGCATATGAATGGTTTGAATTTTTTGATAAAGAAATGTATCAGCCTTATAAAAACAGAAAGACTAGAAAATGGTTTTTTTTACCTTGTCTTTTTAATTATGCGACTCCCGCAGAATGGACAAAAGAAGATGGTCTTGAAGTAGCAAAAATTTATCGTTCAATCCAAGAGGTAACTCCAAAAATAAAACAATTAGATGGCTGGATTCCAAATTATGAAACATATATTCCAAGTGTAGAATTCTTATTAGGTAGATTAAGAGACGATAATTCATTTAATAAGAAAAAATGCTTAGATTGTTCAAAGCCATTCTGCGGCGGAGGGTGCGGTTCATTCTCCCATGTAGTAGTTCCTATTCATGATGGAAAATATACTATGTGTCACAGAGGTATGTTTGATGATTATGTAGATTATCATAATAATATGAAAGACCATAATGATATGAATGGACTTGCCGCAAAATATGTTCAAACAAATAATGAATCTGCTTGGATTTATGATAAAGACCAGTTCTTAAATCTTAAAAAGACTTTTGATAATCTTGTTTTATACCCTCATCAAATCTTTTATACAGATTATGTTAAATTTGTATATGAATATGCAAAAGCAGGCATTATTGATGAGAAATGGGCTAATTTAAGTAAAATTGATAAAACGATTGCTATTTTTGTTGATAAATCATGTTGTTTACAAGATTCATATATTATTACTGGCTCTTGGATAACATCAAACCCGTTAGAAATTCCATTATGGTATAATGGTGCTATGGATGTAGTTGAAGAAGAAATTGACAGAATAATGGCGGAAAGAGGTATAGTATGACATTTCAAGAGCAGCAAGATTTACTTTTAAAAAATTATTTATTTAGATATGATAAAGATGATGATTCTGTTGAATTTATTATTACATCTATATGTAATCAAAAATGTGAGTATTGTTATTTATATAGATATGGTGATGAAATGTATCCTCCAGAAGCCAACAAGAAAGAAAACATTCTTAGGAATTTAGCATTGTTATTAAAATGGCTTGATGAAAATAATTATAAATATACAACTTTTGATATTTTTTCAGGTGAGTTTTTTCAAATCCCCTATTGGGAAGAGATTTTAAATGTTTTTTATGAATATCAAATGAATACTCCTAATATTCCAAAAAGAGAATTTGTAATTCCTACAAATATGTCTTTTCTTATGGATGAAGAAAAAACCGCAAGAGTTGAATATTGGATAAATAGAGTTAGAGATGATGTAAAACATTTTAATGGCTTCTGGTTAAGTGCCTCAGTAGATGGACCAACAGAACTGGAATCTATCGAAAGAGGGCTGAAAAATGGTCAAACAAAACAAGATTTATTTTATGATAAATTTTTCAAGTTCATTGCAAAATATTCTTTTTCCTGTCATCCCATGATTACGAGAGAATTTGTAAAAAATTATAAACGCAATTATGATTGGTGGGTTGATAATCTTATTAAATATAATGTTACCTTTAAAAAAGAGAATGGATGTGAAGTATATTCAATACCAATGATGCTAGAGGTTAGAAATGCGGAACAGTGGGATGAAGAATCTTTACAAAACTATAGAGATTTTCTTTTCTATGTAGCAGAAAAAGATTTAAAAACACTACATGAAGGAGATGTAACTGATTTTGCATATCATATGGCGGATAATTTTTCTGATGGAATGATGAATATTGGAAAATATAATCATGTACAGCCATATATTTTAGCTCTTCCAGAAGTTCAGCAAAGAATGCCATGTTCAATTCAAGGCGGTACAATTTTTAGAGTTGGAGATTTAGCGATTGTACCTTGTCATAGAACTTGTTATCCTGAGATGGTTTATGGTTTTCTTGAATTAAATGAAGATAAAACTAAGATTATTGGGGTTCATGGAGAGAATCCTATGCTTGCATATAAAATTAAAACTATTAACCAAAATCGTTCTTTTATGAAATGTGCGGGCTGTCCTATTAAAAGCTTCTGTATGAAAGGTTGTTTAGGAGCGCAATATGAAGATAGAAAAGAACTTTTCTGTGCTATTGATGAAGTATGTGAAATGTTTAAAACTAAATATCGTGCTGTTAATGATATAGCCGAAAAATATGGCGTTTATGATATTGTTCTAAACGATTTTAAAATTCCAAAAGAAAGAAGGGAGTTTATAAAATATGCAAGAGATATTATCAACAGAGACTTGTATGACTAATGAAGTTTCTATTTTTGATTTAACTCAAGATATTATGTTTAAAAAACAATTTGCATTAATAGATGAGTTAGATTTTAGACTTGGTAAACTTAATACAGCTGATGATGTAATTGAATCAGTTAGATTAAAAATTTATTATATCTATTATTTTATGCTTGATAATAAAGAAAAAGAATATTTTATTCATATTAGAAACTTTATTATTCTGTCTAACAATGATTTAATTAAACGAATTAAAAATACTACTGTTGATGGCTTTTTTGATGAAGATGTGAATACAATTGAAGAAGTTTGTTTAAATAAGTTGTTTTTAGTTCTATTAAAAGAATATGCTCCAGAATTAAGATATACGGATTATAAAGATGATGTTTTATCTAATATGAATAAGTATATTTATCTTTTAAATGAAACTTATTTTGATGATTTTAGTTTATTTCAAGATAATGTCTTATATGGAATTTGTATTGGAAATTCTATAGTCGATTATAAAAAATTTTTAACGGCTGTAGAATGGGATAGATTTCAATATAGCATTTATCATTTGTTTTATAGTATTCAAGAGTTTCCAACAGACAATGAAATATTAGATATTGAAAAAAATATTGAGAGCAAAGTAGATTTTCTTTATATAAAATAATAAAGAAGTAAAGGGTAAAAGGAGTATAGTAAATGATTTTTATATTGCCATCTATTTATTATAATTTTGAAGATAATATTAATATTTTAGATATGTATAGCAATACAGTAAAAATCAAAGGTATCGAGGGCAATTTCCCATCTAACATTATGTGCGGTGGGATTAATGCCTTAGATACAAGATATTTTGCGCTGTATGATGATATTATAGGTTGTGTAAATAGTTATGCAATGCCATCTAAGATGTTATTTGTTGACTGCGGCAACCTCTTTCTTAATGAAAAAGAATATCTAAATCGTTTTGATAAGATATTATTTGAAGAATGGGAAAATGATAATTCTACATATTATGAGATTGCAGATTTTAATTTGATTGACTATGTAGTAAAACGTTATCCTAATATTCAAATTGCATTACATCAAAATGCTTTATTGAAATATAGTTTAAAAGAGATTCAAGATAAGATTGATAATTGTAAAAATATTAAATACATAATCTTATCAAGACATTATGCTCATTTAAAAGTAAAAGGCGTACAAAAAATTTATTTAATGAGTTTTACAAAATGTAGAGATTGTGTAAATTATTGTGATTGTTTATTTAAAGAATCTCATAATATACTTGAATATAGTGGTAATTCTACATTTAGGAATTGCACTAAAAGGTTTTATAAAAATGATGATGAGTTTTTTGAAGAGTATAAAAATATTCCAAAAGATTTTTCATACGTTCTATTTGATGATATCATTCCAGAAGATTCAAATGAAAGCTATACATTAATGATTAATTTATTTGAGAGAGGGCTAAAAAATGGTTTATTATAATTTATCCGGATTTTACGAACATTTTACTTTAAACAAATTTATTTTGGAACTACATGAAACAAATCCTGAATACTTTAGAGATGGAATTAAAATTGGAACCTTCTTTGGTAACTTTCCATTTTGTACTTGGGATGGCGGCAGAAACTTTCCATTTTATCGCCAAGTCACAAAAGAAGAGATTGAAAAAATTAGAGACTTTTATAAGTTTTATAATATCCCTATGAGATTAATTTTTACCAATTCCGCAATTGAGGAAGAAGATTTATATGACCCATTTTGTAATCTTCAAATGAGATTGCTTGAAGATGGTAATAATGAGGTTGTTGTAAATTCTCCTCTTTTGGAGCAATATTTAAGAGAAACATATCCAGACTTTAAATATATTAGTTCTACAACTAAATGTTTAAACAGAGAAAAATTCCTTAAAGAACTCCAAAATCCAGATTATTATCAAGTTTGTTTGGATTATAATTTGAATAAAGATATGGATATGCTTGAGAATATTCCTCAAGAATTACGAGGTAAATGTGAATTTTTATCAAATGCAATTTGTCATAGCCATTGTCCTGTTAGAAAAATGCACTATCTCGATACAAGTAAAACTAACTTAACATATGGTAAACATAAGTATAGCATTACCGCAAAATGTCAAATTAAAGGGGGTATTAATGACCCTGATACTCTTGGAAAGCAGAATAATTTGACTTGGGAAGATATTCAAAAATACAGCAGTATGGGATATAAATATTTTAAATTTGAAGGAAGAACATTGCCAAGTGCGGATATTTTTTCTAATTATTTATACTATTTATTTAAGCCAGAATATATTCCAATTATTGTAAGTAAATCTTCATATGTACCAGGAATATTCTTTAACAATCCAAATTCTCAATTTTATTTAGATATGGTAAAAAGAACTGATGCTTCATTGGAAGCTGACAATGGCGTAAATGCAGAAGAGTGCGTAATGAGTTGGCCATTCTAATAGAATAAGCCCTTCTTACTTTTTAAAATTCTTAGAGAGAAAGTTTAAAAATGAGGAGGGTTTTTAACTATGCTAGAAACAATTGGATCAATTGTCTTGAAGTATTGGGTTGAACTTATTTTAGGTTTGATTGTAGCTGGCGGCGGTTTTTTAATAAAACGTTATTTAAGACTTGAAAAAGAAGAACGCCAAAGAGAGCAAAAAGCGTATTTTGATAAAATGCTTGAAAAAATTCAAAATGAAAATCAACAAGTGTTAAAATCTTTAGAAAAAGAACATGATAAGATGAATCAAAAATCTGAAGATAAATATAATGAAATTAATACCAAAGTTGATGAAGCTTTAGAAGTAGGCAGAGAAGAATCTAAATCTGATGATGCGGTTCTTGAAAAAGAAATTTCAGCATTAGAAAAAAATATTACAGCTTTGACCGCAGGTGTTTTATCAATGCAAGGAAAAGAGTTTAGAAATAATTGTAGAAAACTTTTAGCTGAAGACCATGTTATTACTCTTGATGAATGGGAAGAATTAGATAAAGACCATACGGCTTATAATGGATTAGGTGGTAATCATAAAGGCGACCATTTATTCTCATTAGTAAAAAAGAAAGTCGAAGCTGGATTTGCAGAAGACCAACGTCCAAAAGAAGAATAAAAAAGAGGGGATAGAATTTAATTCTATCCCCTATTATTTTTTATCTTAGAAAAAATCTTATTTGTTATATCAATTATCTCTTGTCCATAAGTAGAGAGCAAATCGGCTAATAGCTCCTCTTGGTCATAAGTTAATTGAATATTATAACTAAACATTGCGGCGTGTGTTATTTCATGGCATAAAACTTTTTTAATTTTTTCGAGAGAAAGTTTATTATTAATATAGATTTTCTTAGTATCATCGACACAAGCTCCAAGAGTATAAGAGCCATCTTTCTTTTTAAGCATTGGGTGATATGGGGATACAAAGACAACTCGCCAATTATCCCCATTGATTTTAAACATTTATTTTAGTTGCTAATAAAGCAATTTTCTTTTGAAGTAACTGTTTTTCCTCTTGGCTTGCACCCTCAATCATTTCGAGAATATCTGCATTAAGTTCTTGCATATATTCTTCAAGTTCTTTTAATTTTTTAGCTTGGTCATGATGAAGTTCTTTGGATTCCATATACATGCGTCTGCGTTCAGGACTTTTACCTTCACGGCTATCATATATTTTGATTGGGTATTCTTTTTCATCTTCATCTTCGTATCTATCATAATAGTCCATAGGTACATTATGTTTTTTCTTACGAATACTTTCTTTATAGTACATTTTTTTAGAATCTTCATCAGATTCTTTCATAGCCTTTGTAATTGTACAATAATAAATAGCTTGTTCAATATCTTTAATCATATCAATAACTTCACCTAATTCTTCAGCGTCGCAATTCTGAAGATTAGACATTTGAGATTGGGCCGCACTAATTAAACAATTTTTCATTTCACAAAGTCTTTTCATCATATTATGCCACCCTTTCTACTATAAGATTAGCGTTTTGAACATTAACAGCTTGTGTTGAAGTATTAGTTACTCCCGCGGTTGAACAACATCCAGTAGGTACATCAATGTATACACATGAAGCTACATTAAAATATTGTTCTACTGCGGCCGGTGTAACAATCATCTGGGCAGTGCGGACTGCTTCACCATCTATGGTAATAGTTAATGAAATGGCTCCCGCGGTACCGCCGGTTGGAACCGCAATATTTCCAGTGAAAGTTACTTTGAATCTTGAGCGGCATTGGTTATTAGACAAACCTCTCATTTTGATATTTCCACTTCCCTCGGTATGAATAACTGAACAATTACCAGGGATTCTTGTTGTAATAAATACAACATTATCATTTGCGTTTACAGTTTGTACTACATTACTTGTTAGTTCCATAAATAGTCTCCTTTCAGGAATTTAATAGACCAGAGAGTTGGCAGACTCTCTGGCCATTAAACTAATTTAGATTAAAGTGTATTACATCCGCAGTTATGATATCCAGAATATGGATTAGCAACTGTATATGCAGGGATAGGTGTTGGATTTAAAGCATTAATTAAATAGCTATTTTGAGCTGCTTGGCTTGCTTGTAATCTAAGATTAGAATTTGCTGCAGTTAATTCAGAAATCTTATCATGTAAAGCTTGTGTTTGCATATCTTGAATAGCACTTAAAACGCTTCTGGTATTAGCGTTTTGATTTTCCATTAGGTCTCTGGTTGCATCAGAAACTGTTCTACGAGTTGAGCATTCTTGATCTGCTAAATTATAATTTAATTGAGCAAAGTTTTGAGCATCCTCATATCTGTTTTGGCAGCAACACTGTTGCAACTGGGTTCCTAAGTTAGTAATATCTGCATTAATGGTATTAGTATTTTGCATATCTGCGATTGTTTGCTGAGTAATATTATTGTTAATACCAGCAAATCCATTCAACATACCTGTGTTCATGGCATAGAAGCCATCACAGAGTCCACTATCTACGCTATCAATTTTTCTTTCAATGTTAGCGAAGTCTGAGGTTAAAATATAACCATCTGTAATTCCAGAACCTGTGGAACCTCCTCCGAAGAGTCCATTTCCATTTCCTCCCCATCCTGCGAAGCAGAAAAGGAATAAAATTATAATCCACCAAGCTCCATCTCCACCGAATCCAAATCCATTATCATTTCTATTGGTTCCAGTAGCTGCGGCAATGTCGGCTAAACTATAGCCATTTGTTGCGTTATTGAACATATTAATGTCCTCCTTTTAAAATATATTATTTAATCCCAAGCATTTGCTTAAAGGCATTAAATTCTTTATCAAAATCTTTACCGTTTTGACTGCATATATTTCGAGCGATTTGTTCAATATCTGCACTTCTATTTTGCTTTGCTAAAGACAATAGATTAGCTCCCATTGGAGTATTTTGCATTTGTTGCTCTAAAATATTCATTACTAATTGTTGAGGATTCTGGCCTCCTTTAATCATTTGAATTAATTGCATTGGATTCATATTCATTGGCATAAGAGAATTCCTCCTAAAACTTAATATCTTCTTTTTTGACTGGTTGCGGTGAAGGAACTGAAGGAGTAGTCTTTTGCGGCGCTTGCTCCGGTACCTGGCCCGCAAATATAGCTCTTATTTTTTCCATTTGTTCATTAAATTCATCTCTGGTTATATAATCTGCCATTTGTGGTTGTGCGGTTGGCTGTTGCAATATTTTTAATTCGTATACGTTAATTGATGCGGTTCCATCTAAATTAATCTGTTTAGTATAAATTTGTTTATTTGCTATATCTGGAAAAATAAAAATAGAGCCATCAAAGTCTATTGGAATAGCTTTAACCTCTTCAATGGAAGAAACTGGCCTGCCTTTTAGGTACAAAATACCTTGGTTTTGCATTGGTGGTTGCTGTCTAATAGGTTGTTGATTCTGCGGGAAGTAGTTGTAGTTAGGATACATTTTTTAATCCTCCTTCTTAAAAATATTTTTCTTTCTTTCCTTCAATAGTATGTAAAATTTTTACTAACTATCTTAATATGAAAAGTCCAGTCTTTTTAAATCTTTTTTTGTACTACAAAATTAGACAAAAAAAATAAGGGGTACAGAATATATATTCTGTACCCCTTATTTTTATTTAGGTTCAATAGTTGTTTTATTCTTATTAACAGCCGCTTCAATTTGTTTTGTAATATATGTATTCAAATCACCATAGATTGCTGTTAAGTATTCTTTCGCTTCGTCATTCAAGATAGAAAGAACTGCAGTCAAGGTCATGTTAAATGCCTTTTTCTGAGCTTCGGCATCGAATTTTCCTTGGGCTTTTAAGCTATCTACATATGTTTGATTTGTGGCAATTACACAATCAGTAATTGTCTTTGATAACATTGTAATATATTTTGCTGCTAAAGCATTATCATTTTGCTTAATTAAAGCATCTTTTTTTGTTGCGATATACTGTACTAAATAAGCTGTTAAAATTCCTAATAGCGGAATTACGCATACCTCAAAAATTTGTTGTAACATTTGTAATACATTATCCATAATTATTCCTCCTATTTAACTTTAATCCAAATACGATTATTTACTTTTACATTACCAGTTCCCCAAACCTCATAATCTGGAATTTCTGATACAGTACCAATAATTCTATCTGGGTATTCTCTGACTTCTTCACGAGTCATTTTTGAAATAGTTCCATTAGGTCCAGAACAAACTGGATCACCAGCTTGATATGAGTTTTTATCTTCATAAGGATAAGCTAATACCCTACCTGAGACCGCAAGCGGAGTTTTAGTTTGTTCAGTTTCACCAATCGCAAATCCAAAAGTATCAGATACTATATTTGCTCCTGGTTGTAATCTTTCAGAAGATTTTATTAAATCTCCTTTTCCTGTTTCAATAACACAATAACCTGGTTGTACATATTTTTTAGTTCGACGATACTCTGCATAATCATTCCATACTGCGCCATAAACTTGACCGGCTCTAAAGGCTCCAAAAACACAGTTTTGAACCTCTCCAGAAGTTGGCTCAGCTGTGGAACGAGTTCCTTTATGAACCCATGTATTATAATATCCTTTAATACTATAATATCCATCACTATGACCCCATGGTAAATAAATATATAAATCAATTATATTATCTGCACTGGCCAATCCTTTTACTCTTATAGAAGTCGCATTAACATCAGAATGATCGACTAAATATGAAATACCAAAAGATTTTGCTGCTGCTCGAGTAGATTGCCATCCATCTTTTACAAAAATACTTATATGTGTATTTTGATTTCCAGTACCATTATATCCATTTCCACTATATATATCTATAATAACTTCTGAATTATCGCCATTGGAAGTTAAATGACCTAAATAATACCAATGAGCAGTTCCATTAGAACCACTTATTTTAAAAGATTGCTGTTTTTCAGTTCCAGATTGTGAACCTGCGCAAGCTGTAATAACACCATTATTTAAATAAACTGGTTGATTCGCAGAACCAACTGAAGCTGTTGATCTGACTGGCACTCCATTTGTGAAATATATTGGATTTGTATTACCTCCGGCAGAGGTATTTAATTTATTTGCAGATGATGCTACTGTTGCAGTAGCTGCATTTCCACTATAAGAAGTAATAGTTTTTAGGACTCCATTATCTGAATATACTGGTACAGTTGCAGAACCTATCGTTCCAGAAGTATTTCCAGTAGTTGGAATACGTTTACTTCCATTTGCATATGCATTTCCAGCAACATATAAAGTATTAATATAACCAGTAGCCCAATAATTAGAAGTTGAACCAATATTATAAACATTATTTGAAGCTGGAACCATAGCATGGTTATCATCAAAAATATAATTCCAAGGCTTCCAAGTTGTTCCAATGGATAATCTCCATGCGGCTTGACCATTATGATTTAATGGTAAAACAAATTGAGAATTAAAACCATTGTTATCAAGATGTCTAAAATTCATTACATGATACCAATTTGCAGATATCAATCCCATTGAGGTATTTCCATTACTGGTAGTAGCTAAATAAGCAGTTTTATAATTTGCATTATTTAAAATTGTTGCTGAACCACCTTGCGCCGGCAATTGAGCCATAATAGGTCTTTGTTGCCAAGTTAATAATTCTCCTTGAGTTGCAGGTAATGTTAATCCTTGTCCTGAGGAACTATTTACTTCAATAGTCAAATCATTTATTTTACCTGTTAAATTCACTCCATTAGAGCCGCCTGAACCAGAATTTGCGCCATTAGCACCTCTATGACCAATTAACCAAGTAGTACTGCTTGTTCCTGTAGAACTTCCATTATCTCCACCTAAAAAAATATTCGCCCAACCATTCTTAGCTCTATTAACTCTAATACCTTCACTATATGATTGTTCTGTGCTATAATAAGGGTTAACAATTAATCTTCCATTAATAACAGTTTTAGATGTATTATCTTGATTGCCATTAGTATTAAAAGTAGTATTACCATTAGATATATCAAACTGCCATCCAAAATCATAGCTATTAGCAGTTCTATTCGTACTGGAACCTATTAAATAAAAACTGTTAGACAATATTCCAAAAGAAAACCATTTTTTAGTATTTGTATTAGTTTGTCTTAACCATGGCCAATAAGATCCAGAATCTGTTGCATCTAATAAATTATAACCACCATAATTATAACGTTGTCCATCTAACCAAGAACATCCCGCACTTGCAGCTCTAATATGTCCATTAAAATAAGCATTACCATCAGTTGAAATAGAAGCTACATTCCCTACTCCCCACCGTTTAAAAATCCAACCTCTACCAGCTGAATTTGACATTGTAAAATAAGTTGCCCAATCACCAGATACATATCCATGAGTGCCTTGATCTTTAGTAGTTCTAAATGTAATTCCATAATTAATATCGCCACCATATAAAGTAATTCCTCCATCTGTTTGAGAATTTCCTCTATTAACATTTAACCAATTAGTACTCATTTTATTCCAAAAATAATTATTGGTTCCACATTCTCTTGTATTATTTACATCTGGGTAAACATTTCCGGTCCATAAAGTATTTTTAATCCAAGATTGACTACTTACAACATATAAACCATAAGTAGTATTTCGAGCTTCTTGACCAATAGCTAAATATGGAAGACTTGCGGCACCAGTAGTATCATCTATAATTAGAGTATTTTTAGCATAAGTGGTTTTCTTTTCACCAACCCAATTAGTTCTAAAATAAAGAATAGCACCTTCATTTGCAATTTGCCATGAACCATTATTACCTCTATATAATTCTAAGGCAACATTCCCATGATTACCAGCATTTTCAGAACTAATTCTTAATCCACCTGATTGTAAATTAGTAGAAGATGCTTGAGCCTGAATAGTAATACCATTTTTACCAACTTGAACAGTTCCACCTTCATTATTTAAGTATAATGTAGATGCTTTAGAATTGTTACGAGCCATAATTTCATTACCATCAATACCCATATTTTGGGCAGATTTATTTCCAATTACTAATGAACCTGCTGCATCTAAACCAACATCTGTATCAGGTATAATATGAAGATTTCCATTAATGGTTACCGCATTATCAAATAAAGAATCTCCACCTACATAAAAAGTATAATTTTTTGAAGAGGATGCATTAATCCCAACTTGACTTGAAGTTACATAATGATTAGAAGAACCAATTTGATTGGCAGTTTTATAATATGCCATTCTATTTGCGGTTCCTGCTTCAATAGTAGCACTTAAACTATAGCTACAAGCAGCTACATTACCATTATTTTGGACATAAACTGGTTGAGTTCCAGAGCCTACTGCCGCATTATATTTTGCAGAAACAAACATTCTTTGATTTTCATTTCCACCAATATTTAATAGTCTATAAGTAGTTGTTAATAAATTTGAAGCACCAGTTGTTCCTTCGAGATTACTATCTGATAGATATCCAAATACCCATTGATTTCTAAAATCATTATTTTTATCCTTTTCATCCTTTTCATTATAATGATTATAATGACCTAAAATCCAATAGCCATTAGTCGCTTTTTGAGCTAATAAAGGAGACCAATCATTAACACTGGTCATTCTAATCATAGCATTATTATGAGAAGCAAACCAAGTTGAATTTTTTCCAGGTTTTGCAATACTATAATTAGCATCTATTTGAATATGATTATGATGAGTTGTTATACCAGAAATATCGACACTACCAGTAAAATTACTTGTTCCAGTAACTTGAAATTGATAACCTGTATCTGCGATTGCTACGCTTTGATCTAATTTATTATTGACATGAACTTTTTTAGCTTCAAACAATTCAGGTGCACGAGAACGTCCAGCCTCATCTAAAACAGTAAAAGTTCTCTTTAATGTTCCAAAAATTCCATTATATTGTCTTACATAAATTGGTTCAGTCGCACCATCCCCAGTAGCAATTTCAAGATAACCTGAATCAGTTGCACTTGCACGACCTACAACTCGCCAAAAATCATTATCCGCAATTGTACCTATAATACCTCTTGTTCCAGTAGAAACATTAGCAAAACGAAGGTCTGAGTATAAGGTTTTTTCTCCGTAAATGCCTTGTGTGGCATTAGTAATAAGACCAGCTTTACTATCTCCCGCATTTGGAATGGTTAAAACTGCGTCAGTTAATTCATTACCTGCGCCATTCAGTCCTCTAAGAGTAAAAGTTGTTCCATTTGAAACTTTTGTAACAATTTTAGCAACATATTTATCATTAATTGGAGTCTTATTATCTTTTCCATCTTCACCAGAATCATATATTACAAAATCTGAATATCTGGTTCTTAATCCATCGTAATTGCCTTTAGTAACATCAATAACATTACAATATGATAAATACCATACTAATGGAGCTGAGGTTGTTGGTGCAGCTGTTCCATTGTTAAGATTAATAGCTACATATCCACCATCATTAAATGTTCCTGTAGAACCGCAAATCATTCGATTTGCATACCATTCCCATCTACCAGTACCAACATTTGGAGTTAACCAATCATATTTAGTATTATTTCCAATTGCATTCATGTGCAAGGATAAATTATATCCACTTGGAATTTTTGCTCTAAAAATCTGGATTAAAATTGCATTAGCACGAGATTGCATTTCCAGTCGGAAACCGCCTAATCCAGGTGATGCAGTACCTGTATGAGTAATTTTTAAAATTTTTCCAGATGAATTTCCACTTGAAGCATCACTTACTATAGCATGAGTAACAGTTCCATTAGCAGCATTATTATATACTGAAATGCCATTTGCGCCTTTTGCAAATTCTGGATCATTATAAACTGGATATCCAGCACTTTTATATCCTAAAGCAGTAAGAACTAATTCACCTGCCCCAGTAGAAGGATTATTAAGAAAATAATTTTTATGAATATAAGTATTATTATTAAAATAAGAAGTACCATTTACATAAAAATTATATCCTTGCCGTGCAGCTGAATTAACTGCAATTCTATCTGTATCTGCATAATGCCATCCAGCTTGGAGTATTTTACTTCCATTTGTCCAAACTAATCTATTTCCAACTTGACCTTGTAAAGTAATATTATTTATATATAAATTTCTCCAATAATCAGCTGCGCTTCCTAAATCTTGAGCATTAGGATTACTATTTTCTGCCTTAATAGGAAGAATATGTCCGTCACTTGTAACTTGAAGCCCTTTTCGATTTGAGATAGTATCTCCGCCTGCTTCAACATTAATAGCACCATCAGATAATAAGAATAATCTTTCATCTCCACCAGTAGTAATATAAGACATTGCAGACTCGCCTGCTCCAATGACCGTTGAACCACCGCCACCAATAGAAATACCGTTTCCATAATTATCACTGGTATTATCAATAAAACGAATCATTGAATATGTTGCTTTAGAACCAATAAATTTAATTTCTTTTGCGCCATTAAATACTAAATTGCCCTCAATCCATTGATTTCCACCAACCAATAATTTATATCCTACATCTCCAGGAGTGGTTAAATTTTTACCAATATAAACTTGCCCACCTCTTGGCTGTAGTAATAAATTACATCTATTCGCATATGAAGTTGTATGTTCTGAGATTTGCGGGTCTTGATTATCAAAACAAGTTTGAATTGCGATAGTTTCAATTCCAAATTTAGTGTTAGTTTGACCATATATCTTTAAAGTAGCATCATCGCCTCCAGTAGCAAAGAAAATGTTTCCATCGCCACCAATTTTCAAAGAGCCATTTGGAATTAAAAAACTCTTATTACCAGCAACTTTTACATATGTTTTATCTTCCATGGCGATACCGCCACTATAAGTATCATTCCACCATCCTGTTTTACCAGTTGAACGCCACCAATTAGAGGTATAAGCAGTATTAAAGGTTGGTTTAGTTTCCGTACTTGATGTAGTAGATACTTTTACATTTGCCCAATAATAATTATTTATATAGGAGGTGTAATTTGAAGAGTCTAAAACTGTACTCCACTCTCCCCAAGATGAAACTCCGTTGTCAGAACCAGAACCTCTTACAGCTAAATGACCTGCACTACCATTCTGAATAGCTAATTGAGATCCATAACCAGAATTATCCCATCCAAAAGAAAGAATATTAGCATCTCCTACTGGAGGTTTATTTTTCTTAGTAGTAGAAGTTGCCATAGAATATGTTACTCTTTTTATATATTTAGCATCTGCTAAATTAAAGTTCATATCCTCTTGATGAGTTTCTGGGTTTAAGAATAATCCTTTCGCATAACCAGCTGAAGTAGCATATGTTGCACTATCTGCGTTACCTTGAAATCGAGTAGCTTGTAATAAATTAAAACCAGAAATACTGACTGGTAAATATAAATCAACTGCGGCCCCAGATAAATTAGTTGTAGTACCATTTCCACCTTTAGTTGCATCAGCAGTAGAAGCAATTTTAAAAGTCACATTATGGTCTAATTTTGCACTATCACTTGAATGACCACCAATTTTACTTAAATCATAAGTTTTATTATTAGCACCAGTAATTGTAAAATACCAAACTGGAGCATCACCATTTCCTCCTGCAAATCTAACACTGGGTTCATTATATTTAACAGATATAATACCCTTTGTACTACCGCCACCAAAAGCAACACCAGCACCATTATTAGGTTGGAACCAAGCTGGAGCTTTAACATCTCCTCTAATAGATTTTAACCAAAAACCTTCACCATTTTGATTTCCTAATCTTGTCCATTTTAAATTAGTATCATCATTTGATAAGGTTACAGTAAAATCTTGATGCGCTAATCCATGAGAGTGATTAGTTGATGTATTTATTTCAATAGTTTCACCATCTTTAGAAATAACACCCGTTCCTATTACAGAACCAGTTATTTTAATTGGTAAACCAGAAAATTTCACTCTATGGACAGTTCCATTTTTAGTAGCTTGTTTGCCATCAACAATAGTATCATAGTATATAGAACCATTATTATTTTCATCTATAACAAAATAAATCATACCATTTGTTAATGGCTGATTTGTTGTATTAAAGTCCTTTTTTAAACCTTGTTTAAATTTAACATAATTTGCCAAAAGGAAAATCCTCCTTTCTCTCTGAGTTAATTATATCATAAAAACGACGTTAAGTCAATTTCATTCTATGATATATAAAAACTTGACCAAAAATATTATTATAATTTGGCCTATTAAACAAAAATAAGGGGATAAGACGAAATGTCTTATCCCCTATATCTTTAATAAGCGTCTTGCCAAAATATGTCCATTTGCTTATTAATTTGATCAATTCGTGCGATTAATTGTTCAGTTACAGTATATTCTTTAGTATCAAGAATTCTCTGTACTCTGTCATTATCGCCTTCTTCATCTAAGTTAATATCTACTACTAAACTTTGTTTAATCTCAGTCGTAGTTTCGATTGTACTTAAATTATAAGTTAATTCAGATTTACTACTATCTATACTGTAAAATCGAATTGAATATTTTACTTTACCTGCGGCCGCAGCTACTCGTCCACTAATACACCATGGAATTAGCAACTTATCTTCATCAATAAAAGTATCTGCATCATAAAAAGGAACTACATAAAGTCCAGATTTTCCTTCCGCATTTTCATATTGAATTAAACAAGTTGTATTAATTAAATCCATATGGTCATAATATCTATTTAATTTAAAATAGATAATTTCAGAACGGTGGTCAGCCTCTACGCCAAGAGAGGCTGGCCCATTAATTGTTCTTGTAGACAAATCAACATCATAAATTGTTTCTGTAGATGGAATTAAAACAGCTAAGCTCGGCTTATTTTGATCTTGAATACGATAGAGTAAATCATAATATTCCTGCATATTAGTAACCATGCTTAACCCTCCTTAACTGTTTTATTACTCTTGAGTAGAAACTACTAAGAAAAACTTAGAACATCTATCTGCGGTTGTTCCATTATATGTATTTCTAACCATACAATAGTAATATCCGCCTTCATTATCTTTTGGTTTAAAGATTGGTTGAGTTTCTCCATCAATAGGAACATCACCATCAAAGTTATAATTTCCAAGTGCCGCATCTTGAACGTCTTCATCAATGTTACTGTTTGTACCTCTATAGTATTTATACCATTGATATGTAACAGTATCGGCATCAGTTCTCATAAGACCTTCGCCACGTTCTTTAGCTAATGAATAATCAACTTTCAATCCATAACTATGAGCGATGGCATAATCAACTTTTAATTCAGTTCTTTTAGGAGTATCTACTACTGGATCTCCATGTCCATCAAAACTTGAGATTTCAATAGTAACAGGACTTGCAGTATGAGTTACACGACAATTTCTTGTCTCTTCAGTTGAAGTTTCATTATTGATACTATTAGTAGCAACTACTGCATAATATCCATCTCCAACTGCTCCAGCTTTATCAGTTGCATCATTAGAACCTACAATTGTATAAATTGGATTAACAGCGTCCGCAATTTTCTCCCAAGGAGCATTAATCTCAACACTTGTAACAAGATTTGGTTTATCTTTATTATCATAGTGTTTAGTTTGGACTTTCTTCAATTTACCTTCATCATCAAAAGCATCTTTTACATTCTCTGGTTTAATCTTATACCATTGATATGTAATAACACCACTGTCGCTCTTACCAGTTTGAGTTGTTAAAACACCTTTGAATTCTTCAGCTTCTTTAAGAACTAAAGATTCATCAATATCTTTAACAATAGTAACTTCACTTGGATGGAAGATTTGACAAATAACACTTAATGTGCTTTCACGGCTCTTTCCTACACGGTTTGTTGCAACAGCTACATAACGTCCAGTAGAAGTAATCTTAACTTGAGATTTTCTTTCAAGAACGCCTGTTGGAGTAGCCCAATCTACAGCTCTTAATTCTTCTTCTGTCATTAATTCATAAGCTGGAACTCCATCTTCTGTAGCAGTAGATTTATAATAATATTTAGTGTCACTCTGAGCAGTATCAGTAGTTTGAACATAAATATTTTGAGCAGTTAATAGACCAATGTATTCATTTGTATCAATATCATACATTCTCCATACATAAGATAAAGTACCACCATCAGGGGAAACTGCTTCAACTTGCTGCATAGTATAACCAACTTCTGTAGCGAAGGATACTGTCTCGGCAAGGTTCTCAATAAATACAGGAGGCATAGCCTTTGTAGTATCTCCAGTAGCAGTAGAATCTACTAATCTTTCAAGAACTTTCTTATCATCTTCATCAAATACATTTTCACCATCAAGCATCATTCGCGGAATGTTGAAATCTAATGTAGATTTAATAGCTACAGTCGCAGTCTTTGTTGATAAAGAATAAGTAAGCATGTTAGTAACTTCATCTTGAATATAGAATCTAACTGCGAACTGTACATTACCAGCATATTTAGTGATGTCGTTATTTAAACACCATCCAATTAAAATCTTACCAGGATTACTTGTTACATCGGCAATATAAGGCGCGGAAATACCTTGAATAGTATTACCATTTTCATCCTTTTGGCTTAATTGCCATTCAATATAAACATTACAGTTATCTAAATCTTGGTTATCATAAAAACGATCTACTAAGAAATAAACAATTTCTGAAATATGGTCACCTTGTACGGATACACCATTTTTAGCAAATGTTTGAGGAACAGAAATTTCTCTTGTATTAGCATCAATTTCAAATACATCTTCATCTAATGGAAGAACTGTATAGATTTTATCAATTTCAGCTAACTCAACGATACTACCAAAATACTCAGCAAGAGATGTAATACCATTACTTGGTTCATAGTATGTTTCTGTTGGGTCAAACGCATTAGTTGCTTGGACATATTGACCGTCTTTTGTTTTTACAAAATACATTCCTTCTCCGAATTGGCTTTCTTCCAAAGGAACTTCTACGTATGTAAGTTTTAACTCGCCAGCATCACTTAAAGCTTTTGTAGCTTTTGAGAAAAGACGATTATATCTTGCACTATTCTGACTATTTACATAGGTAATCATCTATTTTATCCCAATCCTTTCTTAGAATTTTAAAAAGAGGAAAGAAAAACTACTTCTTTCCTCTTTACTTTTTCTTTCAAAAGATATGAAAGAAAGAGATTCATTTATAATTATTTTTGGCCAACTTCTCGCCATTCATCCAGTTCATCCTCTGGAATAGTAACACTTTGGACAAAAGTCTTACCATCTTTGGTAAGACTTTTTCTTGCGTCTGCTACTAATCTATATTTACGAATATAGTAAATATCTTCAAGATGAACTGTACTTGTAATTGTTCCATTAGTACCTAAATAGGTATACAAAACAGTTTTAGTCATCTTTTAGAATCCTCCTTATTTGAATTCAATCATTGTTTCAGGGTTTGTATACATTTTAGCCAAAGATTTTTTAATCAGTGGTTTCATTTGTTCAGAAGCACCATAAATGATTGCTTTAGCTTCTGGATCAGTAATCATAGCTTCACCATTCTGTGCAAAAGAATTCTCTTGAATAGAAGTCAATTTACTGTTTTCAGTTTCAGTACCGATGTATAAAAACTTCAATGTAGATGTACACATGATATACATGAAAGCTGAATCTCCAATTGTTTTAACGCTTGGAGGAATAATAATTGTAAGGTCTCCAGAAGGAGCATCAGCAAGAGCCTGGTTGAATGCAAAATTACCAATCTTTTCCAACTTGTTTGGTAAACCAGTCCAAATAAGGTTTGCACACATTCTAAATGCCATAGTTCCAATTTCAATTAAGTTATTTGGAAGATAACAATATTTCATTTGAGAACAGTTTTGGAATGCATTTTCTTTAATATATTTCAAAGGAGCATCCTCATAGAAGAATACATGAGTTATTCCTGTCTGATTAGCAAACTCTTGAATTATACTAATATCTGCTTTACCATGAACTTTATCATCATACTGTTTTGGAATAGTAATCTTACCAGTTAAAGAAACACCAGGTTTAACACGTATAGAATAAGTTTGGTCTGTTTGCCAGTTAAATTCAAAATACTTATCATCGGTTGGATTGTCATAAACATTTTCAACACTGAATGCCGCATAGAATTTTAAGTTTTGAGTAGCTTTAATTGTAGTTAAATCTACAACAGGAGCTAAACTTGCGGAACCGTATATATTATTTTCACCAGAAATTCTTCTTGTATATCCTAAGAATCTATACTTACTTGTAATAGGAAGAGTATCTTCTTTTGGATTTTGAACAAGATAATTTGGATCATGTAATGCGCTTCCATGAACAACAGAGTATCCAATCTTATTTCCATAAGTATTTTCAATCTCTCTTTCAGAACCATCATCGTTTACAAGATAGAATCTTACATCCCAATGGTGGTCTTCAAATACAGCATAGAATGTATAATCAGTTTTATCAGCTAACAATTCTTGAGTTCCCCAATTATGGATTGCGGTATTACCTAATAAAGTAACCCAATTGGTATCATAAGACTCAATTAATCCAGTTCTATCAGGAGTTGTAGACCATCCAATAAAGTCTTGAGAAGGCTTTAATGCATTAATTCTTGTCTCACTGAAAGCGGATTCAGTTCTATCTTTTGGATTTTTAAAGAAAATCTTCTTGTTCTTTTCAAACTCTGCTAAACTAATTTTATCTGTACCAATTAATGTTTCAGTTGTTGTAACAGTTCCGGTCAAGGCATCAGTAGTTTTATCTTGAATTACGAAACGTGCCGCAAAACCTTTAGTAACTTTCTTAAAGAAGAATGTTAAATTAGGATAATTCTTAACTAACAAGTCTTGAATTGCGCTCTCTTCAACTGCGGTTTCATTATTAATATAAATGTAACCAGAAATTGTAGGAACTTTTGTTCCACTAGAAACACCAATAAAGCTAGTATTAGAAATTAAGTTTTCAAGTAATTTAGTATCTTTAATATCAACTGTAGACATGGTACTATCATATTCATACATTTGATTATTATTGATATATTGAATCCAATCTACAGGATGGTTTTTGTAATCTTCTGCTGTAAAAGCAACTAATCCAAAGTGACCATCATCTCTAAAGTATTTAGATTTAGCACTAAAAGTAGCTTCTGGATCATCAATTAATACATATGGACTCCATTGAACATCAGCCATATTAATCTTTCTCTGCGCACCTAAAGTAGCCGTTGCCGCATAGAATTTATTTAATAATTTATAACTGTTATATCCTAAGTTCCCACCTATGATATTTAAAGTTGTTAAATTAGATGTTCCTTCTCCAACAGCCTTATCAGTTAATCCTTCAATATAAAGTCCTTTTTGAGCTACTAAATCACCGCTTGGATTATTCTTATCTTTTTCTTCTGGAACTTTATAAGTTTCAATTAAGTCAGTTAATAATCTTGCTTCAGTTAATTTTAAAGCTGCGGTTGAAGAGCTTAAATGTAACGTATCAAGTGCAACACCATCAGCAAAAGTAACTTGAGTAATGTTTGAACCAGTATCTCTAAAGTTCTGTAATTTTTCACTTGCGGATAAATCAAATGTTACGTTATTATCTTTAAAGGTAATATAACTTAAATTGATTTCCTTAACAAGTGGTAATCCACTTGAACCAGTAATAGTCCATTTATTTACGTTTGAATTCTTATAGTGATTATTTTCTTCATCTACTCCATCATATCCAAGTTTTAAATCTGTAATCTTAGTTGCATTACCAGATAACTCGAACTCCTGGAAGTAAAGTTTACTTAAATCACCAAGTGATTTCATTTGATCAAGACCATAAATATAGTACAGCTGCTCTTTATAGTTACCAGATTTACGAATACCATTTTCAAGGTCTGGAGTAGTAAATTTAACTGGGGTTCCAGTATATTTCATAGAATCAAAGTTTGCGGTATCTGTTCCAACAGTAACATACATTTTACGAACAGGTGTCATTGATAACCAATATTCACCATCGAACATATGTTTCTTCTTACCTGTGACTGGATTGTAATATGGCTCATTGGTAATAATACCTTCTGCACCATTTGTCGCAGTACCTTCAATCCATTTATCTGAAGTAGTTGCGGGACTGTTTGCAGAAATACGAGAACGAATTCTGTTTTGTCCACCACGTTTATAGTTACCAACTGATAACCAAGAATCAATATAATTGAAACGGTTAGTTAAGAACTGTTCACGTGACATACTTCTATCTCCTTGTAAAGCGTAGAAATATGTATCACTGGTATCTTTTAATACCTCTGGTGTTGTACCAGAACCAAGATATCCTACTTTTGGATTGGTAATTGAAATGTATTTATAATGCTCATCAAGGTTCATTGCTAAGAGTGGTCTTAAACCTTCCATTGAATGGCTCTTAGTAAAGTTTGGATCACATTTATAAATATTTTCAATAATATCTATAGAAGTAAATGGTGGTTTCTTTAAAGTACCAAAGTTGCTACTTGGCACACCAGTTAATTGCTCATATTTATCTTTAATAATTCCTAAGAATAATGAGTAGAAATTATTCCAAAGAACACTATCATTTGTTGAGAATGTTCCATCATCAGTTGCGTCAATGTTATATTCAAATGATGGAATACCAGTATTGTTAATACCTAATTGAGTGTCCATATCGTAGAAAATTGGATACCAAATATATTCTCCGCCTTTCTTCTGAGGACCCCAAGATGCCATCATACAGTTTTTACCACGAGAGTCATAACATTCAAGAACTTCAGTGATAACAAAATATGTTGCTAAATATTCAAGATTAAAATGATCTGTTAATTCATTTTTGAATTTAGCTAAACGATATTCTTTTGTATCATAATTATAAGTTGTATTACCATATTGCACAGGAGAAGGTAATTTCCAGAACTCATCAATATGGTCTTCATTATTAGTAGCCTTATAATATGTTTCAGTTTCAACAAATTCTTCTTCTGATAATAAATAGTTATTAGAACTATTTTTAGTGTAGAATTTGTTCTTTTTATAAATTAATTCAGGATCGTCAGATAATAAAATCTTACGATATTCTCCACTACTTTGAAGCTCATAATAAACAACATCTTTATTATAAACTTGTGCCTTAACTTTTTGTCCAGTTTCAGCGCTTTCAAAATAGAAAACTCCTGCCTCGAAAAGCTTTTCAGCTAAATCAACTTGTACATAAGTATTTAAACTTGGAACTTCTTTTAATAGAGGATTCTTTGGATCGTTATTAACATCAATTAAAGCATCTGTTGCAGTACTCCATACCCAAGCAACTGCTTTTTCCCAGTTTCCATAAATTTCAAGTAATTTATTTCTACCTTCGTCAAGATTATTAGCAATATCAATTCCTAATTTATCTTGTAGTTTTTTAACAGTTTTAGAGTTACTTGAAGAGTTTTCCAAATTAACTAAATAATCAATATAATCATCAAGTGCATTATATCTATATTCAAAAGAGTCTGCTACTACTGGTGCTTTCGCAACAGTATATTTATTATCAGCATTATCAGGAGCTTTAAAAGATAATTTATATCTATTCCATGGATCTCTGTATGAACAGAATCCACGAGAGTTGTTTTCAAATTCCCAACATTCTGCAACATCATCTGTACTCTTATGGTCAACAAAAGCTTGTTTCATACCGATATCAGTAAATCCATAAGCTTCAGCCGCACCCTTATCAAGAAGCATATTATAACGACCAATATATAAAGGTTCTGCACCAGCTTCTTTCATGGCTTGTGTTTGCCAGAAGGCTAAAGTTGGGAAACCTTGAACAGATGTTCTATAATCACTTAAATGGTCAACTTTTGCAACTTTATATCCAGGTACATATTCATACCAAACATTAGTACATTCAGCTAATTTATCTTTGATTGCGCTACCTTGAGCATCAGCAGAATAAGAAGGTGTTTCTCCAATTCCACCAAGAACTTTAGACTGTCCTTCACGTTGAGCTAATCCACGAGGTCCTAAAACGAAATCTTCAGCGGATGCAAGCATCTTTAACTCATCATCTTTGGTATTTTTTAAGTTACCTTTATGGTTATAATAATAATAAACTGTTCCTGGTTTATAATTACTAGCTTCATTAGCGATTGCCTTTTGTTCACTCTTTGTTGGGTCAAGTTCACAAAAAGCACTAGCTCCATTATAATCTTCAAGAGGATGATGTGAATAAGCATAATTCACTAAATTAGCAAGACCCATATTATAAGAACCAGAAGATTCCATAAAGTCTACTTTTAAAGTAAATTTATTACATCCAACAGTATTATTGTCATAATAGAAGTATTTCAGCTTCTTCTTTTTACCAAGTTCATAATCTGCGGCAAAAGGTCCTTTATGAGCAACCATTGCATATTCATTTTTCTGAATTACATCGCCATATTTATCATATTGTTTCTTTCCATCTGCATCCAAATCATCAACTTTAATTTTTGTCTTAGCTTTATAGTTACGACGTGGATAGAACTCAGAAGATGTTCCTTGTACGCTTAAAGCAATATTCTTAGCAGTAAAAGAAGGGCAATGATGTAAGTAATAATCTGTAAGCTCTTGTCCTGCGGCAGCAGCCTCTGCAGATAGATTACCCATTGAATATGCTCTTTCAAGTCCAGTATTAATGAATTCCATATCTGCTGTAATAGGTGTATCTTTTCTCCAAGGAAGATTACCTTTTGATAAAGTATCATCTTGATTAGTTGTGAAAACAATATATGGCATAATGTTTTCTGCTCTTGAATGTTCCTTATTATAATCAATCATTTTATTATAAGAGAACTGATAATCTTCATTAATAGTCTGATTAGCAGAATATAATTCAGCTAAATCCCAAGCAGTTGTATCAGTATCATCATAAGCAACATTCTTTAATATTTCATTTAACCCTAATGCTCTATTATAAACTCTAAATTTATAAAGGTCAACATCACAGTTAGAAGAATTAATAATAAGATTTTTATTATTAATTGACCATTCACTTGTAGCGGTAGAACGAGCTACGCTGGTAAGCATACCATTTAAGTAAACTTTCATTAAACGGTTTTCACCAGTTGTGCTTTGTCCATCACCATTATCATAAACAATGGTAATATTAAGCATTTTATCTTCTACGAAGTCAATAGCTACAGCATTAATACCATTAGTAAAATAACCATCTTGAGCACCAAGACAGATTGCAGAAGTTTTAGAAATTGCGCTATCATCAATTCCACTTTCAATATATTTTACTGCGGCTGCTGTTAAGTTATAATCACGATATAATCCTTTAAAGAGTAATTCATCATAAGAAGGAACATTCTGTCCTTGCTCTTTTAACTGAGGTAATTTTACAGATAAGAAAGCATCGTAGTTAGTATATCCTCCAACTGCGCTTCTTTGATTTAAGAACTCTTGGAAAAGTTCATCATCTGTCCAGCTCTTTAACTCTGGAGCAACATCATCAATTACTGTATAACGAGTATATGTAGTAATTAATTTACCATAATCTTGAACATTATGGATTTTTAATCTTAACTCGATAGTTTTAGAAGGATTTTCTTCTCCTGCAAAAGTGCTTACTCCAATAGGAAATTCAACAGAAGCTCCATTACTAATTCTTAAACAAGTTGTATTTGTATCGTCCATAATCCAACCGTTATTATACCAGTTGAAATCTTTAAATACTGCGGTTTCATCACCAACTGTTAATACAGAACGTTTTTTCGCAGATTCAGAATTTGAACGACCTCTTGAATCAACATTAACTCTTAATCCAGTAGTTGCAATACCCATATTACGAGGATCTTTTAATACAGTGAAATCTGGAACTGTAGCCCATGTTTCAGTATCATCTTGACCAATACGAACTTGATAAGTGGTATTTTGACCAGCTACTAAGTTAGTTAATGTCCAATAGGTAAATGTAGTATCATCATTTCTTGCGGTATAGAATGAACCATCAAGCGCATCTGTACCATCAATAAATAAATAAATTGCAATTTCACCTGTGTTATTAGGGTCATATACTTTAATTGGAACAATTGGGTTATCAAATTCATAATAACTTGATTGCATATCTCCAAACCAAATTAAAGGTTGTCCTTCATTTACATATAGACCAATTTCTTTTGAAATCATAGGAGTTGCACTACCACGAGAACCATCTGATTTAGCCAAACTTAATTGTGCTTTTATAACATGACGACCATGATTATAATTATCTCCAAGGGCTACACCTGTAGAGTTATTTGTATTTTTATCATAAATTACTGAATTTTTTGAAATAACTGGTGATACACTTGCGGTAGTATTTGCGGTATTATACTCTTGAGTATATACTAAGAAATCATCAAAATAAACATCAAGAATACGGTCTGCACCAGTAGCAAAACGAACTGCTACAGGAATTTCAGTGCTAAAAAATTTAGTAGAACTAAATTGACTGGAAATCCAATCTATAGAAAGCTCATGAGTTGTAACAAAATAAGTTGCAACACCACTATTATAAAAGATATTATCTTTACTACCCTCTACTGTAAATATAATTTTATTTTCAGCAGAATGACGAATAAATTCAGTTGCGTCATAAATAATAGGCTTAGCATGAGTTACTTTTTTTGTATCAGTATAATATGGAGTAGCAGCCTCACCTTCAAAATACTGTATTGTAACTTTCATTGCATCTATACCTTGATCGACAGGTACACCATCTTCTGTGGCAGATGTTACTAAAATTTGAATATTACATTTATCACCATTAAGCAAATCTGCTTCTGTTATACCAGTAATGGTTAAACGGCCTCTCTTTTTGGTAGTAGTAGTTCCACCACCTTCACCGCCTCCGCCAGTTCCACTAACAGCGATTCTTGCACAAGTAACAGCTTTTGTTACTTCATCAATATCTACAACTTTGTAAAAACTTCCATCATTATTAATGACTAAATCTCCATTTTTTAATTTATCATCTGGATTTTCAAGTTCATCCATATAGAATGTATAATAGTCATCTCCGGAGTTTTGAACGAAAGTAGCTTTTGCATAAATAATTGCGGCACCGCGACCGCCCATAGGGATTCTTGCAATTCCCTGAGCATCAATGAAAATGTTTCCAGTATCGGTTGCAAAATAAATAAAACCTTCTTGGTATTTACCTTTAAGGATTTTTTCCTCTAAACCACGAACTGGTCTAAATCTTGCATTTGCCATTATGCGGTATCTCCTTTCTATCTCATATATATTTAAAAAAATAAAGGGATTAAAAAGAGAATCTCTCTTTTTAATCCCTATAATTCTCTCTATTTAGAATAAAAAATAGAAAATTAAAATTATCAGAACTCGCCCCAAGTCATATCAATTGACACTGAAGCTCCACTTGCTCCAAGAGTCAAAGAACTTGACTTGATAGTTGCTGTGGCGGTTCCATTTTGAACCATATCCTTACCACTTGAAGAAGTAGCAGTAACTTTGGTCTTTAAAGCAACAGAACCATCTGCATTAGCACTTGCAGAACTGGTTACTCCTGTAATTACAGTAGCAGTATCATTAAGTTCATAATTAACAGTATTTACGCCTGTTACGTGTCCTTGCTCATTTGTCTTAATAGATGTTATTACTGGAATAGTAATAGTATCATTTAAGTGTGTTGCAGGAGTTTGAGAACCTAATTTAATCTTATCTGGATTAGTTTCAGTATCAGTTCTTTTAACAGTATTATGAGTAATTGTAATTACATTCTCAGCTGGTTTGTTTTCAGAAATATCTACTCCGCCTTGAAGAGATTGAGATACTGTTAATCCGCCTGCACCAGCATATTTAATTTGACCTTTATTACCACCTGAAGAATCTCGTAATTTAAAACCGACTCCTTCAGCAGCTGTATACAACTTATAAGTTGTATCAGTATCATTTGTACTCTCTACAAAATCCCATGTAAGAGTTGCTGGATTAATAGTACCAACTAATTCAGCCTTTGTGATTGTACCTGCGGCTAAATCAGCAGCTGTATATTCAGTACCACGAGCGATAGCTAAAGTACCTGTTGTATGTTCAGCACTGTTTACAGTAATCGGTGAACTAAATAAATATGTATAACCAATCTTTTGAGGTAATTTAAGAAGTTCTGCCCATGAGGTAGCAGCAGTACCATTTGCTCCAACAGTACCACGATATTCCATCGCATTAAGGTCTCTCATTAATTGGTCAATTTCTTCTTTATTATATGCGTTGATATTAAATACGCCATCAACTAACTTAGTAGAGCTTTGAGCTTTACTACCATATTTAATAACTGGGTCATAAGAACCAGTTACAGTCTTACCTTGGTTATCTTTTACTGTTACAGTAAAACCAGTTTTTCCACCTGTGGCATTTGCAACAGCTAAAGAAGCATTAACTCTACCAGAGATAGTAATTACATTATCTTTTCTGGTAAGAACAGTTGTGCTTGGGTCTGATTTTAAAGTAACTGAGCTACCAGCTTGACCATTGGCAGAAGTTAAATTAAGTTTAACTTCACCAGTTGCGCCATCTCCAGCAGCTAAAGTGAATTTATCACCAGTAATTGTAATACTATTTGTTGCACCTGCGGTCTTAGCAATTTTTAATCCGCCCGCAGTAACAATCTCAAATTTACCAGTAACACTACCACCATCTGTACTACCAATCGCATTTGTGATAGTTGCAGTAGCTCCAGTAGTAGAAGCTGTATAAGTATTAGAATTAATATGAGTATCAGTATTGGCATTAATCTGTACCCATGCGCTACCATTATATACACAAAGAATATTAGCAATATTACTATCTACTTGACCTGCGGTAGAATCTTTATACTGAACATAGAAGAAACGTCCTGTATAAGCTACTTTGTCAGCAGCAGTTTGAAGCGTTGGTAAATCGCCTAAATAAGTAACAGTTTGTACACCTTCATTTACAGCGGAAATACTTCCATCACTATTACCAACATATAATCTATGTGAATCTTTTGTTAAATAAAAATAACCATGTTTAGCTCCGGCATTGGCGCCTTTAGATAACATGGTATCAATAGAACTCTGAGCACCGGTTAGAAAGCCAACTTTAGCGTCTTTTAAAACATTAGCCATTTATTATTGCCCTCCTTTTTTTATTCAGTTTCATTAATATCTTGCCATTTTAATCTACCGTCAAGAATATTTACTTTATTAGATACTTCAACCATCTCAGTTTGTAAACTAGTAACGGTTTTTACAAGACCTTGATTTGTGCCAGTTTCATCACCATATAAAGTTGTATTTACTTTTTCTGAGAATGTCTTTAAATCAGTAACATCTTTAACTAATCCTTTAGTAGCATCGCCAACAGTGCCTTCAAGTTTAGTAACTCGATTGTCAAGTTTTATAATATCAGAAGCGTTATGGTTATTTTCGATCCATGTTTCAATTTCTTTTAATGTATCGAATTTCTCTGAAGCGCCATCAACTACCTTTAAAACCTCTTCTTTAGAGATTTCTCGAATTGATTTTCCTGTATCTTGACCAACAAGAGTATCTAAAACAAGTTCAACTGCGGCAGTAGGATTAGCCCACGTTGCGTCACCACGTAAATATAACTTATTATCTCCTGCTTTTGGAGGTGGTACTAAACCAGATAAACCATTGGAGTCATCTTTTGCTCCAACCATTATTGTAACAATTTGACTTAAAACCTCAAAAATAGGTTTATTAATCCATTTCTTTTGTTTATCGTCATAGATTAATATATTATTAGCGGTAATATCTTCTGAAATAAGAACATCTTGTAAATCGCCGATATTGTTAATATTGGAAATTTCACCAATAATTAATTTAGGTCCTAAGTATAATTGGCCTGTTCTTCCATTTGTTTCAGATATAAAATACAGGGTATCTTTATCTTTATCTGAATCTGGAATCTTTGCCCAGGCTGTTGGAGTACCACGCAAAAATTTTACATAATTGCCAGGTGTTGTTGTATAAGAAGCCAAAACATTTACCTCCTTTTCATTTTCTCCTATAAATAATCAAAATATATATTTATAAATTAAATAATCCTGGCCTATTATGGTAAATAGACCAGGATATTTAAAAATTAAGAAGTCGTTAAGCTTGGATCATCTAAAGTTTTATTAGTAGTATTTACTAAAAGTTTTTCGATTAAGCTTATTCTATTTACAAATTCAATAAAAGTTATCTGTTTATCTTCCTGAGTAATTTCACCAGTGGAAGCGTTTTTAACCATTGCTTTATAATTAATTGAATTAGTTATAGATGTTAAAGAATCTAATTGTCCCCATAAATCATCTATTAATTCCATACAAGGAACTTGATAATCTTCATATCTTTCTGATGCATTTTGATCAGTTACTACTTGAACTAAACCTTTTTTATCTACTGTCGCAACTGGGAAAATTTTATGTGTCACATTTATTACACCAGCAGATTCATCAACTTTTGAAACATATTTTTCATCAGATTCTAAATCTGTATAATCTAAATCACCAATAGCTGCAGTAATAGCATTATTTCTATCTGTTACTTCTTTAGTAATAGCTGACCCTCTATCTTCAACTTCTTTAGTAATATAATATCTTAATTTACCAAGACCAATATTTAAACTATCTGTTGGTGCAATATCAGTTGTTATTGAAGTTGGAGTTGCATAACCTGTTAAAGCTAAATCTCCGATCTTTCCAAAAGTAGCAGTAAACGTATCTCCATTTTTAGCATAAGTTAAATTAGTCATTACATTATCTGTGCTACCTTTAGTTCCAGATAAACTCAATGAAGGTAATGTAATTGTATAACTTGTTTTACTTGATACATGACCTTTTGAATCATATGAAATCTTAGGAATACTAAATGTTCCGCCCAATGCAGGAGTCTTATTAGTATCTTCAACAGTAGAACTTAAATTACTTGTCTGCGGAGCTTGATGAGTAAAACTAACCTTATCTTTACTAACAGTTGTTTTAATCCAACTATCTCCACTTAAAGTAAATGTATCATGTGTACATGAAGCTTCTGTAGTTGTTCCTACATCTGCCGCAATTTTACCATAACTGTTTGGTAAAGCATATTTTGTAGTTGTCTTTTTACTAAAATGATTTTTACTATCAAAATCATATAAAGTAATTGAAAATGTTGTTCCATTTTCTTCATTACTTAAACTAATATTTCCACCATCTACAGAACTGGTATTCTTAGCATCATGGCTAATTGTAAGTACATCTGAATCTGGATTTGTTATAATACGAATCCATTCATCTCCAGAATTAATACCTAATGTATCTTGAGTATTATCAGCAACAATTTGACCCTGCGCCGCAAGATTCTCTGTATTATTATTTGATACACGACCATTTGTTGTAATATATTTGAATCCATAAGGTAAAATATATTTATGGTCTTGATTTGCGGTCATATGGCCCGCATTATCATAAGTTGTATCTTGAATAGTAATACTATCTGTTGCAGGATTATTTAAGTCAGTTTGACTCTTTGCACTTACTGTTGGAGTATGAATATCATGGCTAATAGTAATTGTATCTGCACTTGCATTTGTATCAATTCTAATCCATTTATTACCAGAATTAATTCCAAGAGTATCTTGAGTATTATCTGCAACAACATTTGAAATACTTGGATTTCCAGTGTTATCTCCTGATGCGGTTCCACTTCTACCATTAGTAGTAATAGTTTTAAATCCATAAGGTAATGTAACTGTATGGTCATTATGACCTACAACATGTCCTTTAGGGTCTACTATTGGAGTATATAATATCATAGTATCCTTTTTAGGATTATTCATATCAGAATTAGAAGTAGTATCTCTTACTGGCTGATAATTATGTCTTAATGAAACAATTGGCTTAGTTGGTTTACCATCTACATTAACAGTTAACCATTGATTTTTGAATCCGCCGCCCGCAGTAAGATTTTCTGCCATTGGGAATACATCTGAAGCAATTCCTGTTACATCATGTTTTGTTCCAGGAGTATGATTAACTCCTTCATCAGTCTGAGTAACATTCGCGGGAGCGCTTGTTAAACGACCATAATTATCAACAATAACAATATCTTGAGAATCTAATTTTCCTAAGTGAGAAATCCAATCATTAAAAGTATTTAAAGCACCTTGAATTGTTTGTAAATCTCTAGTGTCAGTATCTTCAGAATCAATTACCTGATTCATTTTTAAAATCATACCATGAATAGTATTTAATTTACGAGCAAAATCTACTAATTCATAATATGTAAATCCAACTTCTCTTGTTGCCAAAGAAACTGAAGGAGGAATATGTTTAATTTTATTATTCCACTGTTGACCATGTGGCATAATATTCATACTATCTGAATCAATATAGAAATTCTTAGCTACATAATAAGTTTCATTTGGATTCATCTTCTCTTCTTGAGCTAAAACATATTCATCGCCATCTTTACGATAAAAATAGTTTGGATAATAGAAATAAATTCTCTGATTAGTAGCTGCGTCATGTTCATTAACTTTATGATAATCCTTAGATGTAATTGTTAAATGAGCTAAACTATAATCCGTTACATTATTAACTCTTAATCTCTTATTAGTTTCAAGGATATAACTACCTTTTTTCTCCTTATCTAATTTTACTCCAACTTTATAATAATATAAATCTGGACTATAAAATTTACTAATTTTCTTTTTCGTTAGTTGATAATATTGTAAACGATCCTCTTCCTTTCTCAAAGGGTTTGTATAATAATCTACTAATTGTCGTCTGATAGATGTTGCTGTAACTGGAATATAAATTGTATATATTCCAAGCTCAGGATCATTTATAGTTGATTTACAAAACCAAGGATTTCCATTCTCTATATCTGCAAAATTGATATTAAATTTATCAATTATATCTCCTGTTCGAGGATCTTTATACTTTACTTCTGTTCTTGCATATGGTAATAAATGAAGAGGTTTATTTTCATCTATAGTACCGCCTGTATATACATATACATATTTTTTCTGTTGAACAAAATATAAATTCTGTTTATTTTTTTCAGCATCAAAAGGTAATGTATTTCTTACATAGTCTCCAATGTTTTTGTCAAAAACCCAGGCTGGTCCATTTTTTGATGCATCCCATGTATAACTGCTAGAAACATCATGATCAGGATCGTTAAATTGAACTTGCTGATAAGTGTCTACCTCTGTATAAGTTTCAGTTACCTTTGTTCCTCTTTTGACCATATAGTGATCAATTAATTGACCTTTATCGTCTGGAAGATTTCCAGTTCCTAAGTTACTATTATCAATACGATAATCAAAATCAGCTTTTACAGGCTGCTCTCCAGAATTTAAAATATATGGCTCCCCTGCGGTATGAAGTTTTTCATAATAATATTCTCCTATTGTAGGTTCTCCTTGAACGGGAGTATAAGTACCATCAGCATTTTTATTATAAGCAATAAAATCTCTATGTCCATCCCAGTATGCTTTAGAATATTTATCTTGCGCCCAAGCTCTATAATAAAAGATACCTGGTAAATATAAATCAGTATATTCTGGTTCTGAAATAACATCTTTTAAAGCAAAGTTTTCTTCTATATCATAATAAGTTGCTTTTGGATTGTAATATTCACCACTAAGAGACCAATCAATAGCATAATAAGGAGTGTGCAATACATTATTTTCAGGCTTATTTACATACTGATAATAAGTATAACCTGTAAAATCATCTCCTAAATCCATACGAGTACCATCAATTTTAGAAGAGTCCATAGTGTAATAAGTTTTATCTCTATGATAAGTAGGTTCTGAAATAAAGTCTTTACCACCATTTGTTAGATTATTTATGTAATAATATTTGCTACCATCGAAAGGCTGAACTTTTACTTGTTCATATCCTTCTGAAGCAGTAAGTTTTCTTACATAATATTCCAAATCTTTATTATATTTTCCAGAAGCAACATCATATTTACTTCCATTTTTAACATAATATAAATCTGGTTTAAATTCGCCTTCAGATAAATCAATTCTTTCATATGTATAAGCATTTGCGGCAAGTGGTGTATAGGTATACTTCATATCACGACGATAATACTTATTACCATTTACGTCAAAATAAATTGTATCATCATCGTTATTAGTAATATTCTTCTGCATTTCTTTAAAAGTATTATATGGCTGAATAATCATACCCATTAAATCATGGACAGAATTAATACAACCTGCCAAAGTATTTACATTAGCTGTATTATAATAATCTTTTGGATACCCAAATGCACCATCAGTTGTTTGATATGTAAAACCATCTTTAACTAAACGCAATCCACTTCTATCTTGAACAGCTCTTGCATTATACCATTCAATATCTTTATTTCTCTTTTGAGTTTTTTGGATAGCATCATTTGTATTTCTACCACCATACACTAAATCCCAAACATCTGAAATAGCATCTCCAATGGATGGTAACATAATAGAAAGTTCTTGAGTATCTACCTCAGGAGTAGCAACACCATTATGATTTTCATAAGTATTACCACTTAATCCAGTAGGAGAAACTGTAATACCTTCTTTAACAAATCCATAATCTTGTCTGTCTATAACATCTGGATCAACAATTGGATTTCTTCTGCTCGCGGATCCACGCTGATGATAATATTTTCTATCCCAGCTTTTAGCTACCGTATCAGGATTAAATCCAGCTCTATTAAAATATACAGCTGCATTAATAGCCGGTGGATCTCCTGCCATTACATCTTTCTCAGCCCATTTAATTCCACCATTTCCATCATAATCAGCATAAAGGAGTCTTTTAGAATTGGTAGTTTTATCAAACTCTGTTCTTACCCAACTAGTAGTTTCATCTGAAGGATATTCGACTATATCATTTGAAGATGAAATTGTTGCAGATATGGGCTTTCCTTCAGTATCGTATTGAGGTACTTGTATATCTTGTTCACTTGATCTTATTCTAAATCCCCAAGTTGGTTGCCAATGAAGTTTATAATATACATTTGTACTATCTATATCAAAATGAGGTCTTAATGGAACAAGAGTAGGCGCATCTGCGGAAAGGTCAAATGATGGCACAACAGTATTTAATTCAGCTACCATTACATATTTTTCATAGCCTTTATCTAATACTTTTTGCCAAACAGTTGAATCATAACCTCTACTTGTATTATAATAATGTTTATCTTGGTTAAAATTAAGAGTAAAACTATCTTGAGATGAGTCTCCTAAAAATTCCCATGTAGCTCCTTTAAAAGTAGTAAATTCTTTTTTAGGATAACCCTTTTCATCTTCAACTACAGTAGTAATTACATAATTAGCATTTCCAGTCGCAACCCAATATTCGTCATATAGTTTAGAATTTGGATTTGTTGGATCTGTATTCGTTCCACTATTTGCGACTAAATTATAAACAGGTTTTCCATCTTCATTTAATGTACCTGGTACTCGAAGAATAGTTCCTTCTTTAACTAAATTAGCTGTATATTTTGCATCTTTATTATCTTCATCAAAACATTGAATAATAGTTGGATTAATTTTATTTCCTTCTTTATCTGTCTCTTCTTTAACAATAAAATCAGCGGAAATTGATAAAGCAAAATCTTTATCTAATCCATCTGTTGTAATTTTATAAACTTGAGGAATGCCAGATAAACTACCTTTAATATTTTTATCATATTCAACTAATACATATCTTCCTACATATACACCATCATTAGCGACTTGTGTATCCATTTCATATCTACTTGGATAAGTGGCATCAAATGAGAATTGTGTACGAGTAGTATTTGTTATATTACCATAAAATCCCATATATTAATCCTCCCCATCATCATAAATAAGATCTACAATTAATACTGCATTTGTTACATCATTAATTTTTTTCATTGATGCCCCATCAAATTTTATACTTGTAATTTCTGTTTGATTGTTTAAATCAAGCTCAAAAATTCCTGTTTGTCCAATTAAAATATAATCTGTATCAGGCGCATTATTTAATAAAAATCTTGTTCCAGGCAATGCTTGAATTCCTAATTGAGAAATAGGAAAACAATCTGCAAAAATGGTGCCATCAACAAATTTTGCCATTTCCGCAGTTTTTGGGGAGTTATTACTTGCATCACCTTTTCTAGCTTCCGCATCATTGTAGAAACGAAATTGTTTAACTCTATTTGCCATTTTTTATCTCCCTTACTCTTAAAATAAATTCTCAACTGCTTTTGTTGCATTTATGTTCATTGTTCCATTATATGTCAATGGAATAGTGAAACTTGAAACAATATATTCGCCGCAAATACCACTATTATCATCTCTAACAAATATACGAGTATTTGGTTGTAAATAATAAATTGGTAATGTTGTCATTGAAATTGTTTCTGTGCAGTAAGAATAATTATATAATAAATTATCTAATTCATCTTTTGCAGATTTTCCTTGAGAACTAAATTTAAAAATATTACTAGATTGAGAAGGTATTTGAAGAAAACTGTATCCTGGTTTTAAAGCTCTTTGTGAATCTAATGAACTTATATAATAAGTTTGGTTAGGATTCCAATCTAAAGCTAAAGTATAACCACCAGAGCCATCACTAATATAATAATAAGCTCCGTCTTCATAAAACATATCTTCCGTAATATTTATTTTAGTATACTCAATACTATTTTCATCTACATAAATAATATTAGGAGTTTCTCTAAAATAGATAGCTTTAACATCAGAATTATTTTCAGCTTTTGGCCGAGTTCCAACATTCTTAACGGAATATTGACTTAATTCACCCTCAGAATCTAAAAAATCAAACCAAAAATTTAATGCTTCTGGAGATTCCTTAATTCCATTATTCCAATATGTTGTTTTATCATACTCATCATCATATTTTTGATAATATTGTTTTTTAGGAATATAATCTTCTCCTTTTTTACATTGATGGATATAATAATAATCTTTTGGAGATTTTTTATATGTCGCCTCACTTAAAGAACTAAGTGCAGTATATGCGCCAGACAATGATTGAGTATAATATTGTCTACCTGCTACATAATCAACTTTTTGGTCACAACGTACATAATAATAATATAATTCTGGTTTTTCATCATATTTTGTTTTAGTTGTATAAGCAATTTTATATGAACCTGTATAGAATGGATCATATAGTTGTCTCCAAAAGCCATCCATGTCAGTATAATATTGTTCATATCCTGTATATCCATCAGGATAATACTTGTTATTATTTTGACTTATTTTTACATAGAAATCATCATCATGCATATGTCTTTTATAATCTTTTGACATTTGATAAATTACTTCACGCCAATCAACTTTATGATACTTTTCATCTTTATTATCAATAGATAATTGTTCTTTTTTTAACTCTGTTAATTCATCACCCATATCATGTTCATTAAAATAAAATCTTGGATTATAAAAATATACATTTTCTCCATTCTCAACATTTTCTTTTAAAAAATGTAAAAAAGTATGAGTATCAGAACAAGCTGCATATGGATACATAAAGTTCTTTTTTATAACAGGCTGAACTAACTCTGTTATAATTTTTCCTTTGCCATTATCATAAGATTCATGATACTGACATTCTTTTAAAACATCAGGATTTGGTTTTCCTGAACCATGAATAGTATCAACTTCAGTTTTCTTTATAACAATTAACCAAACACAATTTTCATCATCTTTAAAGGTTGGAAAATTCTTAGTTTTGCAATATTCATTTAATGAGCTTTCTTTAACACATCCAGATTCATCATTTCGAGAATACCACTTCATTGTTCCAGAAGGCTCAACTCCTGTAACAAGTTTATAATAATCATGCCAATCTCTAATATCCCACCATCCAGGAGTCCAACCTTGTACAGTCTTTTCTGGCTGAGTTAAGCCAACAGGTGTTGGATATTTGAATTTATAATTCTCAAGCTTTTCATAATCCTCTTCAGTAGTTAAACTCTTTATGTCTTCTTTTAATTTAGTATAATATTTATCTGTAAAAAATACTTCTCCCTCATATGTTTTATAATATAAAGGTTTCTTATCTATTGCATATCGTAAATGCACAGGTATCTCTGCTCCACTTGCAGATGTTCTTTGTCCCCAAACAGAAAAATCATTTTTAAGATTTGATAAATCTGGAGCATTACTAAAAGATGTTACTATATTTGCATTTTCAAAATAATATGTTGCAGAAGATGTATTTGCGGCATTCTCTACATAAACATCACTGGTTGTATTATTCATAATATTGTTCCAAGAGGTCTGAACATAAGTCTTTTTCTTTTGGAAAACAAATTGTCCATCAATATTATAAAAATATTCAAATTCTCCTAACATAGATACCAGCTTATCGAGCATCTGTGTAACTGAGCTCCCAACATCTAAAATAAGGTCGCCCGCATATGTCAAATCAGTTGGCTTATATCCAACTACATCCCCATATTGAACTTTTATAACAGAATATCTTGTATCACTATTTTCGGTTCTAATATAAGTAGGTTCAATACTATTTCCCATATCAATAGAAATTCTTTGGTCGAACTTAAATTTACCATCTTCAAAATTTTTAATTGGTTTCATAGTATCATATTCATAAAACCCACTTTGCGTTGGAGAAAAGAAAAGTTGATTTACAACGTCCATATCTAAATTCATTAAAAGATAAAAAGGATCCTTTTGACGAGATTCCATAAGCTCAATACCTATATCGTCAAGGTCATTAATGATAATATTTTCAAAAGGTTCCTTTGCATATTCATGAACTGCTTCACGAATTATGTCTTTAATCAAATAATCATCTGTGGTAATTGTACCATCTGCGGCAATCGTATCATATTTACCAAAATCAACAGATAATGCAGTAATTGCTCCGCCCACATCTCCATTTAGCATACACATTTTATCTTTACCCTGTAATGAGATAGTATATGAACTGGTAGATTGAGATGTACTAAAAGTAGATATTACATAATGTCCTTCTGGAAACCAAATTATTTCTGGATAATTAATTGTATCTATAGTATTTTTAACGCCAACTTTTAATTCAAATTTGGTATTTAATCCCCAATAATAGTTATGAATGTTAAGTTCACTGGCTACCATTGTCATAGAACATGTGCGGCGAACCGCAGAAGTCCCATTTACTGAAATGGAACCCTGCGTTATTCTACCAGTAATCTCCTCTATTGGATTTTCATCAAAATCTAAAGCTATAACCTTAGCGTAAATTTCTCGTGTGCGTTGCTCATCAAGTTGTTTTAAAAAATCTTTGTCTAATAAAGGATCTTTCATGATATAATACCATTCGCCTCCTTATACTCTGTAATTGTTTTATTCAAGAGAATTAAAAATTTTTGATATGCTAAATCTCTTTTCTCTTTAGCTTGAACAATACTATCTCTTGTATTTTTACGATTCTTATATTCTTCCAAAAGCTTTGATTCGGCTGTTTGATAATCACGTTTAGCTTTTATAAGGTCTTGACTACCAGTTTCTTCAAAAGTATAAGTTATATCTTGCTTTGAATAACTAATATAAGCAATAACACCTCTATTTATCATTAAACTTTTTATAAAAGAACTATCTTGAATATCAATAGGCATTATTTCATCAAAAACATTAACCTCTTCATCATCAATAATAGCCATAAAAGTATCATATCCAATAGAGAAGAAATCTTTTAAATCCCCATCTATTGCATATCCAGTATAAGGGGCAAAAGTATCATTATTTGCCTCTACGTAATAACCTTCATTTGGGAATTTCTTTGCGACACGTCCTCTTCTATAACGAATATAATATATTGCCCATGGGTCTAATGTTGCTAAATCAATAGGATTTCCTGTGCAATACATATCATTATAATACTTTTGTGAAGCATCTGGAACAAATTTATTCTCTTCTTGACCTTCTTGCGGTTCAGTATATTCAACATCTACATATATATCTCGTAAATCTCTTCGTTGGAGCTTTAATGAATAAGTATTTAATACTTCTGTTTTAATGTCTTTGATTAATTCAAAAATATCTTTAGTAGTATAAAGTTCTCCATATTTATCCACTAATTTCTGTTGTTTATATCTTTCTCCAATAAATTGTCTAACTGGAACATCAACAATTTGAACATCTTTAATAGTTCCGAAAATAGTAATAGATTTTGTTTTATAACTATATGTAAATAAACCGTTCATATCTTGAGTCCAATCAAAACGGACATTTCTGACCGGATGAGTAGGAAATTCTGCATAATAAGAACCAGTAGCACCAATAATAAAACTTTGTCCATCAATATATACTTTACTTCCAGGAGTCATCTCTGTAAAAGAAATTGAATAGGCTGGATGAGAAAGTAATTGCGGTCTTGGTTTAGTTTTCTCACCTGCGTCTCTAAGAACAATTGTTTTCCATCTTGTCTGCAGTGTGGTATCCTCATTTGCATCTACTAATCCATAGTGTCTTAAATTAGTAATATTAAATTCTGCTATTTCATATGCGCTACATGAAAAGCTATGTAACATTCTACTCAATCCATCTTGCGGACTAAGTGAAACATTCATTAGTCGCACAATATAATTACCTTCTGCAGGAGAACGGAAAATTTTTGGTTTTCCATTATTTAACCAATCTAATACTTTATTTTTAAATAGACGCTCCGCAGTTATATTTTCTTTGGTCAGATTAGCATTCATATCTTCTGGTTTTAAATTACCTAATTCTTCTTTTTTCATAAATAATTCTACATTATCCATTTGATAAGAAATAAGCCCAGAAATAGAAAATTCTTTATAATCTACATTTCCATTTCTTGATATAAAAGGATATTTACTTCCAATTGTATCCATCTTTGATTCAAGTAAATCTTTTTTATATGTAGATACTTTTGGATTAAAACGAATATTAAGCTGACGCTCTCCATCATATAAAAACATATCTTCAAAATCAACTGGAACATCATTTGAAATAATTCTATCTGAATAAATTCCATTAGAATTATATTGTTGTAATGAATATCTATATGTTGCGCCTTGTTCGATAGTACAATCTATAAGAGACCATTTTTCTGGTGGTACAGCCTGTAAATCAAAACGTTTAAATTCCTCCCAAGCATAACCATTCAAGCTACTAGAACGAGATACTACAAATGCTCCTGATACTACTGAATCATATTTATCATTAAGAGTTATTTTAATATATCCTTCATCCGGCATTAAAGTTGCAACTAAATCAGTTTTAATTTCTGGACTAACTGAACGACGTTGCATAATTCTATAAAAAGGCGTATTAGCAGTTAAACCATTTACAGATTTAATTGAATATTTTAAAAAATATGTTTTATCTAATTCAAGATCTTGCGGCACAGAAAAAGTGTCATGCGCTTCATAACTTAAATCATCTAATGAAGTATTATGAATTATTTCTCCAGTGTCTTGAATAACATTTTTTTCATAATCGTATAGTCTAAATCTACTACTATATAATTTCTCTGTAGTATCTCCACCTTTTTGACTATACACTCCTGTATAAAAATAATTATGTGAATTAATTCTACCGAATTTAAGTCCACTAATTTGTATTGCGGGAGCTGTTGTATATTTAGCAACTCCTACTGTAGAATAATAACCAACAATTCCATCTTTTCCTATGTAAGCAAGTTGAAATTTATAATATTGCCCCACTGAAAAATCTAAAAAGCTTGCATCAAATGTTGCACTATAATCATCTTCCATATTATAAGAAGACGTACTGCTATTTGTAGTTTTTATAGCACCTTTTACAACTCCACTTACAGTTTTTATTTTTAAAGCAAAACCTCCAACTTCACTTTTGGAAACTGCTTTATTCATAGAAAATGGGACTGTTATAAGAACAGTCCCATTATCATTACAAAAAGCTGGAATTGTCCCATTAATGTTTGGTGGGTACAATTTAGCCATCTTTTATTACTCCTCTACTTCATCCTCATCATCTGCAATCATATATGAAATTGCAGCAATCTGATTTGCAGTTAAATCAATATCATCAAACCAATCAAGCTCTAACATATTTGTTTTAACATCCTGTGTTAAATCAAATAAATCATTAAGTTCTTTCTGAACTTGCTCTTGAACGCTCTTGTCGAATTTATATTGATTATTCTCTTCATCTTTCTCGCCATATTTATCAAAAATCTCCATACGAGACTTTTCAATTTCCTGAGCGAGTTCTGTCATTTTCTTCATATTCTTCTGAATATAAAAACCAACTTTAACTGGAAGATTCATATCAGTTGTGATATTCTCCATTAAAGCTTGAGCAGTTGTATAAATTTCTAAATTTGTTAAAGTAATATTTTTTGTTGCCATAATATATTCTCCTTTTACTCATCCTCAATCATAAACAATAATGCTTGCATTTGTTTTGAGGTTAATTGTATATTTTCTAAATCCTCTAATTTAATAGTATGGATTTTTACTTCTTGTTTAATTTCCATCAAATCATCTAACTGTTGTTGAGTTGATTCAATTTTGTCTTCATCTATTTGAAAAGAATTGCTCTCTGATATATATTTTCCATTTTGGGTACAAATTTTTTGTTTTAAATTTTCAATTTCTTCACTTAATGCTAATAATACATTAAAATTTTTTTGAATTGCAAAATTTACTTTAATTGGTAACATTATATTTTCATTAATTAAATTTTCATTTAATAAAAAATAAAAATTATAAATTTCTTTATTTGTAAAAACTCTAATCATTTTAGCTCCTTTTTTATGAATCTGATGCAGATTTAGATAATTGACTTGCTAATACATCCATTTGTAATTTTAAATGACGAAAAGAAGTTATTCCATTTGCTCCACCAGTTCTTGTGCACGTCATTTTTGGAATACTATGTGTATGAGATGCAGCTCCACTCATATAAATATATAAATCATATTTACAAGCCTTTCCTGTTGAATCAGTTATTGATCCTCCAACAGTAATTTTTCCACTGGAACCTCCACCGCCTCCAGAACCTGTCTCTGTAGCAGCTGTTTCAAATCCACTACTTGTATTTAAAACAAAACGACTTCCATTTCCTATATCTATAGGAGAAAAATCAATGGATTTATTGGTATAAGATTTATCACTAACTGTCAAACCACCACAAGTAATCATCCCTTTAGCTGTAATAGTAGCACCATCAATACTACCACCAGAAATTTTACCAGCCGTAATAGTAGCACCTTTTATAGTTCCACCAGAAATTGTACTACCATTAATAGTAGCTCCAGTAATAGAACCTCCAGTTAAAACTCCTACCTCAGCCGATTGAATTTTACAATTTGTTAATGTAGCTTTTAAAATTTTAGCTGAATTTAATTGAGCTCCATTAGCAGTAACTTGCCCATCACTGGTTACAACAAAACCTATTTTATTATTTTCACTTTGTTTATAAACAGCATATGCATTACCTTGTTTTTCTAATTCATCAAACTTATCAGGTTTATTACTTTGTTTTTTAAAAGTATTGGTTTTAGTATCTAAAACCATATAATAATCTACACTACTGGTCGTAATATTTCCAACCCTAATTTCGCCTTTAGCTAATAATTGAATTCCATGTCCATCTTGATCAGTTGGATCATAACTGTATATACCTCTTTCAAAACCAGCTTGACTAATAAGATACCAGCCAGCAATTCTACCACTATTTGCTTCTATATAATCGGCTTCTACTTTTCCATCCCAATGAACTTTAAATCTTGTACCTACTTGGAAAGGAATTGCAGTTGCACTACTATCAATTTTTAATGTATATCTTTGAGGTTTTCCATCTTTATCAGTATATTTATGATAAGCAGTAATATTAAAATCATATGCTGTAATTTTATTACTACCTAAATCAATTCTTACCCCAGCCTCTGAGCCAGATTTAGAACTATAATTTTTTGATTGTAAATAAAATTGAGCATGTCCATCTTTGTCTTTTGAATTTGTAATATATACTAAAGTTTTTGATGCAGATTTTTCATCATCTGGGTCTTCCCTGGCTTTAATGAGTAAAAATGGTTTTCCACTACTACTCATCTGAATACCTTGATTTTTTCTAACAGCCTTTAAATTAAAATCATAAGAAGTAATTTTACCATTTGTTAAATTAATTTCCGTACCAGTTTCATCATGTGTATTATAATCTAAAGAACGCATTCTTTGAATTTTATTACTAAAATATAATAAATTATTAACATGAACTACATTTCCAGATTCATCCTTTTTAACACCATGAATTACAAAATAAGGATTTCCACTATTTGTATTTTCACTGTTTAATTTAACATAGGCTCCAGTAGAAGCATCTGTTGCAGTAAGAGTAAAATTAAAAGCATTTAATTTACCCTTCATTAAATCAAAATTTATACCTCTACCATATTCGATTTCCTCTTCAGGAAAATCATCATCTTCAGCATCCGTTTTTTCAGCAGGTACAGATAATGGTCTTTTTGTATAATTATGAGATTGAAGAAAATATTTTTTCTTACCCGCATAAAAAATTTCTGTACCTTTTTTATTTGTCTTTTCCATATCTTGGTCAAGTTCATCTGTTGAATCTGAATTATCTCCTGCGGAACTACGAACTACAAAATAAGCTCCATCGCCTTCTTGTCCATCTTTTCCGCCCGCAGATGGATCTATTTTAATCATAGCAGTAGAATTTAAACCATATGTTTCAAGAATACCATTATCAAGGTCAATTCTCATACCAGCCTTTTTAACATCTGTAGGTTCGCCTTCTTCATCATTATAAAACTTTTTCATTGATGCTAAAAAATGCTGACTTTGAATAGTACCTGAATTACCATCAATTAAAATTTGACCTTTTCCAGATTTACCGAAGAATGCACGTCCATTAATATTTAACCCAAAACTTTTTTGACCCGCATTAAAACCATATAGTCCAATTCCACTATAATAATCTGATAATGCTTTTACGCCTTCTTCAGTTTCAAAAGCTGGAGATAAATCTCCCATTAAAACACCATTAAAACGATTTTGAGAATCCTTTTTTCCTGCTCCCATCATCGTTGATAATATTGTACCATTTTCTTCATCGAAAGTCAAACTTCCATCCCAAGAATTTAACAAACTTGAAGAAAAAACATTCTGATAAATATATAATGGTTGAATCCATTCTAATTGGATACCTGAACTACCAAAAGAAAAACCAATGACAGAAACTTCTTTTCCATTATCTTGTAAAAACATAGAAGGTGGAATAAGTTTATGATCAGAATCAAGCGTAGGATAATATTTTAAATTAGTTGCTCCAGTAGAAGAACTTCTGGTATCTTTTCCAAAAGACATCATCCAATTAATATTTTCTACAAATGAAGTTTTTTTATTTGCATAATGATATATTACATATGGGTCTTTATAATATTGCGGGTCAACCCCTGATGTATTATAAGAAACTCTTGTAGCTCCATCAAATGTAGTATATTCATCTGTCCTTCTAACCGGAATTGGTAAATATGTATATAAAGAAATATCTACACCTTTTTTATTACTACCAGTATTTTCAACTAATTTATCTACTTCAACTTTTCCATCAACAGTTTTATCTTTATTATCTGAATTATCATATTTTTTCAAATTTTGAATATTAACTGCATTTGAAACTTTACCTTGTAAAATGAAATAGTTCAAGTCTTCCATATTATGACTATTTAAAATTAATGTAACTGCACCAGTTTTCTCATTTATTTTACCAATTTCAATAGCATTCTTTTTATTTGCTTCATAATAATCGCCATTAAAACTATACCATTTATAAGATATTTTACTAATATATTTTTCAGTCACATCTTTATTTTGATAATCATATACTTTTGGAATAATAGTTACACTATCTTCTGAGCTGGTAATAGCAGGTTGCTTATTATCAAATTCAAGGGTAAATGTAAAATCTGTTCCGTTTGTTCCAACAGGTCCAAATACCATTGAAAATTCTGCTGTATAAGTTCTATTATTTTTTGTAATAGTACAATATACAGTATTATTAATTGCGGACTGAGTATAATATTCTTTTATTCTAAAATATTGCTGTGTTGAGTCCGCTTCTTCTGTGCCTGCGGCTTTATTTGGTTTAACTCCATAGCGAGTAATTTTAAAATAATTATCTTTGATTTCAACTTGAGTTCTATTCTTTTGATAGTAAACTTCTCGCTCGTCCCAGTTAGTTACTTTTGTGTATTCTTTAGTAGTATTTGAATATGTATAATAATCGACTGTTTTTTTATTCCAATCTTCTTGAGTAACATTTCCAACCTTATCATAAAAACTATAATCAGTATTCTCTGTTGGATGATAAATCATTGTATTCTCTAAAGGAATTGACCAAGTAATCTTTTCTGCGGTATCGAGTTCCGCAACACCTGATACAATAGATGTATATTTAGCAGTTAATATTCTTGATTTAGTAGCTTCAGAAGAACTCATAATTTGACCAGAATCATTGTAAATACGATAGACTCCATTATATCCACCTTCACCATCATCGCAAGTGATAGTAAGACCTTTAATTAAATCTATTGTATTTTCATCTGGAACCATATTCTCATTTTCAAATTTTAAATCTTTACTAATATAATCATGTATTTTTTCTAAATAAGAATTTTTTAAATTGTCTAATTTTTCTTTTTCTTCATCAGTTCGCTTATCTTCTGGTTTATTTTCAATTTCAAGAATGTCTTCATCATTAGCTATTAAATAATTATTAACATACTCTCTTGACATACATTCTACAATAACCCTAAACATTTCAAAAGACTTTTTAGGATTAGGAGAATACTCTAATTCAAATTTATTTTTTTGTTCTACCATTTCAACCCAAAAAGCACCTGCTATTTTATCAGTTACTCCTTGAGTTAAATCATATTTATACCAATGGACTATTGCCCCTGTTGGAATATCTTCTGCTTGTGCAACAGATTCAAAACTTCTTGTTTTCTCATTCTCGCTAGTTGTTTCATGAACCCATCTAAGAATAATTTTCTTTTTATTTAATTTATTTAATTGTTCAGTATATAATTCTGTCTTATCTAAATCTTCTACTGTAAAAGCTTGTTTAGTATTATCTTTCTGATGTTCAATTTCGCTTTGTTTTGCTAAAGCTTCTTTAGTTTCTGGGGTCAAATGTTCTGCATACTTTTTTGAATCAAAAGTATATAATAAAACAGTATCTTCAGTAAAATCTTCTAAAGAATAACCAAAGCTAACAAAAGGTTCTGAAACAAAAATATCATCAAAATTAGAAGGAGCTAATAAATTTTTACTTTTATCATAAAAATTTTTATCCTGATAAAGAACTACTCTAACACGAGTAATATTTACATCAGGGTCTAAATCAAATAAAAGCTTCTGTTCAAAGCCTACTTCAAATTTATATGGATCTCCAATCATACTGGAAGAATCTAATTTAAACATATACCAATCTTCGACGGTTTGTTCTGCGGTATTTTTCTTTTCGCCAAGAATATCTATTCTAATACCATAATTACCAAGAATAACATTTCTTGTAGATAAATAGTTCTTAAACTTAGCTTTAACAAGCATTTTCTTATATGCTTTATATTTAACGCCCTCATTTTTTTTGGTATCATCTTTTTCTTCTTCTAATTTTTTATTAAAATTATCTCCACTATCCCAAATAGTTATTTGAGTTTTCTCTCCATTGGCAATAATACCAGTTTCTCCAATAGAGCTGGAAATTAAATTTTGTGTAATATCTATATAACTTTTTTCTGGGTCATTAGTATTATAATCTTTTCTATCTTGATCATAACGCCCAGTAATTAACTTTTTATTATTATAATCTCCATTAGGAATATTGACATAAACAGAGGCACCATTACTGTATTTCGTTGATTCAGAATACGCTTTAAATGTAGATGAACCATCGGTAACAGTATATTCACCTTGCTCACTTTTTGAGTCATCAGTAATGGAGCATTTTACAGTTTTATCAAACTGTAAATTTTTAATTTGCTGAGCTGCTATAATATCCATAGCATCAAATAACTTTTTAATGTTATCATCTATAGTAGCTTGACTTCCATTCTCTGTTGCCATATTTAACTCCTTTCTCTCCAATTTCTATTATAACATAAATTTTTATCCAGGTCAAGTGTTTTTAATTGCCCAAAATAAAAAATAGGGATGAATCAAATGATTCATCCCTAAAAAATAAACTAACGTTTACGATTTGCATATTGAGAAGCAAGATTAACAACATTGTCAAAGGCTGAAAGAATTTCATCTTTGTTAGTTGCATTTGGAAATTCTGCGGTAATATGAACATTTTGTTCAAGAACACCATTATCTTTATTTACTGATGCGGCAAATAAAGAACCTAAACCTCCACTTGCGCTCATTGCGTTTAAGTCAATCATATCCGAAATCTGACGAACTATATCTACAGTTTTTAAGAAGTTTTCAGTGTCGTCTTTATTAAGAACAATTTCTTTTTGATGTAACATAGCAAAACGGCCTTCACCACTCCAATCACCTGTATATCCACCAGTATCAAATTTACCATAACTATATTTACTTCTTACTTCAAAACGTTTATCCCAATACTTATTATATAACCAACCATTTTCAGCTTTTGCATTAATAATAGCTTGTGCTCCAGATACACCTTTTTCTTGAAGTTTTCTCGCTCTTTCTGGGTCATCTCCCCATCCAGAATGATCTCCCCAAATCCAAATTGCTGCAGCTACACCTTCGGCTTTATCTGAATTATCTTTTTTCTTCTTTTGTTTTGGCGGTTTTGGAGTATCGCCTTTATTGCCTCCTCCACCAGTATCTCCATCGGAACCTTTATTATTATCACTTGTAACAGCTTTAAATTTAGAATGAGCCTGAACTACTTTTAAGAAAGATTCATATAATTCTTCATTTGATTGAACAATTGCATCAATAGAAGCGCTATATTGATCTTCAAATGCTTTAACGGAATCTATTACAGTATTAAAATCAGTATTAATTTGTTCTGCGGTATCATCCATTTCACCTCGTAGATTATCTGAATCAGTAGTCATCTGAGCAACATCATTACTCATTGTATTAGCATAATCGTCCATAGTCGTTCCGGCTGCTTCCATAGCGAGCTCATTTTGAGTGGCATAATCATCTGCAGCTTGACCTACTTGACTATACATATCTTTGGCAGCTTGATTCCAGTTATCTTGAAGGTCTTCCATATTCTCATATCCAGTAGCAACAGATAATTGAGTTTGACTGAAATCGCCAATATATTTTTCATCTGCCATAGCTTTGTTATCAGTTAATTCACCATAACGTTTTACATCATTTTCATACAAATCAGTATTATTAGATAAAACATTATTCATTTGTGAACCATAATAACCAAGCTGTTCTCCATAATATTTTTGTAAATTAGCTAAAGCATCTTGATATTCTTTAGAGCCAACTTCATATAATTCAGATAATTCAGCGATCTTTTCAGCTTGCTCTTGCTCCATTTTTATCATATTTTCCTGCAAGGTATTAATATACTCTGCATTCATTTGTTGCATTTCATGAAGCTTATCTTCATATGATTGTTCTGCTTCTGCTACTTGTTGCTCATCTGCGGTATATACATAGCTGAAGTTACCCTCTGAATCTTTGGTCATACGGACTTGTGACTTAGCATTTTGAGCATCCTCTAATGCCATTTCCGCAATCTTTAATTCATAGCGCTTTTGTAAATATTCGAGGTCATATTCACTCATCTTTTTACTATCAGACTGTAATCCGTTGATTTCTTCTTGTAGTGAAGCTAATTCTCTTTTGGCTTTAACATTTTTTGTTTCATCAATAGACTTATTAATATCACGAGTTAATTTAGTTAATTGATAAATTTTTTCATACTGAGGGACATATTGTTCTTCAAGAGTTTTACTTTGATCCCATTTTTCTTGAAGGGCAGCAATACTACCAGTTAATCCACCAACTTTGGTTGAAAAATCATCAACCATATTATCAACATTATTATCAAATGCATCTCTGGCTGCTTGCAAAGCATCTTCCCAGTTAGACATAAAATCTTCTTGAGCATTCTGCAGTTCATCTTCCATGTTTTCAATGGATTTATCCCACATTTTTACATCTTCAGTATGACCAGCTTTCATAGCCTTATCTCTTGCGGCTTGAGCTGCATTAAGTTGCTGTTGGATTGTATCCATTTTAGTTTTACTTTCAGCTAATAAATTTGTTGCTTGTTTTACTTTATTAGCATTATAAGTTTTCATCATTTCAGATGTGATACCAAGAGATTTTTTACCAACAATATCGATGATATTGCCGTATGATTCAGTCATTGTCTGAATATGTTTTTGTTTGTCAATAAGACGATCCATCTTATCAACGCCATCTTCAAATGCATCGTCCATCTTTTCAAATACTTGTTGTCTTGCTTCACGAAGCTTTTTATTTATATCCAAAAGATTAGACATTACATCCTGAATCTGTTTCATCTCATCATCAGAGAAATTTTCTTTTGATAATAAAGCAATAGTCTTTTTATCTCCTGCGGCCATCTTAGCAGCTAAATCACCCTTACCCTCAAGATTCTTATGATTACCGTTATTAAACATATCATTTAAACCTTGAAGATTAATCTTTCTTTCATCAAGTGCATTTTGAGCTGTGTCACCGAGAAGTTTTATAGCTTCTGCCGCATCATGCGCGCTATCATCAACCTTGTCTAATAAGTATTCAAGATATTCAAGTTTTTTATCATTAACCTCAATTTTAATTTCCATAATATATTGAGTTTTTTCAAATCTTTGGTCATATAATTCATTTTCAGCATCAATAACATCTTGAGCTTTATCAGCGATTAATTCATTGGTTTCTTCGTATTGTTTTAACCAACCTGTAAAACCTTCGTACTGTTGTTTAGCAGCTTCAAATCGAGCTTTTGCAGCTTCATCATCTGTGGTATGCTGATTAAATTCTTTAACTGCATCATTATATTTTTTTACAGCGGCTTTCATTAATTCTTTATAATTAGTAATATTACCATCTTTATCAAATAAAGCACTTTTTCCAAGATAATTTTGAGCTCCAGAAGCAACAGTTTGTTGATTACCATTGGAATCTACGTATTTAGTTTTTCCATTTTGAAGTTTCTTTTTGTCTAATTTTAAATTTTCTTTTGCAGCTTTTAAATACTCTTTTTGCTTTGCAATAATTTGTTTCTGCTTAGCTATTTCTTGATCCATTAATTTGACTTTAGAAGTTCCATAAGCTCTATCTTTTGCTTTTGAAATTTTATCATATTGTTTAGTTAAAGAATCAAGTTGTTTGCCAATAGTATGATAACGCTCTATTTCTTCGGATGGCTTTTTCATTTGTTCGGAGTTACGACGAGCGGCTCTTCCACCTCCGCCGCCACCACGACGGCCTCCGCCTCCTCGACGGCCACCTCCTCCGCCACCGCCTCCTCGAGCGGCTCTACCACCACTACTATTGGCGTGAGAAATATTACCACCAGAAGTCTTATGAGCTGATTTAACTTGTAAAGCTGGTGCTGTTAAGGTTTTTTCCTCAGTTTCTTCTGCCTTTTGAGGTGTTACATGAACAGTTGGAAAAGACATCTTTAAAGGAACTTCTCCTAAATTTTCAACTCCACCCTTATCAGTTTGTTTAATATTTGTTACACTACCAGTAGTTTCTACCATAGTAGTTGTTGCATCCCAACCTACGGCCTGTTTAGTATCACTAGCATCAACTTGTTGAGTAACAGCAGTAGAATCTAATGATAAATTTTCAGCCATTGCGTCACCAGATGCTGCAGCTCCTGCCACAGCTGCATTTAATGACTGATCCAATGGACTTAAATCAACATCAATGCCCATTCCAGATAATTTAGATTCAATATCTTCTTGAGCCATACCAGCCATTTGCATTGCCCAAACTAAATCTTGTAGATATTTTTCATCTTTAAGTCCTAATTCACCTTCTGGTAAATTAGCAGCCCAATCAGCAACTTCATCAGCTGTAATTCCAAGTTTATCAAGTACCCCTGAATCGTCTAATTGAAGAGCAATTTCCTTGTCCGCAGCTTCTTGTAATCTAATTAAAGCGTCTTCATCACCTTCAGCAGCTTTTTTAATATCATCTAAATTATCAATAATGAAGTCATCACCAAAAGTATCTTCATTAGTATTTAATAATTTAGCCGTATTTTTTCTTAAACTTACAAAGGTATCTGATAAATCTTCGCTTGCGGCAATCTGTTTCTTAATAACATCTTTATTTTCTTTTCCGCATCTGTTTACTTCGTCAAGAATATCTTGATAATCATCCCAATTATCATATAAATCTTCAATACCTTCATTTAAACGAAGATCTCTCGTAGCTAAATCAGTTGCCATTTCTGCGGCATCGGCTTCTCCAGATTGAACACTTTTCAAAGTTTGAACATAATCTTTATAAGAATCTGCCATCAGCTGAATACGTTCAGCATCCATATCGTATTTTTCTGCATTTTCAGCCGCTCCGGCCGCAACTTGCAAATCATACATCGCCGCATTCATTTTTTCTTCATTTCCACTATTTAATGCAGCTCTATAATTATTTAATGCTTCTGTGCAAGAATCATAATTACCTGCTAAAGCCTGTAAAGCCTGTCCATACTCTTCAAAAGAAATGCTGTCTCCTTGAGCTTGCATCTCTCTGTATGCATCATTTAATTGATTTACTGAATCGCATGAATTTAATAATGCTATATCGGTTGAATGAATCTGCGCTTCATTTGCAGCCATTAAATCATTTAATGCAGTTTCAGAAACTCCAGTTGCATCTAATGCTTGTTGGACTCCATCTAAAGTAGCTTGAATATCAGTACCATTTCTAATACTATTTTGCCATTCTTCAATTTGACCTTTATTAACGATCTCTTGATCTCCAATAGCAGTTAATAAATCTAATTGCTGTTGAAGAACAGAACTATCAAAATTGGACTCTTCGCCAGTTCCTCCTGCGGTTTTAAATTTATCAACATTTCCAGAATCAATAGTATTTTGGATTTGGTTATTTTCATCTCTTAAATCGTTATTTTGCGCTTTAAAAGCCTTAGTATAATCATCTTTTAAAGCTTGCTGTAAAGCTTCTGCTCCGCCTACTAATTTATAGGTACCATCAAGCATTCGAGCAAAATAATCTTGATATTCAGCATCTAATTTATTAAAATCATCTGCGGAGATAATATCTCCATCTGATAATTTATCAACTACTTCTTTATTTTTTGCATACTGAGAAGTTAAATCTTTAGTCGCATTTCCGGCTCCACTCATTGCGTCAATAAAGGCTTGAAGTTCTTCTGTTGTTGCATTAGTTTCAATGCCGGCATCAGATAATGTTTTAGCAAATTCTGATGGAGTAGTAGAATCAAAAGGAATATCAGTTATTACATTAGCAAATTCACTAACTTTATCAGTAGGTAAATCACTTAATAAATTCTTAGCAGCTTCTAATCCTTCAGAACCTTCATTCTTAAAAGCTGTATTAAGAGCATCTCCAATAGCCTTTTTCTCATTTACACTTAATTCTGATAAATCAAGACCGCCTTTTTCTGGATCCATTGCATCCTGGACTGTTTTCATCCAGCCCTTACCAATATCTCCCCACGCATCATTTTGATCCTGGATAGCCTGTTGGATTGCGGAAATCATTTCTTGACCGGTTTCATATCCATATTTTTGTGCGGTTTCATCAGAAATTTTTCCATCTTTGCCATCACCAAACATATTATCTATAAAGGCACCCTCGCCTTTAGTTCCATCTTTGGCAGTAGCATTTTTCATTTGCTCTTTTAAAGCAGCAATTTCACTTTGTGTAGCATCTAATAAATCTTGAGATGTTAAGAAAGAAGCCATTGCATTATCAGATTTTTGTTGAGATTCGCTCTTTTCAGAACCATCTTTATTTTTATTTGATTCAAGTTCACTTATTTTATCTGATAAGGCATCCAATGAAGCAGTAAATTTATCTGTAGCTTCAGAAGCCGCTACTAATGAAGCAATAACTTCTGCTTTAATAGTATCCGTTGTTGCTTCACCATCATCTCCAGTTTTCTGAATCTCTACATCTCCATTACGCTTATAATCAGTAACTTCATAATTATCATCTTTATCAAGACCTGTTAAAGAGGCATACTTAGCCATTGTTTCAATAGCATTTTTAGTACCAGTATCACCTGTTATTCCTTCTCTATCAGTAATGTTATTTAAAGCATCTTTATATGCATCATTATAAGCATTTTTATAAACGTCTCCACCAGATTCAGATAACACATCAGCATATTTACTTTTAGAAAGTTCTGGATTATTAGCTATTAGCATATTTGCTAAAGCTTGATTCTCAGTATCTTTTGTTTTTGCATTTACTGAAATAGTATTCTGCAGCTCTTTTAAATCAGATAGTATTCCACTGGAAGAGAGAGTTTCTACAACATTTTGTAATTCAGTAGTTAATTGGTCTTCACTAACAGTACCATGTTTAAAAGAATCAGTTTCTTTAATATTATCTTTCATATAATCTACCATTTCATCGGTAGTTTTTCCAACCAATTCTTTTAAATCAATAACATTATCTTGTACAGCATTAAGAAAATCACCAACTGGTTCACCATATAATTTATTAACTATATCTTTATAATCTTGCTGTTCTTGTAAATCTCGTTTATTTTGATCTGTTTGATAAACTGCAGCTTGAGCATTAATTTTTTCTTGATTTGCGTCATGAGTAACTTGTTCTCTTGCCCAATCATGAATTGCTAATGCGCCATTTTCATCTCTATAAATTGCGCTTTCACCAGCGTCATTTGTCATAGAAGCTAATTGAGGAGCATTAGATAAAATATCTATAACAGATTCATTAACGCCTAATAAGGCATCTCGCCATTCTTGTGTTCCCTGAGTACAACTATTAAGAGTTTCTAATACTGAATCATAACTACTGAAAGCACTTTCTAAGTCTTGTGCGGCAGTTTTCGCATCTTGTAAACCTTGTTTAGCTTGATTTGCAGCTTCAGTTGCTTCTTCTAACTGCTCTTTTAAACTTATAGGTTTATTTGCTATAACAATTATTGCCCCAATAGCGACAGCTATTGCTGCTAAACCTAATGCAACAGTCGCAACAACTCCAATAGCACCTGTTATTGTAGCTACTACTCCAGCAATAGCAGAACCTAAAGCTGAAAAACCTCCCTTTAAAGCGCCAATTAATCCAGATAAACCGCCAAAAGTAGTCTTAATTTGGACAATATTAGAAATTACTATTGGGGCCATTGTTAAAATAGTTCCCAATAATCCAGTAATCTTTTCTCCCCAAGTCATATCAGAATTACTTAAATTACTAATAGCACTACCAAGATTCGTTACTACCATTATTGTTGTTGAAATTAAGTTAGCAACTGTAACAGCTTTTTGTCCAAAATCAGCAAAAGAACCGGCTGTATCATTAATACTATCACTAACATTATCACTACTTTCAACATAATGATCATTTTGTTGACTGGATTGCTCCATCATTTCCCCAGCTTCAAAAGCAGCATTTCCAAGATTTTCAAGTTCCTCTGTCATTTTTCCACTTGTTGGAATTGATGACATCGCATTATCTTGTGCGTTCTCAGTAAGTTCTTGAATACGCTGTATATCAGTAATCATTTCTTGTAAATCTTCTTTTGAAGGTTCAAACCATTTTCCAGTTTCATCTTTTCCAGATTTTACAATATTATCAACTTTTTCAATTGTCGCCATTAACTCATTATACTTTTCTGGCTCTAATTGATTTTCAACTCCCATTGCTGCATCTTGCATTCTTTGAAAGCTATTTTCTAAAGGTGTAAAAGCTATTTTGCTTGCTCCATCTACATTATCTCTAATTTGTTCACTTGTTTTTTCTAATGATTCTAATATATTAGATGAATTAGCTTTTAATTTTCCAACAGATTCCATTTGAGAAGTAAAATTATCTATTTTATCATTAGCATCAGAGACACCTTTTCTTCTCATTTTACTTGCAAGAATATCTTGTTGACTTTTTACTTGTCTTTTTGCAGCATCCGCGGCCTTACCAGCAAGAATAACTTCTTGACCTAAGGCACTATTAATATCTAAAAGTCCTTGAAGCTCTTCTTTTCTTTCAGCGCTTAGTTGATCTGCTTTTGCAATTAATTGATCTTGTAAATTAGCTTGAGTGCTATAAACTGTATTCATAGCTTCTCCAGTGCTATTATCTACAGAATCATTTGTCATTTTACGAATCTGATTGCTTGCATCTTGTTTTAATTGGGTAGAATTCTCTTTTGCAGCACCAGTCATAACTCTAATATTTCCTGCTAAACGATTAATCTCACCGGCAATTTCTTGGCTAAATACTGTTGTTAAAGCAGTTCCGACTAAAAGAATAACACCTCTTAGTCCTCCCATAGAATCAATAACATCATCAATAGCATGTAAAGCATCTTCAGCTCCATTTAATAAAGTAATAAAGAAATCATCATTAATTAAATCATTCCAAATCGCTTCCCATGCAGCTCTAACTCTTTTTTGAGCAGCTTCCCAAGATTCTGCATAAATTTCAGCTTGTTCATCAAGAGTTCCATCAGCATCTTGTGCAAAGGCAAGATTCTGTTTCATATCATCCCAATGGTCCATAAGAGAAACAAGTTTTGTATATTGCATAGTACCTGCGGCAGTTTCTGCAAAAGCCATCTTCTGTGCTCTTGATAATCCGCCCCAATGGTCTGCAGTTTCATCAAGGATAGTATCCATATCCTTCATTTCACCATTGACATCAATGATATCAACACCAACTTTTTTTAACGCATTAGAATATTTATTTAAGTCTACTCCATCTTCAAGCGTATCTCCTAATGTTACACCTTGGAAACGAGAGAAAATGGTTTTTAAAGAGTTACCAATTTCAGTTGCAGACTGTCTTGTATTGGCTGTTAAAGTAGTTAATGCAGCTGTTGCATAATCATAACTTAAACCAATTGTATTACCAATACCAGCAAATTGTTGAAGTCCTTCGGCAATTTCTGAACTACTTGATGCGGTTGCCGCACCTAATTTAGTAATAATATCAGCATAATGCTCAAGAGATTCTGAACCATCATAAAAGTTATTCCAAATAGCTGTCAAATATGAAGATACTTGATCTACACTATCTCCAGTAGCTTGAGCCATTTTAATAGTTGTTTCAGTTCTCTTAGCAACTTCATCATCATTTAAACCTTGTTGGAAGAAAATTAATGAAGCATCTGCATAATTTCTGGTTGTAGTAGAAAGTGCTTGAGCAGCTTTATTAGCTTCTCCCGCAAAATTTGCCATATAATCAGAACTATTTCCAGTTACGATTTGAATATCTGTTAAAGATTTATTCAAATTTTGAGCATATGAAAAAGCTGATTGTAAAGAACCTAAAAAGCCATGTAACATACTGGATGATAATTGCCATCTTGCAGTATTGGCTAAACTTGTTTTAAATTCATCTAATAATTTATTAGTTGTCTTTAAAGGCACTTCTGCTTTTTGAATAGAAGTAGCTAAAGATGCAAATGCTTGATCTCCAGCAGGCCCTAAATTTGATAAAGCTTTTCTATATGTTTCAAGAGATTTTCCACTCTTGGATAAAGATTGACTTAATATATCAAGATTTAATTTACCTGTATTTACATCTGTTGCAGCCTGTAATTTATTCTTTAAATCTTGTGCGGCTTTTGCGGCTTCTTTTAACTCAGAAGTCATCATAAAACCGTTATTATTATTAGGTTTGTTTAAAGTGGCTAATTTTGTTAGCTGTGATTGCAAATCCTGTATCTGCGCTTTTGCTTGACTCGTATCAGCTGTAAAAGCGAGACTAACATTTAATTGTTTTGCCATCTTCAAATTCTCCTTTCTCTCCAAATATAAGTTTTTTTATTTTGCAAAATAAAAAAAAAGGAAGAGAGTTAATTAAAACTCTCTTCCTTTTAACTCTATTTTTCTTAGAAGATATACAGGACATATTATCCTAATTTGGTTAATACATCTCTTACCAATTTAAGATTCTCTGGATCTGCCATTTTCTTTTGAATTTGAATTGCATCAAAATCTAAATTAGAATAATCTTTAGATACTGCTTCTAAAATACCTAAAACAGAATTATTATATGTATAAACTGCATCTACAGTCTTATTAATTCCATCAATAATAAAATTATATTCATCTTCTGGAATTTGAGAAATAATATCTTTAATAACACCATTCTCTTCTAAAAGGTCATATAACTTAGGGATATCTTCTTTTTGCTTTTCAGTAAAAGAAATATTAGTATACGCCATAATCATTTCTAATGTACCAATTACTTCAATCTTAATTGGATTAGGAAAATTATTTTGATCATGCGCTCCATTAATTACTCTTGCAATTAAATCTAATTTTTCATTAACAGGTAAATACTGTTTAATTTCAATTTGATTATTATTTATAGTAATAGTTTTTACTTCATTTTTTCTTTTTAATGAAAGTTTAGTAAAACCAATTTTTGCCATCTACATAGCCTCCTTAAAACTCTTCTTTATATAAAATATAACATATTTTTTTAGTTTTGTCAAATATTAGTTTATATTAGTCATACCAACAGTATACTGATTATTAAGAGTATTACTATCTACAGTAACTCTACCTTTAATATGAACTCTTGATTTTCGGTTTTCCATTAACTTAGCCATTCTTTCAGTATATGTAACAAAACCATCTGGAGTTAATAGATATTGGTTTCCTTGTTCTTCAAGATGTAAAATTTTAAAAAGACATGATGCTAAACCATAATCAGCTAACATATTATAATCATTACTGCTGGTTTTAACCCAATCTTCATTTGCATTATGAATATCTTGGTCTAATTCATGTAATAATTCAAAAGTCTTATATGCAGAAACAGCAAGTCCATCTGATGCATCAAATTCGCTAATAGAAACACTTGTATTTTTATTTTCATTCCAAGGCTTTTGGTTTAAACCAGCTTTAGCTTGAATATTTAATGCAGATAAACTTAATAAAGTATCATATCCTTCATCAGTAATAATAATTTGCTTAGAACTACCAGAAGCCGAAGCCATATCAGCCAATAATTGACTAATTGTTGAATCAATATATTCATTACTACCTGCCGGCTTATATGTAATAGGAATATTTTCTATATTAGGGATAGAAATATCTAACATCATTAAATCTTGAATTAATTGTCCTCTATGACGACCCTGAGATACATCTCCTTGTAAATTTAAAGAACCTGTATTTAAAGTTGTAATATTAGGAATCTTTTGAGCTTTTAACCATTCAACACCCAAATCTTCTACTAAATTACCTTTAAATAAATTTAATTGTTTAAACCAAGTAGATAAAGTCTCTTTACTTAAATCTCCCATTCCGCAAGCAGAAATAGCTTCATCAATTCTATCTAAATATTGAGATGGTATTCCATCTGCACCTGCTCCAGTTAAAGCACTATTAGTAGATTCAATAGCTTGTCTCAATGCACTTAATTGATTATTAAGCCTTTCATAATTAAAAGAGCCATCTTTATTTTTTCCACTATAAGTTGAATTTAATAAAGTAACTAATTTAGTGATAACTTTATCTAAAGTTTGATTTTCATCTTGGCTATATTCAGATGGAAGTGAGTTAATTGCGCCTGATTTAAATAAAGCATTAATATTTGCATATTTATTAGCAGCTCTTTGAGTGGCTTGCTGTTGAAACATCTGGATTTTAGACAGCTGATATTGTTGAATCGCATCTAAGCTTGGAACTTCGACGCTATTTAATTCAACATATTTTCCCCAAAACGGCTCTCTATTTTTATAGACTCTATTTATATTTCTTTTAAAATCTAACATTTTTTCTCCTTTAACGCAAAATAAGGGGAAATATAGTTTCCTATATTTCCCCTATAAATTAAAATGTTAATAAGTTATGTGCATCCTCATGCTCTGTACTATGACGATGAATATCTTGAGAACCTGCATCTTCAATAATCTGAATAGCTGCCATAACTTTCTTGCTATGGTCAAATCTTGTATAATCTGGGAATGCATCCATAGTAAATGTAAATGTACTTGGATCTCCAGAAGAAGCCATAGTAAATGTAAAGTTAGACTGAATCTTACAGTTTGGAATAATGAATTCAGCTGGCATATCTACTCCGTTTTGATCACGGAATAATGTAGAAGCTTCAAGATAATAATTACCACCAAATTTATCAGCAGTAATTTCAATCTGTTTAGCATTTCCTTTACGTTCTACATAGTAATCAACAAGAACACTATCAAACTCTGGGAAATCAGATTTAATAATATAATCTGTATGAGAAGCTGGTGTAATACCAGTTTTCTTGAACTCTTCTTTTTCAGCTTTTGTTAATTCTGCATAAGTAGGATGGCCTGCAACTCTAATTGTATAACTTCCATCCGCTCCAAGTGTAACATTCTCATGCACTGGAACATAAGGCTCAGAAACGATTTCACCATCTTTCATAAGCATTACATAAGCCATTTCCTCTTTTGCAGCTTCAAATTCACCCTCTTCAGGTTTAGTTCCAAAATAAGGTTTTTGAGAAATCTTAATTGTCATCTCTTTTTCATTAACAGAAACTTCACCTTTATCTACTGTTTCAGTAACATGCTGATAGATTGGCTTTCCATCAGTAGCTTCAATAAGTCCTGCACCAGATAGAATCATGAATCCTTCTGGAGAAATTAAAGCATCTTCCATGGTGAATGTTACAGTACGCTCACCTTCCCATGCTACTAAACGAGCATTACCACGACCACCTTGTGCATATACAGTGGTAGCTGCACCTTCCATACTGGAGGTCTTCAATGTATCGAAATAAATTACAGGTTCATTTTTATAGAAAATTTTATTTCCGATCTTTTGTGCAGATTTTGCTCTTAAAACAACATCACAAATTTCACGAACACCAAATTTCATAGTGCATTTTCCTCCTTTTAATATTGATGAATATTTTTCATCCAATTGTCTGGTTGAGAATCAGGTTTGCCACCCGCTAAACGAGTCCGCACATCTAAATCCCAATTCATATATAGTGAATATCTCTCCATGAGATCATATAATTGAAACATTGTACAGTTTACCAAGTCTGTTACAGGCATTGGTAATCCAATAGATAGAATAGAAAGATATAAACTAAATATACTCGTGTTTGCGGAACCATTCTGGGCCGCAACCCTTTGTCTCCCCCTCATTAACTTCTCTGCAATTTCTCTGGCTTTATCATTTGCTGGGTTAAAAGCCTGTTGGTCCATTGGTCCGCTTTTGGAGCATGTAACCTCTCGAATCGCTGCTTGAAGAAAATCAAAATTATTTTCATCAATAACTACATTTCCTTCTTTACTCTGAAAAAGTAATGATTGCGGAGTAAACAAAACTTTGTCATATTTAGGAAAAAACAAAGTTAAGACTTGAAGGACGCTATGTTTTTTCTCCATAGATTCTTTATCCCTCATTACTGTCATAAATATTTGAAAATTATTTATATCGTCTAAAGCACTTTTGTCCTCTGTGACGAACATACTTTTATAAATAGATAAGCACTGTGAGCCTGTAAAAAAATCATTTTCTCCAATTAACCCTATCTCTTTTATTGTGGGTTGATGCAATGTCAATTGACACTCTGGAATAGGATAATCACAACCAGTCATTAACGCTAATCTTGTATCCATTTTATCATTCCTTTAGGCCATGTTGTTTTTTATAATCACTCAAAAAAGAAATGTTATCTTGCGGATTAGGCATCCCCTTTTTATCTTCCTCTCCATGAATAGCAGAATACATTAAACATAATCCACCAAATTCATCTGTTAAAATAATTTGATTTGCGCCTAAAAATTCTAAATCGCCAATTCCTGTTAAATGCTTTTTATCTAACATAGAATCAAGCTCTGCCGCAATCCTATAAGGTCTTAATTGGAAATCTTTTAATTTCCACTGGTCAAAATGACATATAATATCAAATTCAATAATATTATCTCTAAATTCAGGGTTAGTAGCATTTGTACTAAAATTATCAAAATTAATCATAATGTAATTTAATACACTTCCATCAACAGTTAATTTTGGTACTATCTTTATATTTTTACCAAATAACATGTTAGATTGCTCAATAGTTAAGTTAGGCTTATCTAACGCATCTTCAGTTGTATAATACAATAATTTTTTTAATCTATCACAACTTAAAACTTTGTCTGTAATAATACCCATGTCTTTCTCAATAGAAAGAAAACTTGATTTAGGTAAAGAAAATCTTTCTACTTTCATTTATATAATCTCCTTTTTCACTCAAAATAATGATTCAACGACTATTGTCTTTGAATAATTACCATACTTCAATTCAAATTGACCATGATAAGATTTAAACCAAACAAGTTTAATATGCATTGGGTCTTTAGGATCAACTTTAAATTCAACTGGATACTTATTAGTATCAACTGACCAAGCTTCAGCTCCACTATTAAATCCTTTACAACGATATTCATAAGGTTGTTTAGGTTTAATAAATGTAGGTCCTTCTATAGCCATACTCATTAAATCTTTATTTGGATCTATTGGGTCAACTTTTAATCCACCAACGATTCCTTTTTCAAGGTCATCTTCGGTTTCATTTATATAATATTCTACAGCTGTAACTTCTAAAATTCCAGGAGTAGAAATCCAATCAACGGCTTCAACTCTCCAACAAATAATTGGACCACCTTCTTCTCTACTTTGAAGATAAAATTTTTGGTATCTTCTAAAGAAAGATAAAGTTTCTTTGTTTCTGGGAATATAAATATCTAATGAATAATTTGGAGTATCTACACTTATTTGATGCTTTTGGATATAATTAATTTTAGTTTCAACTGGACCACGAATTGCGGCATAAGTTGAATGTTCTCCATTTTCATCTTCCCAATTAATCTGATGAGAGCATTTTCTAATTTCACCTCGGAAATATGCTCTTTCTTCTAATTCTTGAAGATATATCATCCAATAAGTATTAGTTCCAACCCATTCAAAAACATCTCCAGGATGATAATTGTCTTCATATGGAACTGAAACAATTTTATCATCATAGTCCATTTTATTTTTATCTGGATTAATTAAAGCTCTACATATCTCTTTATTGTTTAAATGATGTACATTTGGATAAATTGTACTATTATCCATGTTATCAGTGCAAGCAATTCTTTTAATTGTACAAGCTTGGTAAGAATACAATAAAGCCCTATCTAAAGACCTTTTTTTATCAGCTATCATTCTATCTTGCTGTAAATAACCTCCACCTTGATGAAGTCTTAAAATTTGATCTTTTAATCCATCTAAGTTAGAAGTTGTATTCTCTTTCTCTGAATCATCTGGACGTTCCTGCGTTCCGTCATATATGTCAAGGCGGCCCGCCATTAAATTTAAAGAAGTGTTGCGTTTTATTTTCTTATCATAACCTGACATTAGTTTAGTTCCTGTAAGATATTAATGCATTCAAAAATAGTCTTACGATATAACTCAAAATTTACCTCTTTAATTTGCAACCCTTCTAATTTACTTAATAATTGTAAAAAAGTAGGACTGATGAAAAGCTCATTCAGTCCCGCAATCTCCAATGTTACAGTTTGTAATTGTTTATACCAATCTTCGTCATTTTCTCTCATTGGAATTAATTTCCAAAGTTGGTTGGTTAAACGACGAACAGTCTTCTGAATAGTTTCTTGAGAGAATTCAATCTCATACTTATCGCAAAGCACTTTTTTCCCTCAATACAGACCAATTTGACTCATAGTGTCCATCTCTATCTTTTTTACGTCTCTTATATAATCTTTGCATATGAAAAGAATCTCTTCTTGATTCTTCCAAAAGAGAAAGTAATTTTTGAAGATGGTTTGCTTGTGAAGTCATTTTAAAATCAGAACCAGAATATTTCATTCTGGTATTTTCAATAGAAGTAACCTGTCTCTGAACCCAACCTTGTTTCATTAAAAGAGCCAGGATATTTATTTCTTCAGAAGTGAGCTCTTCCGCAAAAGCGGATTTTTCTACTATAACATCTGGAACGTCAACAGTATTATCTGAAAGGTCATTCCAAATGACACCAATAATAAAATCATCTGGAAGAACTTCATCCTCTTTCATCTGAACAACTTTAATTTCATAGCTGTCCAGATTCTTACGAGGGAATTCAAACCCTGGAATGGCTTGAATAAGAAGTCTTTGCAAATCTTTTATGGTGTCTTCTGGAGTTAACTCCATATACATATCATCAGTGATTTTTCCAAGAAAGCAATTATATATAGCTGAGAAAGGTGTTCCTTCTGCCATTTATAATGTCCTCCTTTTTAATTATTCACTTTTAGTTTCAACTACTTTATATTTAGGTGTAGTTCTACGAGCGGTTCCTTCTTGTGCGGCAGGCTGTACTCTACGAGTAGGTGCGGCACTGGATGTATTAATACCAGTAGAAGGCTTTTCAGCAATCTTTTCTTCCTCAACATGACGAAGGGCACTATCAACATCAAAACCAGTTTTTTCTTTTAAAGCTCGTCTTTTATTCAAATCAGTTAATGGAAGACCTACTGCCATTGTTTTAATTAAATCAATAACGCCAATAGGAGCAAAGTCAAGTGCATCCAAGAAGGCATCCAGAGACCCTGTTAATAATAAATCACGAATCTGTGCCTCAGACATATTATATTCTGGCTCTCTATTAACGTTTAAATCAGTAGTAACTTCTTCTTCCAAAATCTGTAGAAAGTTTTCAAGAAGTTCTCTTCCGCCACTCTGGTAAGTTAATTTTTCTAACTCTCCGAATGGAATTCTCTTTGTCTCTCCTGGCGCAAATTCTCTACGAAGATTTGTCTCAGGAATTCTATAAACAACAACGCTTGAACTTCTGTTCTTTACATTATACATTGTATTTTCAGTAATCATAATTAATCTCCTTTTTCTCCAACTAAAAATAAGGGGAGAGGGAGACTTACGTTCCCTTCTCCCCTAATAATATATTACGGTATTTTATTAAGCTAAAGTTCCAGATTTTCTACCATCATAAGTAGCAACTTTTCCAGTAACTCCATCAAGATCCCAAGTATACATTTTACCAAGTAATGATGTATCGCAGTAAGCGCAAATGTTATTAGCAAGAATACATGTTACGCCAACTTTCTTATATACTTGAATTTCACGAGAACGGTCATAGTTGTTAAATTCATCAACAATTGTGCCACCCTCAAATGCAACTTTAACAGGTTTTCCATCTGCTCCAGTTGGGATAACCCAAGCATATCCAGGATCAATGCACTTACGAGTATTAGTTTCATCCTCAAAACCTTGCTCAAGAATAATAACTTTAGTGCCTTTATAGTTAGCTAAACGTCCTGTGTTCCAGAGTTCAGTCTTCATGGCTTCTGTATATCTCCATGCTTCCTGTGGAATCATACGAACAGCAAACTCATATGTACAATAGATAGTAGGTGTTCCATAAGCAGCAGCAATAGTAATAAGTCTATCCATAGCAGCTTCATCAAATCCATTAGCAGCAACTCTATTTGCTGGTGGAAGCTGATTAATAGATGCTTTTAATGCAGATGCGATTTCTTTATAGATTAATTCATCCATACCATCCATAATAATTTTTGTAACTTCAGCGAAGTCAACACGTCCATCAAGGAACTCCTCAAATCCAATCTGAGCAGCGCCTCCAATAGCGCTTGTACGTACTTCGAAGCTTTCTGCCTCGGTTGGTCCGAGTTTGAATACTTCGTACATTCCAGCAAGACCTACTCTTGTGATGAACTGTTTAGCACGATTTCTGTTTGCTAATGGACGACGGAAAATAGGTTTGTCACCCTGTGCAAAAGTCTTAACCTCAGCAAACTGATCATATTGCTGAATAACTTTCTTTGGAAGAACTTCATCAAGTGTTTCTTCAATCATAGAGAAGATTAAATTCTTATTCTCTCTGTATAGGGAATAAGTACCTGCCAACTCATTTAATTCATTACGTAAAGTCTGATTCATAGCATCGTAGCTTAAAGATTGTCCATTAAAGCTATAAGCGGTAGGAGCGGAAGGATCAGCTTTAGCAACTGTTTTCATTAGAGATACAAGATTTTTTCTATCTAACATTAATATTATCCTCCTTTCCTTACGCTATACGCATAACTTTTACGCCCTTTTGATTATCAGGCATTGTATAAACTTTAACTACTTGCCACTTCATTGCGCCAGCCGCATCAGCACCTTCTTTAGCTAAGATACCATCTTTAGCACGTGGTGTTAATACGTCTCCAACAGAAACTTCTGTTTCGCCAATTGTATTAGTTGTGAAGATATCTCCTACATTTGTCTTGAATACACGAGGTACCATTGTAGTTCCTTTAGGCATTTTTCTTTCACGATAAATACCAAGTCTCTTCCATGGATCGTTTGTCCATCCCATTTCATAGATATCAGCTACATCAGATGTAACATCATCATATGTATATTCTACTGGAACTTGTTTCTTAGACTGACCATTTTCATCTAACTCATATTCTGTTCCTTTATAAGTGAACTTACGTCCTGTTTCTGCATCTCCAGTAACAGCATATCTTTCACCATCAATAGTAACAGTCTTTCCTTCAATATCAAGAGAAACATAAGTATTAACAGTCATACTTGTCTTTCCCTTTTCATCAGTTCCATTCAATCTATGCCAATCATGATACTCAATCTCAGCTTGTTCATAGTCATATGGACTATAGATACGAGCTTGATAATCATCCTTGTGCATTACGAATTCACAATCCCACTGTTTTGTTCCATCTAAGTGGTTTTTATATAATTTAATTTCATTGTAAACAAGCATCCATTCGCCATTACCAGTGAAATTAACTTCTCCAATACCGTTATCATTTGCGGCATAATCATATTTTACAAACTGACCTTGCTCAAGCATGGTAATAGCTGGAGCTGCAGGGAGCTGTGCATAAATTTGTCCAGTTCTTTGAGCTGAAAGATGATTTGGTTCTACTTGACCGAATCCAAAATCAACATACTCTGCCTGAGACTTTAAGCCTGCACGATCTAAACCTGCGGTTAAAAAGTCTTTAAAAGCCATTTATTTATTCCTCCTTAATTAATCTAATGTTTCTGCAGTTTTTAAAACAGCCTGAACCCATGCTGGAGTTGATTGGTCTCCAAATTGAACATTACCAAGATTATAAGTTGTTGGTCCATTCAATGGGTTATCATCATTTTCAAGAGCTGAGAAATTAACTCTATTACGAACACAAATTACTGAAAGCTTAGATTCAATATCTTCCAATGAGTATTCATCAATATGGTCAATAACATCTTTCTTATCTTCGTTGGAAAGCATATAGAAAGTCTTATCAATCATTTCCTGTTTCTTAACTCTTTCTGTATCGAGCTTAAACTGCTCAAGAGATGCGAGTTGGGCTTTTAAGGTAGAAAGTTGCCCCTCTAATGCAGAATATTCAGATTTTAGAGTTTGATATTCTGGTATCTCTTCTAATGAATATTGAGTTTTCTTTTTATCTTTTTTATTTTTTTTGTCCTCGTCATCTGACTCTGGGTCCTCTTTTTCTGGGTCCTTTGGCTCATCTTTATCAGGGTCTTCCTTAGGATCTTTCTTGTCTGGATCATTTTTAGGATCTTCTTTTGGATCTTTCTTATCTGGATCCCCTTTAGGATCATCCTTTTTCTGCTCAGGATCTTTATTTTTAGGATCGCCATTCTTAGCCTTTTCTTCGTCTTCTTTCTTCTTGAACTCAGTTTCAAAGGCCTCAACGTCAGCTAACGCAAACTGAACATCTCCTGATGGAGTATATTCAATATCCTTTACATTATCTGCAAACATAACCTCATTCTCTGCGTTTAAAGAAAAGTCTAATCTACTATACTTTTGGTCTGCTCTATTTTGAAGAACGGCATATTTTTGTCCTTCATCTTCGCATACTCTTGCAATACTATATGTATCTTTTGTATGAGCATATAAAGCATTCCAAAGAGAGTCACCAACTTTTACTGCATAAGTAGTAAACACTTGCGTTCCTCCTTTATCTAATAAATTTTTCATTTCTTTTACCATAGAATTAAATTGAGTGGTAAAATTAGGATCAAAAGAAAATTGTACCTTTGGAGCTGTTACAGATGAGCCTTCAAAACAAGGTTCAAAGTCCTCTCCAAGAATACAAAGTTTTTCCATAATTGCTTCATTGATAATGAAGAATTGCGGTTTTCCACTTTCATCTTTTGTCCAAGTTGCATTTAAAGTTTCTTTATGCAATTCCATAGATTCATTATTACCCTTGTCAATTACTCTTTGACACTCCGGGTATTGACCTGTCCACAAATATCCCTCAGTCATGAGGTATTTACGAACGGTTTGTCCATCATCTAAGAAATCTTGAAACCAAACCTTTGCGCCTAAATCTACAAAACCATAAGGTCTTGTTGAATCAGTCAACTTAAACTCTCCATTTGAAATGTTGATTTGTTTGTTATGTTGTTCAAAATCTCCAGTAGACTTATTGTAATATCCTACAATTGGACTACCAGGAAGACTATTTGCAAGCTTTCTCGCAACTTCTTCAGTAATAATACTACCATTTCTATTTGGTGTATCTTGAACATAACAAACTTTAATCTGACATTTTGAAATAAGAGGATTAAGAGGAGTGATATTTATAAACTCAATAGGGGTTTCTAAACTTACACTTGAGTGTGCCATCTTTAATCCTCCCTACATAGATTCTTTATTTTGAATTGTCTTTTCACTCTTTTCACTATCAGCTTTCTCAGGACGCCCAGCACCGTCACCTGTTTTCACTGTTTTAGTTGTAGATTTTATTTCCTCTGATGTTTTTTGATTTTTTGAGTTATTATTTTGATTATTAGTACCCAAAATCGAGTCCGCATTTAAAGTAGAGCTCATAAGAGGAGGAATCATAATCTCACTAAGTTTCAATACTTTATTCTCAAAGAATGCAGTATGAATTATAGAACTTTGTGAATGTCCCATAGCAATTTGTGGGAGCATCTTTGAGTATCCCATTTGAACTTGGTCTTTATACATTTTAGCTAAATTCTGATAATTATACTGAGTTGTTTCAAGCATATAAAATCTATAATTATATTTCTTTTTATTACTTCCCAACTGCTGTGTAATCTTATCAAAAAATGAATTAAACTGTAAAAGTAAAACTCGCATTGTAGATTCATCTTGAAGGATTGATTTCTCCAAAGATAAATTACTATCTGTATTAAATAAGTTCTTTGAAACACCTAAAGAATTATACACAGTTCTTTCGACACGTTCCAAATCATCTGATGTAGTTGTGGTATTAGAATCAGCCATATCTTCAACTTGTACATCTGCGAAAGTTGTTAAAACATCAACTCCAATAGCGTGTTGTAACATTTCAACAGCATTATTATGAATATCTCTGGCTTCATCTACATCGAAAATCAAATCACCATTTTTATCAAGTGGTAATTTTTGTATAACGATTTTCAAAAGTTGTTGCATTTGTTTTCTTCGGTCTAAATCTTGCGCCGCATCCAAATCTAAAATTGCGGGAATTGCATTTATAAATAATGGTTGGTCGCCATTGTTAAAACAAAATTTAACCGCAGAACCTGGCTCAAGAGTATACCAATAACCAGGACGCCAATTTAATTGGGTATTAGTATTAACTAAATTACTACTACGACGACCTAATGGATAATATTCTGTATCAGGTTCTAACTTACCTTGTTTATATAATACATATCCCTTTTGGAACTCTTTAGGGAACATTCTTAGAATTTTCATTCTATAATTAACATCTCTAAAGTTTTCATCAAAGAAACGCATATCAAATTCAATTACTGGTATATCGCCAATATTAAATCTTGTTCTACAATAATTAATCGGTAATTGTTGTAAAACTAATCCATCTCTTGATGGAGATATATACCCATAATAAGCCCCGTTCTTTACGACCTCACTGGCAATATCACCGCAAACCTTTTTAACATGTGAGTTATCAAGATAGCCCAAAATATTATTAAAATCAACTAAAGCTTTTTCAAAAGACTTTTCTGATTCGTCTTTAATTTCCGGCGTTATATACCAATCGTATCTATATAGGTAAGCAAAGTAATCACATACCTTGGAATAAATACCATTTGTATTATAAAAATAATTAGAAATTTCTCTTATTAAAGGTAAATTCCTCTCACTAATGGCTTGAAGTATAAATGCCTTATTCCCAAAGTCATGTCGAATTTTAGGCATTGAACCCAAATTTAAAACAGCATCATCAAGGGTTTTAGTTCCAACTTTAATCTTTCCATAGTCTATTGGACCTTCATATCCTCGACGAGAATTAATCATATCAAAACCTTTTGACCGAATTTCTTCCTGTCTGTTACGCAAAAATTCACCTCCTTTTAGTATCCAGCTTTTCTCATTATATAATCGTATGAAAGGAGGTTTTCTTCTGTATATGGAATTTCAATTAAGTTAAAATCATGTAGCGCACAAAAACGTCTTTTTTTATTATCATTAAACTGTTGTTGATAGAAACCTCTTTTTCCGCCAAATTTATTGCTTGGCTCATAGTGTTGCTTTCCTTGATATTCAATAATAAAATCAATATGTCCATCATCATCAAATATGACAAAATCAAATCTTAAAGGTCGTCCACTTGAGCTCCGCAAATCTGGAAAGATATATTCCATCTTATAATCTAAACCCGACTCTTCTAATATTTCATGTATCTTACGTTCTCCAAAACTTGCATCCACTTTTTATTCACGCCTCCTTACTCTCCATTATATCATATTTTTAATTTCAAAAGATTGGAATTATTTAAAATTATATCAGTTAAAAAAACACCACTCTTTAGCATTAAATTTCTTTTTCTTTTTCTTATTATCTTCTTCGTGTTTAATATAATATAATCCATATTCAAAAGCAGAAAATTTATCTTTTTTAATACCTCTATTTGCTTGTTTTAGAATAATATTTACACCTTCTGTTTCTTCACGAAGGTTCATCATTTCTTCCTTTAATATAGAAGTTAAGGTGAATGGTTTTAAATATTCTGCCCTCTCCTCAGGAGTCATGTTTTGACCAACTTTAGTTCCAAGTAATTTTGTTTTTGCAACACGCTCATCTATTAACATTTTAACTTTTCCAGAAGAAAGTTGAGTTTGAGCATTAGCATGAGCTTCAGTATTAATTGGTGCATTTGCTTTAATTACATACAAAGCATCTTGTTCACAATTTTGGGTTCTATATTTTTTATAATATCCATCTTCATCATTATAAACGCCAAAGTCTGGAAATAGTTCATTTGTATCTGGGTCTATTTGTGGTTTAACCAAATAATCTAATAAACCGATACCAAGACCATTACCATCAATAACAAGACGTTTAGCTTTAAATTTATAAAATAATTTTTTTACTTTTATACACTGGTCTTCAAAATGTTCATCACTTAATGTAAATATATTAACTAATTGCTTTAATGAAACTCCTTGTGGCTGTGGTGTAACTTTAAATACACAAACAACTGAATCGCACCCTTTACGACCAACATCCATCGACAGCACATAGAATCCACCTTTTCCAATTCGTCCAGAGGCTTCTTTTTCTGGCTGTTTTAAAATCCTGTTTCTATCAAAACTTTCTGAATTAAAGAACGCATCTTCAACTGTACCAGACCATTTAGATTCATATTCACGGGCAAAAGATGATTCATTGAATGTACCATCCATCTTCAGGTCTTTTACAAAGTTTTTATCAAGTAACTTAACTAATACAGGAATCTTATAAGTACCCCCCATAATCATGGCTTTTTCTGGTTTTACGATCTGCCATACAAGGAACTGTATTAATTTGTCATAAGGATATGTATTTTTATATCCAGCAGTAGTGATATATAATTGGGATTTATTTAATTGCTCTTCTGGATGAGTTGAACCGTCCATACACATACGAGAAATATTCATGGTAGGAATAATAACTTCTGAAAGAATTTGTCCATCTACACCTACACATTCCTCAATAACTCCAGCGTGTCGACGCTTACCACGAGAACTCTCTCTTGCCGCAATATTATCAAAATAAGATTCATTTTGAAATACATATTTTGCATAATCTTTTCCTTCAAGAGTCTTTCCACGTGTCCAGTCAATTTCTTGTTTAAACGCGGGTATTAGATTGCATATTTCTTGCACTTTTTCTTTCATAATACCTGCAGCCTGCTCTTTACCTCCAGAAGTAACAAAGAGTTTACATTTAGGATAAAGAATACATCTAATCATTAAAGTCATAATTGATAAGAATGATTTTGAATACGCACGAGGAAATACTGCATAAACATATTGATGTCTCATCGCAATTCGTAAGAACACTCTCTGATAAAAGAAAAATTTAAAATCTTGAGGATTTCCCATCTCCAAAAGGTAATCAACGAACATGTCAGGATATTCTCTCCAATAGGCAATGTATTGGCGGCCTATACTTATAACAGCCCGCACACGCTCTTCAGAGAGGCCAATCTTTTTTCGTGAATCAGATAAATCTAATAAATCTTGTAAAGCCATATTATCTATCCTCCTGGATTTGTCTTAACATTTCTTCATCGTCTTCTTCTTGTTCTTCAATGAAATCTCCATATTCTTCAAAATCTTCATCTTTTAAAGCTTCAATTTCTTCAAATGATAATTCTTCCTCAACGTCTTCATCTTCTTCTTTAGATTCTTCAATAGCCATTTGCTTAACAGCATTTTCAATAAGATTACCTAAATTCATTTCTTCTACTACAAGACTATGAGTATAATCTTTTAAATCCAAAATAGTTTCATCAACTCTATCTTTTGGACCTTCTGTATAATAACGAGGTATAAAACCTTCTTTTTCACATAATACTACAAACTCTGAAATAGAATTTAAAAACTCTCCATTATCAGCTTTATTCTGTGCCGCAGTAAACTTACCAGATTTCATAAGCATGTCATACATCTTTGACATTTTCTGAGCACCATCAATATCTCCTATATCCAGGAGCTGATTAGTCTTTAATGAGGCCTTGCATACTAATTTTAATACATCCTCATGACCAGCACCTTGAATATCATATGATTTCTTCATCTCTAAATAGAGTTGTTCGAGTCGGACCCATTCTTCGGGTTTATACGCTTTTCCCCATTTAAGCCGCAAATATCTTTTATCTTCATCGGTTAAATCAGCGCAAATATCATCATCACTATCATCGGCAAAGTAATCGTCTGCGGGCGGAGCTCCCAGGCCGGCGTCCGACATATTCATATATGAGCTGTCATCGTATACCGGAACTTCCACGTCTCCTTCTGGTATTGTAGCTCGATTCTCCATTACTACTTTGGTAATCTCGGCCGCTCCATATCCAGCTCTTTTCATCGCTTCTTCTGTTTTATGGTCTGCCAATTCTTGTAAAAACTGAGTATCTTCCCAACGATATTGTTTCCATTGCTTTAACTTCATTTTTGAAAGATATCTGCCTAAAATTGTTACTCCTGTAACCTTACTTCTATCTTGACCATATTTCGCAAGCAATTTTTGCCATTCTTCTGGAACATAAGGTACATCACACTCCTGTAGAATCCATAAGTAAGTATTAGGGTCCCAATTGTCTACGTGCATAGTTAAACATTTCTTGCAAGTATTTAATTTTCCGTCAGGATATTTCTCTAAATTATTTGAACAATAAAATTCTTTTTCATTAATTGTCTTTTTACATTTATCGCAGAATCTTGTATCGCCTGCTGCCATAATAAATTCCCCCTTTACTAACTAAGACTTCTGGATGTCCGAAATTATTATTTCTTGTCCTTTTTATTTCGGCATTTTTTACAAATACTGTAAAATCCATCTTTACTTGTCTTATTTTTACTGAAGTATTTATTATGCGCTAATTTAATCTCGCCGCATCTACTGCAACGTTTATATTTACCTTTTTCTTTATTAAGAAAATACCAATTTAACGTATCATCTTCAGCTTGTGAAGCAATAATCTTCGGAATCTTTTTCCTCCATAAGCTGGAAATATATTCTAAACTATGTTTAACTTCAAATTGTTCTTCAATATCGGCCTGTATTTCAATATTTTGCATGCCGTCAATCTTGTCCGACACAATACGCTCATATAAGGGATAGTCGGACAAAGCACGTCCGCATAAATCATCAAAATCTTTCATCATATACCACGCATCACCTTCAAAATCCCCAAATCCTTCTTCTTTTAAACGAGAGTAATTGCAAAGGATTGCAGAACAAACCGCAGGGTCGCAAAATGAGTATCCTTCTGGAATAATATAATTTTCATCATCAAATCTAAATGAATCTTCAAATTTAGTAATATGTTTTGAACGTGTTATTCTACTAAACACGATTGGTTTTTTATATGAATTTTTAATAACGTATTGGTCTTTCCGCAAATCAATAATGGCTTTTTTAATAATAAAAGCTTCTCTCCCTGATGCGGTTTTTAATTTTTCTTCCCAAACTTTTATAGCATCTCTTATCTGTTTTAAATAGGGAATTTCTTCTACATCTTTTTTAGTTATTGTTACTTTTGGTTGAAATATTGTTGTTTTACCTTTTCCATCATCTAATAAATTATAAATACCATCTTCGCCATTTTCAAGTTGGGAGACTAAACCTTCAAAAGAAGTTTCTCTTTTATTAACTGTAGCCATGCGATTGTCAGTTAAAATCTTATGTTGTCGTCTCTCTTCTCGCTCTATTGGAATTACTAAGTATTCTGCGAGGATTTCTAAATAAGCCTCATTGGGTTCTTTATTCTCCTCAAGAATTTTATTTACTAACTCTAATCTTTCTTCAGCTGAGGTGAGAGTATAATCTAATTTTAATATAATAGTCACCTCCATTACCTAAATATATTATAACAGAATTCCCAGCCTAAGTCAAATTTTTGACAAAATAGAAAAAAAATGTTAAAATATATATAAACAAAAGAAGGAGAGAGAAGATAAAAATGTTACAAATTATTGTGTTCTTTTGGCTATTAATGTTTTGTACATTATGCTTTCAATTTATAGAACCTATGTCGCAAAGTTCTAATATTGATAGATGTTTGGCAATGTTTATATTTTTAGTTGGCGCGCCATGTTTCTTTTTAGTAAACGTATTAAATAGTTTATTAGATTGTATTTTTCCAGAAGGATGGGATATTTTCAAAATATTAGTTATGATACTTTCTTCTTATGGAGCTTATAGCTCAGATTTTACTAAAGTAATGCGGGAAGCCGGTTATATATATCCTTTTGACTGGCGAAGACGAAGAATGGACCGAGATTATGAAGAGCCAAAAGGCATTCCAATTAGTGTGGATGATTGGATAGATAAAAGAGAAAGATATATCGCGCAGAGAGTTTTTGATTGGGAACATTTTTACGCATACATTACAAGATATAATAAATTAGATATACTTTCCTTGCGAAACGGGTGAAAGACAATGTAATTTGTTTTGCAAGAAATTTAATAAAAGATGTACAAAGGAGAAAAATTAAATATGAGAACAATGATGAAACAGTTAATTCCTGAAAACACAAGTAGAAAAATTGATAGCTTAGGAAGAATTACAATTCCAAAAGGATTAAGAGATAGAATGTTCCTTGAGGAAGGTTCTGATTTGGAATTATTTACAGCTATTATTGATGGTAGACAGTGTATTTGTATGGCAAGTCCAATAGATGACGATCAGAAATTGCGGGAAGCCGTTGCTGCGTTCGTAGAGTGTGGTGTTGAGGTACCTGAGGAACTTCAGAAATATGTTGAGGAAGAAGAGTAATGGAAGCATTAGGATTAGGGCTTTAGGTAAAAGTATTGGAATTTGTGCAAGAAGTTTTGCTATGATTTATATTGTAGGGATTGGTTGTAAGACTTTTTTAATTTATACTGGCAAAGCTTCAATGGAGTCTTTTAAGGACTGGTTTAAATGATGGACGAATGTAGGAAAGTTGGAATATTTTGTAGAAACGTTTCTTATGGAAAGAGAGCTAAAGAAGAGTTAGATAAGGGAGATGGGACCCAATTTATTATTTTTCCCATAAATGATAGGGATAAATTATTGGGTCAAAGAATTGACAAAGCATATGTTTTAGATGATGTGAGTTATAGAGAGATTTTATATCTTGTGCAGCCTTGTTTGAAGGATAGGGATGGATGTATAATGATTGGGGATGGAAATACTTGGATGAATTTATCGGTAATTTTGAAATTGATAAATTTGTAAAGCCGAAATTCAAAATACTTTTCGTGTCAAAGTTGTCCAGAGCAAAATCAAAATCGAAACGAAAAAAATTTTTTTCCCGAAATACCACCCCCCATTACACTATCTCACTAACTCTTGATGACTTTTTTCTCTCAGAGATATCTGAGAAACACACAACAAAGGTATTGCCGCTATTCTGAGAAGCGACGGGGCGGCCTCGCATCTCGCAGGCCCGCCAAAATAGATAAAAAATATTTGAAACTAAAATGAGTTTAATGTAGGCATTGTGTATGATACACAATGCCTTTTTATTATACATAAACATACTAAAGAATAAATAGTACACTATGCATGACATGTATGTTATACACACATGCTATGTACTAAGGGTACACCATGCACAGGTAGTCTATACTACACAGCACAGTGTGTATACTACTATACATACACAGGACCGCACGTACACAGTACAATACACACTACACTATGTACATACATACATCTGTTGGATACATACATAGTAGATGATGTACATACATACACTATACAGTACATGTGAATATATACATACCATACCATACATGTGTACTACTGGATGATAATTAAATAAAATAAAACATTAGCACATACAAGAGAGATAAGACCTGCTGCCTCTGCCCAAGGGCAGGCCTTGCCAAGGGCAAGGAGAGAGCGAGAGGAGACAGAACAAGAGAGAAGAGAAGAGCAAGAGAGATAAAGATAATAAGATAAACAAAGACAATAAGATAAATAAATAAATAAACAAATGTATCAATGCATGTATGTATGTAGGTAGTAGGCATGGGGTACTATGGGTATAGTGGTAGGGGTACCAGGGTAGGGGTATACGTGTACCATGGCACATAGGCGCGCTGGCGGTCCTGGCGCGCCTTGTTTGCTGTCAATAGGTATCCTGCACAAAAATCGTTGCAAAATCTTGTGCAATTTGTACATTGACTTCTTCCCGAAACTATGATACAATAAATAGCACTGGCCTATTGGATTGGTACACACCGGACTAATTAACGCAAACATTGTTTTTGGTAAATAGGGCGGAGATTGTTAAAAAATTAACAAAAAATTTTTTACAAAAAAGGCTTGACAAATGGGCGGTTATACTGTATAATAAACTTATCAAATGAAAGAGAGGTAAGAACAATGAAGAAAGTAATGATGATGATGGTAATGGTAGTGATGATGATGACAGGCTGTAATACAGCACTCGCCGCAAGTAGTCCAATAGATGAAGCATGTGAGCGTGATGTGTATGCGGCTCTGGCTGTAGTCACAGAGGTTGATGAAGAAGAGGACGTTGTGTACTGTGTAGACTTTAGTGGTAACGAATGGTCTTTCACAGGTATTGAAGATTGGGTGGTTGGTGACTTCTGTTCAATGGTAATGGATAACATGGGTACAGTGTGTATCTATGATGATGAGATTGTATCAACAAGATACACAGGTTGGCTCAATGGCTCATGGGGACGTGATGCAGACGGCAATGCTATTATTGAAATACATGAAGATTGATTTTAAAAGTGAGGATTTTTCCTCATTTTTTTTTATAAAAAAGCTTGACAAGTAACCGGATGTATGGTATTATAATAGTGTCAAGAGGAAAGGGAAACAAAATAAAAAATAAAATAAAAAACCTATTGACAAATAAGTTATTCAGTAATATAATAAAAGAAAAAAGAGAGGTATTAAAAATGAGTTATACAGTAAGGTTTATTATCGTAGCAGTTGCACTTAGTGTAGTAGTTGGTGGATTCCTGGCACTGTGTATTGTGAACACTATAGCAGAGAATGGCAGTCCAATAGTAAAGTGGATAATGGGAATTATAATTGCGGTCGCTATTGGATGCGGTATCAGCGGATTAATTACATTACAGAATAAAGGTGATGATGAAGCATGGAACAATGGTTATTGTACAGAGTGTAACGAGCCTTATAAGTTTACAAGTGCAATACATCACAAAAATGGCGGTGATGAATACTATTACATTTGTGATAACTGCGGTCATACAATAGTAATACATGGATTAAGAGAAAGATAAAAAAAATAAAATAAGGGGTTGACAAGTTCAACCCCATGTGGTATACTATAATTAAGTTAAGAGAGAGAGGAAAAAAGAAATGGAAAAATACATTAAAGTTGAAAATACAATTTATGGATTACAGAACATTAAGAAAGTCGCAATTAAAGATACCAGAAGAAACAGAAAAACTTCTAAAGGTGTTACCACTATTTATTATGAAGGCTGGGTTGAAATCAGATACATGGATGATACATACGAAATTGTACGCCTTCACTTAGAAGAAGATGATGAAGATAAAATGTATGAAATGCAGAAAGATTTAGTTGAAAGAATTTATAAAATATTACTTGACAAATAAGATAAAAAGGATTATAATTATTATAGAAAATAAAGAAAGAGGTTGATAAAAATGACAAGAGAAGAAATGATGGATAAAGTAATTGGAACACTCGGTTTTGAAGATAAAAACACAATCTGGTTTTGCGGATTATGTGAAGATAAAAGTCTTTCAGATAAGGCTTTGAGTCTGGCAATGGCAGTTGCATTATCTACACCAATAACAGAAGAGGAGTGATAAACATGAGTAAAAAATCCAGAAGTAAAAAGATACAGTTACAAGCTCAGACAGACCAATTTAGATACAAAGGAATGACCAAAAGTCAAATCCAAAAAGAAAAGAGAAAAGAACGTGCGGACTGGGTTGGTTTAAGACCTGCGGTCTTTGAAGATAAAAGAAAGAAAAATGATAAAAAAGAATTGAAAAAAACGCTTGACAAAATGATGTATTGAGTGTATAATAAACTTATCAAATGAAAGAGAGGTAATTCAAATGGCAATGAACTCAGTAGAAGCGGTTATCAATCACAGCTTAACAATTAGCAACATGATTGCGGACGAGAGAGAGCAGGCACGCAAGCACTCACTGAATCCAAGGTGCAAGCCAGCAAACTATTCGGGCGTAGCTGGGTACATCGAGTACGCCACTGGCGTACACTGCACAGCAGATGAAGTAGAAAAAGCCTTGACAAAATTTTGATTTCATGTTATAATAAAGGGTTGAACTTTTATAGTTCAACCCTTTTATTTTTGGGCTGCGCGTCCACGGCCCTGGCGCGCAGAATTTCAGTATAACATAGCTGCTCACCATTTGTCAAGAGAAAAATTGCACAAACTTTGCATAGGTCGGACTCCCGAAATTCGGCACTTTGCACAATGGGTAATAATGCACAAACTTTTGCCGCAGATTTTGTGCAACTTTTTTTGCGATAATGCTTGACTATTGGATAGAGGTGTGGTATATTATAATCAAGGAAAGGGAAAAGGGAATGCGGAAGCCCACAGAACGGTGGGTTGATGAGCGACACGCCATTAGTTCACTGTTCGGGCTGACAGCCCTAAAGAAAAAAAAATAAAAAAAGTGCTTGACAAACCGGATAGTCGGTGTTATAATAAGTACATAAGATAAAGAGAGAGGTAATTCAAAATGGAAGAGATTAAGAAAATGTTAGTAAACGGATATAAAGCAATCGCTTTTACAGATAAATACATTTATGGTTTTATTGATAAAAAGTTGTGTATGTTAGTTTTTCAGATGACAGCACATTGGATTTTCTTTCCACACTTGATAAAGGGTCAAGAGGTTCTGGTTATAGTTTGAGATTTAAACCAAACAAAATCCAGAAAGAACTTTTAAAAACAAATGGCACTTGCTTTGCACTTTGCTCAAAAGAATTTTTTGAGTCAGAGGTTGAAAACAGTATCTACAATAAAGGTTCTGTTTTTGAAAAAATGGTAACTGAATATTTCGGTCAAGAATGGCAAGCTGATACAGTGCCTTTTACAAAAGCGGGCGACTTAAATGTAAATGGCGTTGCTTATCAGATTAAATTTGAAAAAGCTACTTTTACCACTGAAAAAACTTTAATGAATTTGAAAAAAAAGAAAAAAGAGGCTTGACAAAACAAGCCTCTGGTGGTATAATAAGTATAGAAAGTAAGAGAGAGGTAAAAGCCATGGAAAGAAAAACAGACTATGAAACAATGTTAGAAATATTCAAGCGTTCTGGTGTAAAGATTGTTTGTATGCAGGATGATTACATCGAAATTGAACCCGAAACCTATGGGGAAAATGTTGGATTCGACTTTGATTCACAAGGAAACTTTAAAAAACTTTTGTAATAGGGGTTGACAAACAACCCCGGACATGCTATAATGAATGTATCAAATGAAAGAGAGGAAAACAACAATGACAGATAATGAAAGAACAATGATTCGTGAACACATCTTTAACGTATTAGAAAATGCAAGTCTTGACTGGCACGCTTGGAAGTGGTGGGGATTCCATGATAGTTACCTTGCACAATTTCCAGAAGATGTGATTGACAACATCGCACTTGACATGGCAAATGAAGGATTAATCGAAACTAACTTCTATGATGTAAATGGTATGTGGGGCTTTGCCGGATTCAGAAGAATTAGAAAGACATGGAAAGAAAAAATTATGTGTAGATTATCAAAATAACTATTGACAAATTATTTTAAAAGTGTTATAATAAATATATCAAAAGAAAGAAAGAGAGGAAAAAGAATTATGGAAAATATTATAGAAAGACTGGGACTTATGTTAGGAAAAGAACCTGTACTGTTTGATGTTACAACGGGTGAAATTATTTTAAAAGGAAGAGATGAAGCTCTGGCATACTTAAAAAGAAACGATGGTTTCTATACCTTGCAAGTTTTTTAAAAAAGGTATTGACAAATTATAAAAGATAGTATATAATATAATTAAAGAAAAGGAAAAAGAAAGGAATTGATAATTATGATGAATACAATTAAAGAAATGATGAACATAAAAGGAACTATTTACTTTGACATGGACGGCACACTGGCAAACTTCTATGGTGTAGAAAATTGGTTAGACTATCTGGAAAAAGAAGATACAACTCCATACGCTATCGCAAGACCGCTGTTTAACTTCTCAGTATTTGCAAGATTGCTTCACAAGTTACAGGAAAATGGTTACAGAATCGGCATTGTTAGTTGGCTCAGCAAATGCGGTTCGACAGCTTACAATACCGCAGTAACAAGCGTAAAACTTGCATGGCTCGAAAAACATCTGCCGAGTGTCGAGTGGGATGAAGTCAAAATTGTAAACTATGGCACACCAAAAAGTACAGTTGTTGACTGTGACGGTTGGCTCTTTGATGATGAAGAACGCAACAGAGAAGAATGGGGTGAAAACAGTTTTGATGTAAATGATATTATTGGAACTCTCAGAAAATTTTTCTGAGAGATTCCAAAAAAAGTATTGACAAATTCCAATAGATACTGTATAATAAAAGCATAATAAAGAAAGAGGTGGATACAATGAAAAAGATTTGTTTTAAACATGACTATTACTGGACAGGTGAATTTATTGGAACGCCGACAGATTTAATCTCTGGACGCACAAAAGATTTTGAGAAGCATGAAATTCTTTGCACTTGCAAGAAATGCGGAAAACAAAAAAGTTTTAAGTTTAAGAAAAAAGTGCTTGACAAATAACCAAAAGTAGTGTATAATAAGTGTATAAAGTAAAGAAAGGAATTGATACAATGTATTATTTAAGAGATGAAGCGTGTACACCTATAGATTTAACAGAAGAAGAATACAGTTGGATGGTTGGACAGCTAAGAGCCAAGAGGACAGCAGATTTGAAAAAATCAATGGCCGCATACATGGATACTTTTGGAGTCGCGGAGTTGCGGTCGCTTGTGAAAAGTGTAACAAAAGAACAGTAGAGAAAATGAGCTGATTTTCAGCTCATTTTTTGTTCAATTTTACTACTTGACAAAGTTCCAGAAGTGTGATAAAATTGGCCGGCCGGCGACAAGCGCTTCGGCCGGAATTTGTGCAAAACATAGAATTTCAGCAATTTTTCGATGAAAAGTTTGTGCAATTTGCCTATAGACATTCTCCCGTAATTCTGGTATACTATAATCAAGTTAAGAGAGAGAGGTAATTACAATGAAGAAAATAAAAGCGTTATTAACAATAGATATGAATGTTACAGCAACCACAACAACTTGTTTTCACTGCCCGCTGAAATGGGAGTGCAAAAAATGGTTTTACTATGACTACAATGTAAATAACAAGATGTGTGATACAGTTGATGAAACAATTCTGTTCGGTAAGTATGACCCATGGAAAGCCTATGGATTAACGACAGAAGAAGCGAAAAAAAGAAATTTAAAAATGTGTTGACAAACTCAACATTATGTGTTATACTTAATGTATCAAATGAAAGAGAGGAAAAAACAATGAAAGAGATTTATGATTATAGATTTGAATACAAGATGGAAGGATGGGCAAATTTTGTTGATACAAGTATCTGGAAACATGTGAGATACCTTGCTCCAGAAGATGCAGAAACATTAAACTTTACAATTAAAACTTTTGACGAACTGGTTGATTTAGTTCGAGATGATTTATTTATGAATGCTGAACTTTCAAAGAATTTTTTCAGAAAAACAGTTGTTCGATTAAGCAACGTAGAAGATTACTATTCAACAGCTGTCACAGCTAAAAACTTCAAGCCTATCGAGGTTCGCTGTGTGTACAATAAAATAAGTGCGTCAATGAAAGAGCTTGCCGACACTCTGGACGCTGACAGCTTTTGTGAATATTTGAAAGATAGAGGAATTACAAAAATTTGAGAAAAAAGTAAAAAACTATTGACAAATTAAAAAAAATATATTATAATAATTATAGAAAATAAAGAAAGAGGTTGATAAAAATGAAAGAACGTTTAAGCAAGAAAGCATGGTTAGTATTATTTACACTGATAGGAGTTGTGTTAGCAGTATCAAACTATGAGCCTGACGCATGGGTTGTATTTTTAGGACTTGCGGGCGGTTATACTTGCGGTTCTTTTGGTTATTGGATTGACACAAAATTTAATAACTGGTTAGAAGCATTTACAGAGGAGGATTAATTTATGAAAGCATCTATTTCTTTACCACTGAAAAGTGCAAAAGTAAATTTACATGAGGGTTCTACAGAACTTACGTTCATACCTAACAATAGTGGGGACAGGCTCTCTTCTGTTACAATTGATGAATTGAGAGAAGTTATTTCTATGTATGATTTTATACAGACGAGACAGGCTTCTCCAGTAGCGAAAAAGACTGACTTTTAAGTCAGTCTTTTTGACCCGTGTAAAATGGGACAAAAAAATTTTTTAAAAAAGTGCTTGACAAACAGTCAACCGCATGGTATAATAAGTACATAAATAAGAGAGAGGTGTTAAACATGAATAAATGTTATAGATGTGCGGAACTTGAAGGATGCTGGGCTGGTTTACATGGCAAAGGAAAAAAGAATTGTGAGTGCTTTTGTCCTTGCTATTTTTCAAAAGATGAAAAGCATCTGATTTTAGTTCACGAACCAGAGTGGGAACAGTTAGTAGACGCTAACAAGGGTGAGGTGCTTTGCGAAAATCATAAATTAGAAGCGGTTGACATTTTAATTAATTTTACAGAAGTTGAAAAAAACTCTTGACAAAATAAACAATCGGTGCTATAATAAATACATAAGATAAAGAAAAGAAAGGAATTGATAAAAATGAGAAAAACAATTTACTGCACACTGGATACTGAAACTGTTGGGGGAGCTGCAAATCCTACTGGAATGTACAACTTAGGTTGCGTTATTCACGATAAAGATGGTAACATCTTTGCAACGACTTCAATGTTGATTATGGAACATTACAATGACATTAATAAAGATGAATACTCAAAAAATAACTTCCACATTTATGAGGAACGTTTAAACAATGGCACAATGTCAGCAGTAGCAACAGAAAGAGATGCTATTGAAATTGTAAGAAATCTTTGCAAGTTCTACAATGTAAAGTATGTACAGGCTTATAACAGTGTATTCGATTTTGAAAAAACTATTTGCCGTGAACTGTTAAATGATTTTGAATTTATCGACATTTATTTAATGGCATTACAGACAATCACACATCTGAAAAGCTACAAAAAGTTCTGTATTGAAAATGGTTTAAAATCATCAACAGGAAAGAGCTGTGCAACATCAGCAGAAAGCGTTTACGCATTTATTACAAATAATGCTGATTATGTAGAAGAACATACTGCATTAAGTGATGCAATGATTGAAAAAGACATTTTTGTTCGTTGCTACAAAATGCACAAAAAATTCACTAAAAATACTCATCAGTGGAACTGTAAAGGCAAGAACGCGCACAAATGTTTTCCTTCTCTTAAATAAGAGAGGGAAAACAATCCAAACAAATGGGGACTTTGTTAAAAAAATAACTTTTCAAAAACTATTGACTTTTGGCTCAGATGTGATATAATTATAATTGTTAAAGAGGTAAAGACTTAAAGAAAGAAAGAGGTAAATGTGTATGTATTATGTATTCGATGGAACTGACAAAAAAGTTTGCGGTTTTGAAAATTATGATGACGCACTTTACTTTGCTGATGTTATCGGCGGTTATGTTGGCTACTACGCCGCATAACAAAAAAAAATAAAAAATTAAAAAAAAGTCTTGACAAATGAAATAAAGTGATGTATAATAAGTACATAAGATAAAGAAAGGAAGTAAAGAAAATGAGAAGCCCGCCGAAAAGAAAATAAAAAAAAGACTTGACAACTGAATAAAGATGATGTATAATAAAAACATAGAAAACAAATAATAAATCTCTTAATAAGAAAGGAATTGATACTATGACAAACAAAATGACTTATGTAAAGGCTCTTGAAATCGCAATCAAAGCTGTTGAGGATAATAAAGAAGTAGCTGAAAAGCTCGAAGCATTAAAGGCTTCTGTGGCAAAGAAGAACTCTGCGGAAAGAAAACCAACAGCAACTCAGAAAGCAAATGAGGGTTACAAAGAAGCTATTCTGAACTTCATGGAAGTTGGTAAAAAGTACACAATTACAGACTTGATGAAAGAAGTTGTCGAGTTAGTTGATTTAAGCAATCAGAGAGTTTCTGCACTGGTTCGTCAGTTAAAAGATGATGGATTAGTTGAAAGAACAGAAGAAAAGAGAAAAGCGTATTTCTCCAAAAAGGAAGAAATCGCAGAGTAAAAAGGGTAGGGGCGAACAAAGTTTCGCCCCGTCCGGATGAAAAAAGTTCTTGACAAATAGCCAAAAGTGATGTATAATAAATGTATCAAATGAAAGAGAGGAAAGCCTATGAATAAAGAAGAAATGATTGCAAAACACATGAACACTCTTGGAATCACAAGAGAAGAAGCAATTCAGTTAATTGCTGATGATGAAGAAATCGACCACATGACACGAACCAGTGACATTGATGGAGACTTGACAGCGGAACAACGCAAAAGCGCAAAGAAAGCACGACAGGCAGACAGAAAGCCAACAGTCTACAAGTTCGATACGACAAAGCGTAAAAGAGCGGAAAACACTGGCAAAAGATTTCTGATTGATGAAATCAAAAAATGTCTGGAAAATGCGGGAGCTGATAACTTAGAAGTGACTAACCCAGAACGTGAGATTGTTTTCATGTCAGAGGGAACAAAGTACAAAATTGTTTTATCAGCACCACGAAAATAATTTAAAAACAGGGCTTGACAAAAGCCAAGCCCTGTAATATAATAAGTACATAAGATAAAGAAAGGGATTGATAAAAATGAAAACAATTATGATTATGGATGTAACTGCAAAAAGAGCTGACCTTGAGAAAAAAGCTATTGAAGAAAAAATCTTAAAAGAAATTGAGAAAAAGAAAATGGAAAAGGATATTCAAGAAAGATTTGAAAAAGAGTTAGCTCGTGTAGCAACAGTAATTGAAAATAATAGTACAAATTGGTTTTATGTAGAGTTCTTCATGAATGATTACTATAGTATAAAAGAGCAGGAGATTGTAAGAGAAGTAATTAACAGATTAAATATCTTTCTTAAAGAGCTTGGCTATGAAGTATGTACAAATCATGAATACACTCAGAGTTGGAAAACAAGAAGCGGAAAATTTGGTTATTTAACTTTTAGAATTCCAGAATAAAAAGTCAAGTAGAAAATAAGAGCTGAAAAGCTCTTATTTTTGTGCATAATTACTACTTGACAATTTGGGCGGCCCGGCGATGGTCGCGCCGGGCAGAATTTCGCAATTATACCATACCCCAGCATTTTTGTCAAGGAAAATCGAGCGAAAAACTGCACAAAAATTTTCCCATAATCTTGTGCAACATTCCCTCTTGATTTTTTGGAAATTTTTTGTTATAATTTATTTACAAGGTAAGGAAAGACATCAAATCTTAAAAAAAATAAATAAAAAAAAGACTTGACAAATTATTCCACCTATGTTATAATTAAGATGTCAAGAGGAGATACAGCAACCAACCTCTCCACGACGCATAATCGTGTGAAGTAAAATCGGCACTCGTCACAAAAAATAACTTAAAAAACCTCTTGACAAACTTAATCGAATCTGCTATAATGATTATACAAGGTAAGGAAAGAAAGCAAGGAACTTAAAAAAGAAAATAAAAAAAATAAAAAAAGCCTTGACAAACTTCCAAACCTGTGATATAATAAATACAACAAAACAAATAAAACATTTCAATCAAAGAAAGGAATTGATACTATGACAAACAAAATGACTTATGTAAAGGCACTCGAAATCGCTATGGAGTCTGTAAAAGACAATAAGGAAGTTTATGAAAAACTGGATGCTCTGAAAACATCTGTCGCAAAGAAAAATTCCGCTGAAAGAAAGCCGACAGCCACTCAGAAAGCAAATGAGGGTTACAAGATTGCAATCCTTGACTTCATGGAAGTCGGTAAGAAGTACACTATCTCTGAACTTATGAAAGAGGTTGTGGAAATCGCAGATTTGTCTAATCAGAGGGTATCTGCTCTTGTAAGACAGCTTAAAGACGCTGGTCTTGTAGAAAGAACAGAGGAAAAGAGAAAAGCATACTTCTCTAAAAAAGTAATAGAGGAGTAAGCAAGAGGGGCTTTGCCCCTCACCACTCTGGGCTTGTAGCGTTGGAAGCCGTCACCGCAGAGAACCTGCAAGGGTCGGGGTTCGATTCCCCGCAAGTCCATCATTTACTTAAATTTTGATTTCCTCCTTTTCTGCCGGTTCAGATGCCATGCCGGACCGGCGGGCGAAAAGCCCCCAATAAAACGGGGCAAAAAAATTTTTAAAAAACCTATTGACAAATATCCAAAAGTAGTGTATAATTAAATCAAAGTTAAGGAAGAGAGGTTGATAACAATGACAGTTGAAAAAAGTACAGATAAAAGTTATCCTTTTACAATTAAAGGCGGTTGGGGTGATAAGGTGTATTGCACTCTTGATGATTTGAAAGACATTAAAAATCAAATCAATAAAATTTTAAAAGAAGAAAAAAAGTCTTGACAAAATTCCAGTAATGAGTTATAATAGTATCAGAAAGAGAGGTAAGGAAGAATGACAAATACAGTAAAAGATGCGTATAGAATCGTTCTTAACGACATGATGAATAGTGGTTGCGGTCTGTTGGTCGGCAAGTATGATGCAAAAAATGGTGATGAAAAGTTCATGCATGGCATTGACGTTGTTATGGAATGGATTGCATACAGAGCAAGCGAAAAACAGGGTGAAGAATTTTCAGCAATGTTTTTTGATAACATGATTGAAAGTCAAGAGAAAGTGAGGAAATGAGCTATGGAAGTATGGCATGATATATTAGAGGGAATCGGTTTATCAGTTATTATTTTAGTTGTAGTTATTGGCATACTGTTTTATAATAGTGCGCCAAAACATGCAGAGGTGACCGCAACAAAGAAAATCTATCATGAGGATAGCGATTCTACTACAATGGAATTTGAAAATAAACAGGGGGATAAAATTTATTCTATTGATGATTACGTTTGCCCTCTTGGTACAAAAGCAACTATTTACTATGATAGAAGAACAGGTGAATTATTAGAGATTGTAACAAGAACAACTTTAAAAGAATCCTTGACAAAATCCACAAGTAGGTGTATAATAAAAGAAAAAGAAAGTGAGTGATAAAGAATGAACATGTTAATTTTATTTAGCTTTTTAACAATTATCAACGTGGTGTTTTCCACAATCAAGTCTATTGTAACAATTAAATCGGGGAAAACAGTAGCCGCTTTAATCTCTGCCGGTTACTATGGTTACTATAACATTGTGTTAATTTACACGGTCGCAGATTTTCCGCTGTGGCAAAAAGTTGTTGTAACTTTTCTTGCTAACTTAATCGGTGTGTGGATTGTAAAGTGGGGTGAAGAGAAAGCAAGAAAAGATAAACTTTGGAAAATAGAAGCAACTGTTTTAAAAGTTGTTGACTGGGAAGAACTTGTTAAAAAACTTAAAGATTGTCACGTACCTTGTAATTATGTTGATATTGATAAATACGTTTTAATTAACTGTTATTGTGCAAGTCAAAATCAAAGTAAAGCAGTTAAAGATTTATTAAATACTTATCATGCAAAGTATTTTGTATCAGAAAGTAAAGAATTATAGAACGTGCTTGACACGTTCTATTTTTTTTGTCCGGGCTAAAATTAGCTATTGACAAAAAGGAAAAATTATGGTATTATTATTATAAAGAAAAGGAAAGAGTCAAAAATAAAAATAAAAAAAAATAATAAAAAGGTCTTGACAAAATTCCAAAAGTAATGTATAATAAGTACATAAGATAAAGAAAGGAAGTAATAAGAATGAAAGTAAATTTTAATAAAAATCAGCAAGAGGTTTATGCTTACAAACTTATGGTAGGAAGTACATTCACAGCCAAAAGAAGTGGTGTTGATGAGGTTGGCTTGTACATCAAAATTGATAAAAATAGTGGTGTATTTCTTTCACGCTATCGAGAAAATGTCATGGCGGTTAATCTTGCTACTGGACAGGTAAGAGCTTTTCCAGGAGATGCGAAAGTCAAACAAGTAAATGCAGAGGTAAATATTTTAGAATAAAAGTATTGACAAACTGCAAGTTATCTGTTATAATAAATATATCAAATGAAAGAGAGAGGTTGATAATTATGTTAAATATTGAAAGTAAGATTAGCGGATGGAAAGTAACAGGTTTTGAGACTAAACCAGTTTTTAGCAATCAGATTGTTTCTCTGGAAGAATGTATGAAAACAATTAAAAAACAGAAAACAATGGATTACATTCTTGATAATTTCCGCTTTAGCAAAGGCATGAAAGAGGGAACATGGTTTACAACTATTGATTGGGATACAATTATGAAAATCTCAATCATGGAAACAAATCCAGAAGAGGAAAAAGAGTTAGAAGAACGTTTCGGCTTCAGCTGGATTAAAGTTTATCTGCGGTTCAATCATTAAAAAAAATGAATAAGGGGGTTGACAAATCAGCCCCCACATGATATAATAAATACATAAATAAGAGATAGAGAGGTAAAAGAAATGAAAGTTTATTTAGCAAGTCCTTGGTTCAAAGATAGAGAAATGACAGTTTATCAGCAGATTATTAAAAAGATGCGGTCACAGGGAATTGATGTGTATGCGCCAATAGAGCATGAAATTGAAAATGCGTGGGACATGCCTAACAAAGAATGGGGACACAAAGTGTTCATAGAAGATATTGACGCAATCGACAAATGTGATGAAGTGTGGGTTCTGAATTTCGGAATGTATTCAGACAGTGGCACAGCCTGGGAGTGCGGTTACGCTTATGCAAAGGGTAAAACAGTGCGGATGCTGTTAAACACTTACACAGAGACAGAATTTTCCTTGATGATGGTCAACGGCTGTGATGAGGTTGATTCGATGGTGAATTATTTAACAGACAGCAACTTCAAATTAGAGATTGATGTCAAGTAGAAAATAAGAGCCTTTTGGCTCTTATTTTTGTATAATTTTTCAGTTGACAATTTGGGCGGCCCGCGCACAGTCGGCGCGGGCAGAATTTCGATTATAACATACTCCTCACCATTTGTCAAGAGAAAATATTGCATAAAAATGAGCCAGCAAAAATCCCGAAATTAGTGCAATATTTTTTAAAATAATGCTTGCAATCTGCGGTGAGGTGTGGTATTATAATATTGTCAAGAGGAAAGGAAATAAAAAATCCTCAAAGAAAAAAAAATAAAAAAACCTCTTGACAAATGCTTCTAAGCATGATATAATAAGTATAAAGATAAAGGAAGAGAGGTAAACAAAATGACTTAGAAAAAAAATAAAAAAAAAGCTTGACAACTGAATAGAGATGTGTTATAATAAAGACACAAAGAAAACAAAAACAAATTTCAATTAAAAAGGAGAATGATACTATGACAAACAAAATGACTTATGTAAAGGCTCTTGAAATCGCTATGAAAGCAGTTGAGGATAATAAAGAGGTAACTGAAAAGCTGAAAGCTCTGAAAGAGTCTATCTCTAAAAAGAACTCTGCTGAAAGAAAGCCTACTGCCACACAGAAAGCAAATGAGGAATACAAAAAGGCTATTCTCTCATTCATGGAAGTTGGCAAAAAGTACACAATCTCTGAACTTATGAAAGAGGTTGTCGAACTGGCTGACCTCTCAAATCAGCGTGTTTCCGCACTGGTTAGACAGTTGAAAGATTCTGGTCTGGTTGAAAGAACAGAGGAAAAGAGAAAAGCATACTTTTCTAAGAAAGTTGTAACTGAAAACGAGGGGGAATAATCCCCCCTCCCCACGGGGAAATTTAAAAAAAGTCTTGACAATCCAGTAGTCATGTGCTATAATAGATTTATCAAATGAAAGAGGTGTTGTAAATGAAAAAGACAGAAATCAATTATCCTACACAGGAATGGCTTGACAACTGGGTTGACAAGTACATTGACAAAAATCCTAACGAGAAAATCACAGACTTTAAAGCATTAGAAGAGAAAGCCACAGAAGAGTGGTGGGACAACGAGATTGACCACAATCGTCCTACACCTTTCGATCTGACACCTGAACAGCAGAAAGTTGCAAAGGAAGCCACAAAAACTGGCACTCGAAAAACTCCCACAAACTACAAATTTGATAAAAAGAAACGTCCAAAAGATGCAGAAAAAGTGGAATTTCTTGAGAAAGTTTGCGGTTTTTGTTCAGAAATCGCAGAAAATTGTGAAATTGTAAACGCTGGACAGGAAATTTCCTTTAAAATTGGTGAAAATGAGTATAGTTTGAAGCTTGTAAAACATAGAAAAGCCACAAAATAGTGGCTTTTCGCCCCAAAAACGGGGCAAAAAATTGAAAAAAGTTTAAAAAAGTTGTTGACAAACAAGAAAACATCTGCTATAATAAGTACATAAGTTAAGAGAGAAAAGAAAAGAGGGGTAAATAAAAATGAATTACATCGTACTTGACACTGAAACTACAAATGGCTTTGATGACCCCTTTTGCTATGATGTTGGCTATGCGGTCTTAAATGAATATTTTGAAGTCATTGAAACAAGGTCTTTTGTTGTGGCTGATGTTTTTCTTGACAAAGAAATGATGGCAAACGCTTACTTTGCTGATAAGATTCCGCAATACTGGGAAGATATTAAAAATGGCGTTAGAGAGTTGAAAACATTCAGAAACATTAGAAAACAGTTACATGATGATTGTAAAAACTTTGAAGTGAGTGCAATTATCGCACACAACGCACGTTTTGATTATAGAAGTTGTCAGAAAACGCAAAGATGGCTGACTAAATCAAAATACAGATATTTCTTTCCTTTTGGCTGTGAAATCTGGGATTCTTTAAAAATGGCAAGACAGACTTTCGCAAAAGATGAAGATTACAAAAACTTTTGTATTGAAAATGATTTTGTAATGAGTGGCAACCGCCCACGCTTAACAGCGGAAATCCTTTACAGATACTTGACAAACAATGTCGATTTTGTTGAAAGTCATACAGGTTTAGAAGATGTAATGATTGAAAAAGAAATTTTTAAAGCGTGTCTTGCTATGAACTCTGATATTGATTGTAAAACGTGGAATAATTAAAAGCCACGTTTTACAAAAAAGTTATTGACAAAATAAAAAAGCTATGGTATAATTTATTTATAAAATAAAAGAGAGGTATTAAAAATGATTAATGATATTTTAAATGAAATGATTAAAAGAGGCTTTGTTGATGAATACGGTGATATTAATGATTATAACAGTAATGATGATGATTTTGACACTATATTCGGTCAGATTGCGGCAAGCATGGGTTATGAGTGTGCAATAGATTCAGACCATGTGTTCGATTCTCCTGGCTGTGACATTTATTGTAAAGCTATTACAGTTGTAAATGGAGATTGTTTTGATAACGCATTGCTTACATTTGAGCGTTGCTAAAGAGGTGAACAAAATGGTCTATAGAGGTTCATTAGAAAGTCATGTGCGGGCGGGTCGGCTCAGCGAAGAAGATGCAAGAAGTATTGCAAGAATGTTACAAATTGATTTCGATTTGAATAAAAAAATTCCTTGGTGGAAAAAAATATTTCACAAAAATTAAGAGGGCAGAAGCTCTCTTTTTTGTTTATAATTATCACTTGACAAAACCCCATAAGTGTGCTATAATTAATTTAGACCCGCCCTTAGGCGGCCGGCGCAGCCGGAATTCGCATTATACCACATCTTTCAAAAAAAGTCAAGAAAAATCTTCTCGTCGAATTGCACAATCTTTTTTCCCGAAATCTCTTTTTTTTGTGCAACCTGCCTCTGCGGGCGTACCCCAACTCAGTCCCCATATGCGACCCCTTTTGTTTGGCAGCCCGGACCCGGGCGCATATGCCCGCCGCGCCGGAAGGAAGCTGGCCCCTCAAAAATTTTTTTACCGGTTTGGCGACCGGCGCGTCGCGTTAATTTTCCCATATGGCCGCCATCTTGCTAGGAACTTGGCCTGCTGCCCGCAAAAAATTTTTCTTCTCTCTCCTCTGAAAAAATTGGTCCAATAGCAAAGATAGAACGAGTCCAGTAGAGCAAAGTTTACCTCGCATGAAAGTTTATCCATTTCAAATCTTGCGGGGCAAATTGATTTATATTTTAAATTTTGTTATAATAATATTAAATCCAAAAGGAAAGAATATAAAGCGGCCCGGCCGCATTAAAGCATCCTGCTGCCCAGTTTAATCTTATCATATAGTTTAGGGTATGCGAACGGCAGCAGGCCCGCAATATTCTTCCAATTGATTTTATAAAAAATTTATTATATAATATATATATAAGATAAAGAAAGATAAGTAATTTATTTAAAAGGAGAAAAGAGATTATGGTTAGAGTAGAAGATTTAATGGCGGC